TTATGGAATCTTTTCCAACTCGCTTTTGAGCCATGCAACACTGCGTTCTGTATAAACCCGTTCCGTAAGGTCGTCAATATGGTGTCCTACAAGACGCTTGATGGCATATTCATCAAGTTTTGCATTTTTGGCTCTTGTAACAAAAGTGACACGTCCATCATGACCTTTATGAGCGGGATTTAAGGATAGAAGCGGAACGACTTCTTCGACTAGTGGCATTTGAAAAGATGCATAAGTAAACTTTGAGCATTCGCCTTTGTGGGTGTTTTTATGCCGATAACCACGTTGGCGGATTTTAAAGAATAAATAGGGCGAATCTGCTTCTATAGCTTTATCGTAGAGGCTTTTTACCAAACTAAAGATGCGGGGATGAATCGGGACAACTCGGTTTATCCCCGCTTTTGTTTTTAAACCGCCTGTCATGGTGCCTTGCTCCAGATCGATGTCCTCGACTTTCAAATCGCACATTTCGCCTGGACGCCATCCTGAATAACATTGAATCAGGATCATATCGATGATCGGATGCTTATCAATATTGCACCAGAGTTTATCCAGTTCTTCCTCTGTGTAAGCTATATGGCTGCCGGGCTTACGAATGTAGCCTGAATCAACTGTAAACATCCGAGCATAATTCTTGTCCACAATCTCGGAAGCAACAGCATAGTCAAAAAGAAGATTATAAAGCGTTTTCATGGAATCTTTTGCGTTGTTTTGCGGCGTTCGGGACTTCCCGGCATACGTGATAGTGCCGTGCTCGATGCAGTTGCGCATATCCAAAATGCGAACATCCCGAACAAGCATATTGTGAATCGAGGATGAATAAGCCCATGCGGTTCGATAGCGGGCAAGAGTTGAAGAATCAACCTTTGACTTTCTAGTTTCAAGCCACGATTCGTACAAATCCTGCATCGTCGTTTTATTTGATAAATCGAAGGGGTGCGCATTGTACTTCACGAGCGCTTGATATGCCTCGTTGTACGTTTCAAAATAAGATTCAGGGCGTAGCGCGCGGCGAATAGGCTTACCGTCACTGGTCCATCCAGCCGTAATCTGCACACGAAATGGTCTGCGAAGATTACGGCCCCGAATCTCACAGATCTGACCAAACCCATTTGGTAGCCGCATATGTTTTTTCTTTTGGGCAGACCGTGATTTGAGGGGGAAGCCGCAATGAGGGCAAGAGATCGCTTTATCACTGACCTGCATCTTACACTCTGGGCAGGGCTTTAACATAACTGCCTCCTTTAATATTTAGAGAATAATTCAAGATAAAAAGCTCGGATGACCGGGCTTTTTCTTTTGCGAACTATTCTAGGTTAAACATTTTATACGGCATTGTCAACACTCTGCGGCAAGAAAAATAAAATACAGCACGCAGTCGACCGGTTTTACCATTATTATCCTTTCATGCCTAAGACGCATCTGGACGCACTTAGAGTAACATAAAAGGAGTACGATAGTATGGACAAATCTAGGTTAAAATTGGGGGCTGTACCGGTACGGATTGCAGCGCGGGTCTATGGACGCGATCCGGCATGGATTAGAGCTGGTATCATTGCAGGATGGCTGCCGATCGGGGAGGCTACGAGAAACGGCAGGCGCGTGACCGACCTCAAGGAAATGAGCTCAAAGTATGGGAGGATCAATTATTATATTTCGCCGAAGCTTCTTTTCGAGCAGACGGGCTACGAATGGAGGGGCGAAAAATGAAAAGAGAACGTGCGCAGCTGTCTGCCAAAAATCCCTGCCGCATCCCGAAACATCGTTACTACGAACTGAAGCACTTCTGCCTGCAATATCCAGACTGGAAGAAAGCACTTATACTGCTGGATGGGTGGAACACCGAGCCGCGTGATATTCCGGGCATTATCAAGGGACGGCCGCCGGAAAGCCCTACAGAGCGGCAGGCGATTGCGAGATTATATTATTCCGGTCAGATCGCAATCGTTGACCGCTGCATCGATGAACTTGACCCGACGTTGGCTCCTTTTATATTAAAGGGTGTGACCGAGGGGATAGGCTTTGAGAAGTTACAGGCGCAAGGATGCCCCTGTTGCAGAGAAATGTATTACGAATATTACAGATATTTCTTCTGGCTCCTGAGCAAAGAACGGCAGTGAACGCGAAAATTACAGGTTGCTTTATGGAACGAATATTCACTGTTTAAATGCAAAGGAGAACAATATGTTTAATAGCAAAGTGAATCATATGACCGTTATCGTGAAGGGTGTCAGAGATGACGACTACGAAGGACGTGAGCTGATGATGGAAGTCGTTCGTAGGAACTGTAAGATGGATCCGAGGCTGATTAGCCAGATGGTCTATCAGATCAGAACCTACGAAGACGGAAAAAAGAAGCGCACGGATTTCAACGTTGCATTCGAGGCATTTGACCCTCGCGGGGTACGTCGTGATTTTGAGCTGCTGAAAAAAGCAGGTGTGATCAAGCAAGTAGAAATGAAACAGGAAACAATTTATTTCGTTTACTAAGAAAGGCGGGAGCCGTGGAGAAATCTGCGGCTCTTACTTTTTTTGGACGCGAAAATTGCAGGTTGCTTTATGGAAGGAGATAGCTCAATTGGTAGAGCGTTGCTGGAAAGCAGAGGTTACGGGTTCGAGTCCCGTTCCCTTTCTTTTTTTGCAGGACGCGAAAAATTCAGCTGCCTTTATGAGAAAGGTGGTATTGATATGTTTGACTTTTTAGTGGAACTGTTCGTGATCCTGATTTTATGGGAGCTGTTGAAGCTTTTGATCGAGAAACGGAAAGGAGAACACAAGAAGAACAAAAACAAGAAAAACTGATTTCAAAAATGGAGCTGATGGAAACATCGGCTCTTATTTTTTTCAGTACGCAGTCGACCGAACATTCACTTATATTTGTACTAGGAGGTTTTTCAAAATGGTTTATCTGATCTGGGGTCTGGTTTTGATGGGCGTTGTCGTTGGCATTGCGCTGGGGGCGACATTGGGCATTCGGATGGATCTGGGCAAGATGTCGGACGGTACGATGCTGGTGGGCTATACCGGCGAGGAAGATGACGGTGCCCATTTATTTTTGAACCTTGACAAGGAGGTGAACCAGCTGGAGGACAAGGACTATGTTGTTCTGCGCGTTAAAAAGCTGAAGGCGCGAAAATAATCGCCCGCTTTACGGAGGAAACTCCGAAAGATATTTTGTAAAGGAGAAATTCAAAATGGAACTGAACGAAATAATGGACAAGGAACTGAAGCGTCGCTTCGAGGACTTGGAGAACCTGAAAACGGGGAGTGACGAGCAGAGCAAGGCGACCGATAACATCGTGAAGCTTTACAAGCTGCGGATGGATGAGAATGAGCAGAACGTCAGCAAGGAGGCGGACGAGGACAAGCTGCTGCTGGAAAAGAGCAAGCTGGAACTCGAGGCCGAGAAAGCAAAGGACGACAAGTTGATCCGCATCCTGACGACGGTGACGAGCGTTGGCATATCGATTGCCGGCTTTGTGGTAGGCAGTCACTGGTACGGCAAAGGCTTCAAGTTCGAGGAGACAGGGACGATCTGTTCCAGTACGTTCAAGGGACTGATGAAGGATTTCAGATTCTTTAGAAAGTAAGGAGGACTTAGGAGGTCGTGGCGAAAGCTGCGGCTTCCTTTCTTTTTATGAGATATTTTACCGAACCGGCAGAGGAATGGACGCACTACTACGGCGTGACCTACCGATGCAACCATCCGGTATACCGCACCTGCACGCTCTATGCGGAGCACGGGAAGGGACTGTGCGTCATTCAGCAAAGGTTCAACGAAAAGAGCAAATCGACCTTCTGGGGACCGATAGACCCATGGCTGACCGATAAAATTTACCTGCACGAAGGGTTTGTGGAGTATTTCCGGGAAAATGCCAAGCGGAAAAACAAGGATGGGCTATACCCGACCGTGACCGTGCGGAAGCTGATGTGGGCGCTGCGGATGAAGCCGTTGAAGAAAGAACGCTGGGAGACCGTGTTCGACAGGGGAACGGTGTAGACGCGAGAAATACAGGGTGCTTTATGAGACGAGTTACGTCTTAGCATTATATTTTGGAGGTATGAAAGATGAAAAAAGTATTGAAAATTGGAGTAGGAGTAGCGGTGATCGGGTATGGCGGGTGAGGCATTGCCTCTGGTATGCGCGCTTTATAGGCGCGATTATGAAGGGGCAAATGCCTGCACTAAGGCTATTGCGAAGGCTCACGGCTGTGAATCTACCTGGTTTGCTGCGATTCTTGATATCGCAATGGACAGTGCGAATCTCATGCTGAAACGAGATGGTGCTAGAAGACGGGTGGAATATATCAAGTAACTCAAAGGCGGGAGCCGTGGAGAAATCTGCGGCTCTTGCTTTTTACGCGAAAAATTCCCTTTGTCTTATGGGATAAGGCCCAAACAAAGGAGAAGTACGATGGATATTTTGAAGAAGATCTGGAATACAAGCGTAACGGTTGGGCAGGTCATTGTGACCGCGGTGATCGGACTGATAATTGGTCTGGTCATCTGGGTCCTGGTGGGACTGTTCCGGCCGTCGAAGGACTAAGACTTAACGGAAACCGGTACACGAATTGATATTCAGTCTTATCCCGAGAGAGCTTACGAGAAATCGTAGGCTCTTTTATTTTTCAGACGCGAAAAATTCAGGATACTTTATGGAAGACAGAGGGCTTACATTGAAAGGAGAAATTACTATGATGAAAGCTATGAAGAACTTTATGGACAAACCCATTACTTATGGGGGTTATGCAAAGAAGAAGTAGAACAGGAAGAGAACGAGATCTGATAAAGATTCGCCCTCTGCCTTTTTTATTTTTTGATTTTGAAAGGAGATTCAAAATGGAGGACATTATGCACATTCAATCAACGTTTCTGCGCCATATTATTTCGATGGCGGTATGGCAGGCCATCAAAAAGCAGGGACTTAAGCACACATACGTCAATTTGAACGACCTGCGGGTGAGCCACAAGGATGGCGACTGGGTCAAGGTGCATCTGGATATCGATGCGGAGATCCATCAGAGTGACCTGATCGAAATTTTGTACAGGGCCGGAGTGCTTGGAAAGGGAGAAGAAAATGAAACTTAAAGAGGTATCTGTGACCGAAATCACAGCGCTTTCCATAAGAAAACCGGTGCATACGTATGTGATTTGCAAGGAAAAGATCAATGATATTTTGGCTGACTTTATGCAGCATGGCACGTTTGTGATGGAGGTTGATCTCGGCAGCGAGGGTGATGTAAATACCACCAGACTTGCGCAGGCCTTTAAGGAGTGTATCCATACGAATGGCATCCATGCAGGTGTCCACGAACGACACGGGAGGCTGTTTTTGCGGAATGATGATGTGCCGCTGTGCATGATGGTGTCGTATCCGAGGAACATCGTGAACGCATCGAGGAGAAACCGTTTTAATTTTGAGTAAAGGAGAACTATTATGAAACTGGGTAAAAAGATATTTGGTTATCTGAGCAAGCACGGCGCTACGCTGCTCTCCGTTGCAGCTGCTGCGGGTGTGATCTTGACGGCTGTGGAGACTGCGAAGGCGACCACGAAGGCGCAGAGCCTGATCGACATGAACAAGGCAGAGCCAATGAGTAAAAAGGAAGTTGTGGAGGAGTGCTGGCGCTATTATATTCCGGCAGCTATCGTTGGCGCGGGCACCATTGCCTGCATTCTGGGCTCCAATACCATGAACAAAAAGACTCAGAAGGAACTGATGGCGGCTTATGTGGCTGTGCAGCAGACTTACAGCGCCTACCGCAGGAAAGTTGCAGAGCAGGTAGGCAGAGAAGTTGAGCAGGATATCCACAAGGATGTGGGCAAGGAAACCCCCAAAGAAAATGGTGATGTTGTACATCTGTTCTACGAGCCGAATGCAAAGAAGTATTTCCATGCCACTATGGCACAGGTGATCGAAGCTGCGTATGATTTTAACCGTGCACTGGCCATTGATGGCGGGGTATCATTGAACGAATGGTACAATTTCCTTGGCACTGATGAGTTGACCATCACACCGGAGGGCGATCTGAAGGGATGGTGCATCGACCAGCTTATTGAGGACTGGGACTACTACTGGATGGAATTTGAGTACGATAAGCAGACCACAGACGATGGACTGGAGTGTTACTACTATAGTCCGTTCATCGACCCGGTAGACAACTGGATGGAGTATCATGAAGGTCAGAACTGACGCGAAAAATACAACCGCCATTATGAAAGAGGTGAGAACAAATGAGCAAGAAAAAGAACATCTGGAAGATTCTGGGTATGGCAGGGATGATATTTGGCTTTCTCGGCACGATGATGCAGGGATACGCCGAAGATAAGGACCTTGATGCCAGGATCGACGAAGCTGTTGAGAAAAAGCTCAACGAATCTCATGAGGCTGAGGAGCAGTGATGCTCCTCTTTCTTTTTTGATATCCATCGATGACGCGAAAAATTCCGATTGTATTATGGAAGAGAATCCACAAATACAAATTACAAAGGAGATATTATTATGAGCGAGTACGAGTATGATCGTGAATTCTGGGGCGAAATCGATAAGGCAACACTGAAGGGGCTGAAGCGGTGCGCAACGGTGATGTTTTACACCATGATTGGTGTAGTGATAACACTGTTGTTGCAACCGGTTCGGCTGTATCAGTATTTGAGGTATCGGTGGCACTTCAGAGAAGAAGCGATTATCGAACGAGAGTCGAAAGAACGCTTCGAGAATTTGAAGAGTACTGGACACATCTGACGAAGGCGAGAGTCGTGGCGAAAGCTGCGGCTCTTTCTTTTATATTTTAAGGAGGCACAATTATGAACATCAAAACCATGGCAAAATCCGTATGGGCGGGCGCAAAAAAGCACTCGCCTGAAATTTTGATCGGCATGGGCATCGCGGGGGCTGCATCCAGCGTGATATTTGCCGTTAAGGCCACCCCGAAGGCAATGATCCTGCTGGAGGAGAAACGGCAGGAACTGGGCGTTGAGAAGCTGGAGGCAAAGGAGATCATCAAGACCGCTGCGCCGGTTTATATTCCGACTGCCGTCAGCTTTGGCGTGAGCGTTGCCTGCATTGTTGGTGCCAGCAGCGTGAATGCACGGCGTAATGCAGCGCTGACTGCTGCGTATACCCTGAGCGAAAGCACTCTGCGCACCTACCGTGACAAGGTTCTGGAGACCGTGGGCGAGGACAAGGAGCGCGAGATCCGGCAGAAGGCTGCCATTGAACAGCAGCAGAGCACCCCGGAGCCGCAGACGCTTGTTGTAAGCAGCGCGGCGGGGCAGCTGAAGTGTTTTGACTCGCTGAGCGGAAGATATTTTGTGTCCACCAAGAACGAGATCGACAAGGCGGTCAACGAGTTCAACCGTCAGCTGCGGGATGATATGCGTATCAGCCTGAACGACTGGTATGATCTTATTGGTCTGGACACCAACAAGCTTGGTGATATGCTGGGCTGGGATATTGAGCGTGGATACGTCGAGACCTGCTATGCATCGCGGCTGGATGAGGACGGGCTGCCCTGTCTGGTGGTGAATTACGTGGAGCCGCCGCACTACATTGGCGTGTGAGACGCGAAAAATACATTCCGCTTTATGGAACCAAAGAGGTTCACATTAAGATAGATCTTGAAAGGAGATTATTGTTATGGACGAAATGAACGAGGTTACTACCGAGGAGACTTCTAACGAAGAGACTCCCGTGGTTACGGAGAACAATGAGGTGAAGACGGAGGAGAAGAACTCTGGCATCAACACTTGGGCGGGCGTTGCCGCTGCTGTTGGTGTTTTGACGATCGGCGCAATTGGCGCTGGCATCGCAAAGCACAAGGCAAAGGCAAAGAACGAGAACAAGGTTGAGAAGGAGAAGAAGCCGAAGAAGCACTTCAAGCTCCAGTGCCCGGTGAAGATCGTGGAAGACGAACCGGAAGAGATCGAGGATGTTGACTTCAACGAAGTCGAAGAGACTGAAGAAGAAAACTAATGTGAATGGTTTAGGCGAGAGCCGTGGAGAAATCTGCGGCTCTTTCCTTTTTATTTTTGAAAGGAGCAGCCAATGGCAAAAGTAGAATTGCCCTCGAACTCCATCTCCGGTGGCGCGGAGAAGAAGCCGGAAAAGAAATTTGAAAAGGTAACGACCGGCAAAGTTGCCACCAAGGAGAAAAATGATATTCAGAAGGTAGCAAGCATGTTCATTGCGGAAGACCTGAAGACCGTGAAGGATCACATTCTCAAGGATGTAGCAGTGCCCAAGCTGCAGGACTTCTTTGCTGACCTGATGATTGCGACCATCAACATGATATTCCATGGCGATGATCGCCCGCGCAACAACTACAGCGGAAGCTATGCGCAGCCCAACCGGGTATCGTACAACCAGTATTCCGGGCGCAATAACAATCAGGCACGGCCTGCCGCTGCAATCAATTATCAGGACGTGATATTCTCCTCCCGCGGGGATGCGGAGGAAGTTCTGAGCCAGATGATCGACGCCATCAGCACTTATAATTGCGTATCGGTGGCAGATTTCTATGATCTTGTCGGCATGACCTCGAATTATACCGACAACAAGTACGGCTGGTATGATATGCGCTCCGCATACGTGCAGGCGGTAAATGGCGGTTACATTATCCGTCTGCCGAAGCCCGTTGCTCTGAACAACTAAAAAAGGAAAGATATTTATGAAAATGAAGAAAATTGTAGGCGGATGCGTCATTGCCGCTTGCAGCTTTATGGCAGGTATCGTCCTCGGTGATTTGACGCACAAACCGGCTGAAGCGCAGAAAGAAACTTGCTACCAACTGCATAATGGCACGACTCGCTACAACAACATGAGGTTCTCATCCTTTGATACTGCGAACAAAGTGCTATGTGAGATGAAAAATGTTGTCGAGATCTATGGGTGGGCATGTATCGCAGACCTGTGCGATTTGATAGGAATACAACCTAGTTATATTGATAATAAGTACGGATGGTGTAACCTCGATGCCGCTTACATTCATCGGGTAAAGGATGGTTATAAAATCTGTTTCCCGATGGACTATGCACTGAATAACTAAAAAGAAAGGAAAGATATTTATGAAAATGAACGAAATGATGACGAATGTCGGCCGCTTTGCTGCGAAGGCAAAGTTCAAGATCGGCAAGCACAGCCCGGAGATCCTGATGGTCTGCGGCGCTGTTGGTGCAGTGACCAGCGCAGTGATGGCCTGCAAGGCGACTCTGAAGGTCAATGATATTCTGAAGGAGCACCAGTCTGATGTGGAGGCTATCCATAATGTGCAGAGCGGTAATGCAGAGATCAAGCAGGATGCTGAGTACACCGAAGAGGATGCCAAGAAGGATCTGACCACCGTATACGTGCAGACCGGTGTCAAGCTGGTAAAGCTGTACGCGCCTGCAGTCATTCTGGGTGGTCTGTCCCTCGGTTGCATGATCAGCTCGAACCGCATCCTGCAGAAGCGCAATGCGGCGCTGACCGCGGCGTATGTTACGCTGGACAAGGCCTTTACCGAGTACAAAGAGCGCGTTACCAAGCGTTTTGGTGACCGTGTACAGTATGAGATCGAGCATGGTGTAAAAGCTGTGGAGATCGAGAACAAGGAAGTACACGAGGATGGCACCGAGGAGCTGGTGAAGGCCTACGTGGACGAGGCCGATGGCGTGCATTCTCCGTATGACCTGCTGTTCGATGAGATGGTTGACCGCTGGGAGCCGGATTACCAGTTGAATAAGACCTTCCTGAGCCAGGTACAGGCCGAAGCAAACCGCCGTCTGCGGGCACAGGGATATTTGTTCCTGAACGATGTGTACCGTCTGATCGGCGGATACGCAAATGGTGAGCAAATCCGCAAGCCTGTCGGGCAAATCGTGGGCTGGCTCTATGACCCGAACGATGAGACCCGCGCAAACTACGTGAACATGGGCATCGATGCAATGCAGGGTGATCGCTCGGTTGTGCTGCATTTTAACTGCGATGGCCCGATCATCGACAAGATCTGATTGATATTTGGAGGATGTGCTATGACCAGAGTTGTAAGAACTTTGTCTTATGTGTTCGCTGCCATGGCCGGAGTATGCTTCTTCTCTGGTCTGGCTGTCCTTTCTGAGTGAGGGATATTTGCATGAGCAGTTTGGAAAGCATGTTTCTGTTTCTGGACTACCTGACCGATACCCAACGAAAAAGACACATTGTCGGCGGCTTACTGATGAGCGTTTCGCTCTTTTTTGGAGGGCTGGCGTTCACCATGATGACCGTCAAAGAAGGAGATTCCAATGAAAGCATGGATTCATGATATTTTACTGGTAGGCGCTGGCTTTGTGGCTGGCGCTTATTTTATGCATGTTCGGATGCGCAACGAGTACCAGAAGTTTGCCGACGAGCAGATCGAAGATGTGCGCAAGCATTTCGAGGTGAGCAAGAAGAACCTGGACAAGCTGGTGGAGTCTGAGGCACAGAAGAAAGCTGTGGAGCTGATCTCCGGTCCGTATCGTCAGGTGGAAGACCCGGAAAAACCGGACAAGGAGCCGCTGGACGCTATTGAAATCATCGAGCCGGACGAGTTTGGTTGCGATGACGACTATGAGACCAGCTTTCTGACGCTTTATGCAGACGATGTGCTGGCCTACGACAGTGACGGCTCTGTGGTGGATGATATTGAGTCAGTAGTCGGGCAAAAGGCGCTGGATGCGATGGGGAAATTTATGCCTGATACCATCCATGTGCGCAACCACACCTACCACAAAGACTATGAGGTCGTGAAGGCGCTCCAGAATTATGCAGAAGTATATCGGGAGCGGGAAGAGGAGGATTATGGCGACTGATGAGATGAAAAACCAGATCGAAAAAAGATATTTCGACTGGCTGTATGAAATCGTCTGCGGGAAGTGGGAGCCGAGAAACCTCTCGTTCCACAGCCTGCTGGCGTTTTTGTACGATAAGCAGTTCGTTCCTGACAACGAGATGGACTGTAATCGTGCGGTGGACGGCGAGAATCTGCGGGACAGGTTCCTTGACCAGCAGAATGATATTTCGGCAAAGGATATGAGGGCTGTGACCGAAACCTTTCTGCACAAGCCCTGCAGTATGCTGGAGATGATGGTAGCGCTGGCACTTCGGTGTGAGGAAACCATCATGGAGGACGCCGATGCCGGAAACCGCACCGGACAGTGGTTCTGGAACATGGTCGTCAGCCTTGGTCTGGCTGCCATGGATGATAACCGGTTCCACCAGAGCCGCGCAGAGTTCGTGATCGAACGCTTCCATCGCAGGGACTACCAACCCAACGGTGCAGGCAGCCTGTTTACCCTGCAAAACCCGAAAGATGACATGCGTACGCTGGATATTTGGTATCAGATGATGGCGTACCTGAATGAAAATGATATTTGAGGAGGACTTACCATGGAAAACAACATTTACTATCAGCTCGCCCAGACCGAATGCGCCCTCGACCGCTGCAAGGCACGTCTGTTCAAGAAGAACCTGACCATTCTGGGGCTGATTGGCGTGGTTTATATTTTGGGGAAGGCGGGTGTCAACGAGTGCATCAAGTATAAGGATGTCCGCAAGGAGCGCGATGAGCTGGCAGAGAAGTACGACAGCGCCATGGACGAACTGAACCGGATGAAGAAGACCGATGAGAACAAGTCCGTCCACTGTGACGGCCACGCAACGCTGTCCAACGCTTGATATTTACCTCGAAGAAAGGAGGAAATTGATTGCAAATGATTGATTTCCTTTTCATTGCTCGCAGAACGGGCAAACACGGGGTGATCGAGATCTATCCCAAATTCATCATCAAGCACTCCAAGGACTTGATGATCCGAGGCGGGGACTTTTATGCGATCTGGTTACAGGAGCGCGGATTATGGTCTACGGACGAGCAGGACGCACTGCAGCTCATCGATCGGGAACTTGACAATTATGCGGATGCGCACAAGGCAGACTTCGATAATTACCGGGTGCTCCATATGTGGGATGCAGAATCCGGCATGATTGATATTTGGCACCGGTATTGTCAGCGCCAAATGCGGGATTCCTTTGTCATGCTGGATGAGAAATTGATATTTGCCAATACCGACGTGAAAAAGGAGGATTACGCGTCCAAGCGGCTTCCGTATCCATTGGAGCAGGGGAGTATCAAGGCGTGGAACGAGCTGATGAGCGTTCTGTATGCGCCGGACGAGCGCATGAAGATCGAGTGGGCGATTGGTGCCATCGTGAACGGGGACTCCAAGAAGATCCAGAAGTTCATCGTGATGTATGGCGCGCCGGGTACCGGTAAATCGACCGTCATCAACATTATTCAGAAGCTGTTTACTGGATATTACTCGACCTTTGACTCTAAGGCGCTGGGATCTTCCTCCAATGCATTTGCGCTGGAGGCATTCAAGTCGAACCCGCTGATCGCGATTCAGCACGATGGCGACCTGAGCCGCATCGAGGATAATACCCGCATCAACTCGTTGGTTTCTCACGAGTCTATGATGGTCAACGAGAAGTTTAAATCTGCGTATGAGAACCGCTTCAAGTGCTTTCTGATCCTTGGCACTAACAATCCGGTGCGCATTACCAATGCGAAATCGGGCATTATCCGGCGTCTGATCGACGTGGAGCCAAGTGGAAACAAGGTGCCCGGGAAAAAGTACGAGGAACTGGTGTCGCAGATCGACTTTGAACTGGGCGCAATCGCATGGTACTGCCGCAATGTTTACGAAAACAACAAGCGTGCCTACGACGATTATATTCCGAAGAGGATGCTCGGCGCGTCTAACGACTTCTACAACTTCATGGAGGACAGCTACTACGTCTTCAAGAAAGAAGACGGGGTATCGCTGAAGGTTGCGTGGGAGATGTACAAGGCGTACTGCAGCGACTCGAACATTCCGTACCCATGTTCAAAACGCGTATTTAAGGAAGAGTTGATGAACTACTTCCGCGAGTACAAAGAACGTGTCAACGCAGAGAACGGCGACCGCATCCGAAGCTACTACAGTGGGTTTCGGACGGACAAGTTTGAGAAGCAATCGGACTTTGGGGCTAAGGTGCAGGAAAAGCAGAAGTCATGGATCGATTTTAAGGTGCAGAAGTCGATTCTGGATGATATTTGCAAGGACTGCCCGGCACAATATGCCAACGAGAACGGCACACCGACCCAAAAATGGGAGAATGTGCAGACAAAGCTGGCAGATCTGGACACAAGCAGACTGCATTACCTGAAGGTGCCCGAGAACCACATCGTTATCGATTTTGATATTCCCGGAGACGATGGGAAGAAGTCCTTCGAGAAGAATCTGGAAGCGGCAAGCAAGTGGCCAAAGACCTATGCAGAGCTGAGTAAATCTGGTGCAGGTATCCATCTGCATTATATTTACTCTGGCGATGCGTCCAAACTCAGTCGTATCTACGATGAGCACATTGAGATCAAGGTGTTCACCGGCAAGAGTTCCCTGCGGAGAAAACTCTCAAAATGCAATGATATTCCGGTAGCCCCCGTCAGCTCCGGTTTACCAATGAAGGGAGAAAAAATGGTAAACGTCGATCACGTCCAAAGCGAGAATGCGCTGAGAGTTTTGATCATGCGCAATCTCAACAAGGAGATTCATCCCTATACTAAACCGTCTATCGACTTCATCTACAAGATTTTGGAGGATGCTTACAACAGTGACCTCCGTTATGATGTGGATGACATGCGCAACAGTATCCTTGGCTTTGCTGCATCCAGCACGAATCAGGCAGATGCGTGCCTGAAGATCGTGTCGAAGATGCACTTTAAGTCAAAGGAACTCCCGGCGGTGCCTGTTCTTGAAACACCTATCGTATTCTTTGACTGCGAGGTGTTTCCGAATCTGCTGCTGGTCAACTGGAAGTTTCAGGGCAGCGACAAGTCGATGGTTCATCGCATGATCAACCCCAGTGCAGATGATATTGCAATGCTCGCACAGTATCGTCTGATTGGCTTCAACAACCGCAAGTACGACAACCATATCCTTTATGCCTGCATGATCGGGTGGTCGGTTGAGGCGATCTACAATCTGTCTCAGCAGATCATCAACGAACGTACGGGCTTTTTCGGCGAGGCGTATAACTTCTCCTACACGGATATTTACGACTTCAGCGCAAAAAAGCAGAGCCTGAAGAAATTTGAAATCGACCTGGGCATCCACCATCAGGAGCTCGGGCTTCCTTGGGATCAGCCAGTGCCGGAAGAGAAGTGGGAGCAGGTTGCGGAATACTGTGACAACGATGTCATTGCGACAGAAGCCGTATTTGACGCGCGGCAGGCAGACTTTATTGCGCGTGAGATTCTGGCAGATATTGCCGGCATGACTGTCAACGACACTACCAACAGCCTGACGACCCGCATTATATTTGGCAAGGAAAAGCATCCTCGGCTGGTGTATACGGATCTGGCTACCGGCAAGTCCGATGATATTGTGGAGGTTGAGCCTGATATTCTGACCGATACGAACATCATCAACGCTTTCCCGGGTTATGAGTGGGTAAGGGGCGAAGATGGCCGGATGCACAACATGTTCCGTGGTACGGATCTTGGTTTGGGCGGTTACGTTTATGCCGAACCCGATATGTATCACAATGTGGCGTTGCTGGATGTGGCATCTCTGCACCCGCATTCGGCTGTGGCACTGAACTACTTCGGCGAGTACACCAAGAACTTCAACGATCTGATGGCAGTTCGTATCTATGTCAAACACAAGGAGTACGACAAGGCAAAACAGCTCTTTAACGGCAAGCTGGCTAAGTATCTGGACGATCCCAAGCAGGCAAAGGCTCTGTCGCAGGCTCTGAAGATCGCCATCAACTCGGTGTACGGATTGACAAGCGCGACTTTTGATAACCCGTTCCGTAATCCGAAGAACGCGAACAACATTGTCGCCCTGCGCGGCGCTTTGTTTATGCGCACTCTGCAGGACGAGGTGCAGCAGCGTGGCTTTAGGGTGGCGCACATAAAGACAGATTCGATCAAGATCCCCGATGCGACCCCGGAGATCATCGACTTCTGTATGAAATTCGCTGAAAAATACGGATACACCTTCGAGCACGAGGCTACATACGAGAAAATGTGCCTTGTGAACGATGCTGTGTACATTGCCAGATATTTGGATGCAGACCAGTGTCAGGCGCAGTATGGTTATGTGCCGGAAAAGAACGGGGAGCACAGCAGGGAATGGACGGCCACGGGCACACAGTTCCAGATTCCGTATGTGTTCAAAACGCTTTTCTCTCACGAGCCGGTGGTATTTACCGACCTCTGCCAGACGAAGACAGTTTCCAAGGGCGCCATCTATCTAGATAAGAACGAGAACCTGATGGAAGGCAAGCACAATTATATTTTCATCGGTCGCGTCGGTCAGTTCTGCCCCATCAAACCAGGATGCGGCGGCGCTTTGCTGATGCGAGAGTCCGGTGTAACCGATGGCGGTGAAAAGACGTACGCTGCCGTAACTGGCTCAAAGGGGTATCGCTGGCTGGAAAGCGAGATGGTGTACGAACTCAAGATGGAAGACGACATAGATCGCTCTTACTTTGACAAGATGGTAGACGATGCAGCTGATACCATTGCAAAATACGGCGATCTGGAGTGGTTTGTGGCGGATGATGCCGGAGAACCGCCCTGGCAGAAACCTGATTTGCCGTGGGGCGATATTCAGGATGAGGCTGCAAGAAATTATGAGGTGAGATAAATGACGACTTTGTATGATGCGAAAAACAATAAAATCGGCATCATCGACTCTTTCGATGTGCTAAATGGTAATCTCCTTGAGATTGTTCTTATCAATGGGTACACGATGCATTTTGCTCCGGGCGACATCATTCGGGATGACCCGTACGGCTGGCATATTCGCTACGGTAGCTACGAAAAAGTTCCTTGCAAACGTTCTCGTCAGTCCACTGAACGTGCCAAGAAGAATGATATTGTGAAGTTCGGCATGTGCAGTGTCAGCATCCGCAAAGTCATCTTCAATGATCCGGCAACGGTCGTCCTGTGGTCTGACGGGACCAAAACCGTGGTAAAGTGTGGCCCGGAAGATAAGTTCGATACGGAAAAAGGGCTTGCCATGGCCATTGTCAAGAAGATGGCAGGCAATGATAACAGTTTCCATAAGGTTTTCAAGCAGTACCCTAAGAAGAAAAATAAGGAACCTGGCTCTATTGGTTTTATCTCTGATATGATGGCCGGTCTGAATCAGGCCGCAGCAATCACTGCTAATGCCGTTCACGAACTCGCTCACATGGCTGCCGCAAAGGCTGAACGAGGCGAGTAAAGATGAAATGTCCGTTTCAGAAGTACGAGAGCGAGTATTCGGCACATGAAAAAGGTCAGTTTATGGACTGCTATGAACAAGGCTGCATGGCATATCGGGCTGAAGCAAAAGATTCCGACGGAGGAGTCCGAGTCAAGGCTGGCTGCCGGTTGATTGACGAATACGTTAAGCACTCTACGCCGTTCAATAACTACAACGCATTATAAATAAGGTAAGGAGATTGATATCTATGTTCCAGAAGCGTCAGAAAGTCAATATTGACGATACCCGTTTTATTTACCAGACCAATTTCTCGGGTGACCCTGCCCGTGACCGTTTCGGATCTGACAAGCGCCGCGTCAACATCGTGATTCCTACGGCGGAGCAGGCGCAGCAGATGATGGATATGGGCATCAAGGTCAAGCAGACCAAGCCCAACCCGAACCCGAACTACACCTATGAGGAACCGTTCGTGCCGACCTTCTATGTTCCGGTTACGGTCAACATGGACTCCAAGTGGCCGCCGCATGTCTACTGGATCACTCTGCAGGGCAAGCGCCTGTTGTGTACGCCTGAGACCATTGGCCAGCTGGACTTTATCCGCGTTAAGAACGTCTGCTGCCAGGCAAATCTCGTGGAGAAACGCAATGCTCCTGGCGAGTTTACGCTGTATGCGGACGTGATGTACGTGGAGCAGGACGAGGACGCCGATCCGTACGCAGAGCGCTATACGCACCGCGATGCTGCACCCGACGCAGATATGGCCGAACCTAACGATCCGAACGATATGCCGTTCTAAGGAGGATACATGGAGAAACTGTTTATCAGCTGCCCGATGCGCGGTCGCTCGGATGCAGAAATCAAAGCAACGATGGAACAGATGCACAGAATCGCGGAAGCGGTTTTCGATACGGAGTTCGAGGTTATCCCGACTTATATCGAAGAGGGCGCTCCCGAATGCGCAAACCAGCGCCTGTGGTATCTTGGTGAGGCCATCAAGATGATGGCGGAGGCAGATGCCTTCATCGGTATCTATGATAGGGACAAGGAGTTCGATGGTTGCATCGTCGAGAACTACACAGCAAAGACCTATGGCGTTCCGCAGTATCTGGTTGATATTGCCTATGTTGCACCGGATATTGCCGAGAAGCGTATGAAGCGCTTTGTCTAATTGATATTTCCGAGTGCCGAGGTCAGTCCTCGGTTGAATGTCCAGCCAGTGAGTGCCCACGTCGCAAATGGCGTTCTCAGAGGAAACGGCTCGGTTTTATATTTTGGACGCGAAATATTCGACCTCTATTACGGAGGTGATTGATATGCCGATTGTTTTAGTACACGTCATGACGGTTGATAAGTACATCGGAACGGAATTGTTTTCCGACATACGCGATGCGCGCAAATTCAAAGAGGAGATGCGGCATAAGTATGGTGAGAAATACAAATTCCGAGAGATGGCGAGAAACTTGAATGACAATTATGACGATCACATATTGAACTGGTATTAAGCGAGAAAGCTGTAGAGAAATCTACGGCTCTTTTATTTTGGGTCAGTAGCTTAGCTAGGTTTAAAGCCGGCAGCTCATAACTGCTTGATCGCGGGTTCAAATCCTGCCTGACCCACCATGGCGGAATGCCTATTATAAAATGCAAGGAGAAATAATTATGAACGTAAAGCAGATCGTGGACTACATGGTTGAGCATGGAACTGAGAGCACACACTACGGAAATTGGAAATTTGGTCTGGAAGATGACCTTGTGTTGTTTTCCGAGATGCCCGTGGAATGGTTGCTTGAGCATAAGGACGAAATCTATGATGAACTTCTCGGGCGCGAGGAAGTCGCAGAGGTTGACGAGGACGAGGAAAATGGTGTGCACCTGTTCAGCATTTATTTTTACACCGGTTTTTGCCCGAATCTGGCGGATGATGAATGAAAAAACACTTATCAACGCGAAAAATACTTGATGCTTTATGGAAGGACTAAATGTCATCCAGAAAGGAAAAATGATTATGGCAAAGAGAATCAAAAGAAACTATGACAGGGGATACGTTGATGCATGCGATAAGATTCGCGTGTTTATCGAATCTCGGGCAAAGGTTATGTTCGTAGAACATAACTATAAGTCGAGTGAAATTGCACGCGCTGCTTATCGGCAGGCAGTCGATCGGGTCCGTTGTGGGTCAATGGTTCGCGTGATTGTGTCAAAAGGCGAACTTTTCTTGATTCGGAAGGATATTTAAGACAAGAGCGAGAGCTGCAGAAAAATCTGTGGCTCTTTCTTTTTAGGAGGTACTGATATGGCAGACAAATGGCGCACTTGGAAGGTCTTTGAGCATAACGGAAAAGAACTCTTTGCCTATACGCTATTTGGCGAAGGCGAGGATGAAGAGGAAGCCACCATTGCATTGTTGGCGTATGAGAATCATTGCAGACCGGAATCTATTCATGTGCATAAGGAAGTGAGGCGAACCAAGTGTCTGGAGTAGCACTGTATGATTACCAGCAGGATGCAGTCGACCGAATGCGAAATGGCTGCATCTTATGTGGCGGCGTTGGTAGTGGTAAAAGTCGGACAGGTCTGGCATACTACTACATCAAAAATGGCGGTAAGGTCAACACCAAGCGATATGTCAAGATGCACGACCCTCCGCAAGACTTGTACATCATTACGACCGCCCGTAAGCGCGATACAGCCGAGTGGGAAGAAGAAATGCTCCCGTTTATGATGACAACGGACGAAAAAGTAACCATGTATCATCATAAAGTTGTGGTTGATTCGTGGAACAATGTTCATAAGTACGTTGGCGCAAAAGGGGCGTTTTTTGTGTTCGACGAGCAGCGCGTCGTCGGAAACGGGCAGTGGGTCAAATCCTTCCTGAAAATCACAAAAGAAAACGATTGGATTCTGCTGAGTGCAACACCCGGTGACTGCTGGACGGATTATATTCCAGTGTTCATTGCGAATGGGTTTTATAAAAACCGGACCCAGTTCAATAATGAGCACGTGGTCTATAGTCGGTTTTCCAAGTTCCCAAAAATCGACAGATATTTGAATACCGGCAGGCTTGTCCGACTGCGAGACCGGATTTTGGTGGACATGGACTTTAAGCGTCCGACAATTCCGCATCACGAAACCGTGTATGTGGACTTCGACCGGCTAAAGTACAAGGATATTCATAGAACTCGCTGGAATCCATGGGAAAACAAGCCCATCGAGAACGCCAGCGAGTTTTGCTATCTGCTGCGTAAGCTGGTAAACACTGACCCTAGTAGGCAGCAAGAAGTTCTGGATATTTGCATGACCAGACCAAGAGTCATCATTTTTTACAATTTCGACTATGAACTGGATATTCTTCTGCATCTACCCTACGACAACGGTGTGGAGGTGGCTCAGTGGAATGGTCACAAGCATCAGCCGATACCGGATACGGATAAATGGGTCTATCTTGTGCAATACAACGCAGGTGCCGAGGGCTGGAACTGCATCAAGACAGATACCATTATATTTTATTCCCAGAACTACTCCTACAAGGTCATGGAGCAGGCTTCTGGACGCATCGACAGGTCGAACACTCCGTATACGGATTTATATTTCTACCACCTGAAGAGCAGGAGTGGTATCGATCTGGCGATTGGGCGGGCCTTAAACGACAAAAAGAAATTCAATGAGCGAAAATTTTATGGAGCGTGATATCTATGAAATGTACTGAAAGAGACTTGGCGTTTTATGTCGTGGACATCTTCGAGGATCTGCTGGATGAGAAGGACATTGATATTCCTTGTGCAGACAGCAGCGAGGAAGATGATAGGCGCAAAAACGAAAGCGCAGCAAGAATCTATGGCACTGAATACGGTGATCTGGTTGACCGTGTGGAGGCGTTGCTGAAGAAGGGGATGAAGAACGATGTGTAATCCGTCGAAGAAGACGATTAAGAGAGTTAAAACGGTACTTACGGCACGATGCGTTAGAACCGTGAAGACTGACTCGAGCATCGTGTATTTATTTAGAAATCCAATCGAGCAAGGCTTGCAAAACGTGGTTTATATTTCGCGTAAGGGGCTATTTCTCGCGACTGAACTAACAAAAACTGACGTGTATCATTATTTTGAAATTTGCTCCCCGGAGCAAACGAAGGAGGTTTTTGCATGATTAAGGACTCTGGAGACCGCACCGAATTTGAAACTGGTGCCAAGCGTGATATGCACGCAGGAAAGGGACGGATGGACCTTCTGCCCTGGTATGGCATCATGGAGGTCAGCAAGCACTGCGAGGAGGGTGCGCTGAAGTATGGCGAGCACAATGTGGATAAGGGTATCCCGCTACATTCGCTGCTGGACAGTGCTTCTAGGCATCTGGCAAAGTACATGGTCGGTATGGATGATGAGGATCACCTGCGAGCAGCCTGTTGGAACCTGCTCTGGGCACTGAACCAGCGTGAGACCCACCCGGAGTTGGATGATAGGTTTGCTGCGAAGGTTGGGGAGGTTAAGAAAAAGAATTATCAAGTTCTTTGCCCCAATTGTGAGGCTACGATTATTAAAGAGAATGGTCAGATTTGTGATGGGGTAGCGTGGCGAGTAGGCGTTCCCAATGAAAAAGTTGAGTTGAAATGCAACTATTGTAACCATTCGGTGATCGTTTCTATAAAAGATATTCTGGATGATAGGTTTGTGTCAAAGATGAAAAGCTCGAACGATGAACAACTTATCACAGTTGTCTGTAGTTCCTGTGGTAGTCATTTTGAAGCGCCGACTGAATGGTGGGCCCGCAAAAGATCACAGTATACCAATATTCCAGACGGAGTGATGACGACTTGCCCTCATTGTGGGAATGTAACAATCGTTCGGGAGGTGAAACCTGATGAATGACTGGATGCGCGAAGTGGACTATGCGACCTACTGCCCGAAGTGCGTGAACTTCAAGGTGCTGGAGACGGATGAGCCCTGCAACGAGTGCCTGACGGAGTGTGCGCGGGAGGGAACTGTGAAGCCTGTGAACTTCAAAGAGAAGACGCGAAAATAACAGCTTCCTTTATGGAGGTGATTGACATGGATGAAAGAAAAGAATTCCATCCCGTTAAACTTGAACTTGATGAAAGCGCGAAAAGGATGATATTTGCAGCTAAAATGGTGAGAATTATTACAACGCCAGTTGCATTTCCGATTGCGTGTATTATCGGGGTTTACAAGTGGACATGGAAAACTATCGGTTCAATCTGGTGAAATCATTAAGGCGAGAGCCGTGGAGAAATCTGCGGCTCTTTGTCTTTTATATTTGAAAGGAGATATTTGCATGCAGCACATGAGCATCAAATGTTGCCATTGTGGGGACTATACCCCATTTATCACAGAGGAGAACATTGAAGTTATTCCTCAAGTTAATCTCACAAGAGCCGATATGGATATTTTGGACGATATCGCGGACACATTGGCGGAATGCGGTTACTCGGGTATGTGTGGTTTCTTACACTGGGTTCAGAGCGAAGTGACCAAAATCGTAGAGTATCAGGAGGAACGGTGAACGCTAAATGATATTTGCTGAAGAGGATTTGAACTTTTTGAATGCTATTGCTGGACTATTGGCTTCATTCGGGTGTGATAGTCAGGCTGGCTGTGTGCTTTATATTCAGCATAAAATCGCAAAGACCATGGAGGCTGACGAAAGAAAATGCAGAAATGAGAAACATGTCTAAGAAAACCTAGAAGCTGCGGGTTCGGAGCCACATGACCGAGATGCAGAAGCTGGATATTCTGCTGAAGCATGCTAAGGTTCCGCATACTTATGGACGTCGTTGGCCAGAGATGGACAGACCGGACAATCAGGAGTTTCTTCCTGGCGGACGGCATGATGGTGGTGAGCAAATTATTGCATACGATGCTGCTGGAAATCGTATCTGGGATGGCATTTGGGGTTGGGGTTCCTATGGCTTTGAGCAAGGGCTTATCGAGGCGATGGGTGCACAGCTACTTGGCCATGATGATGTTGAGGGCTGGCTCACGGCTCGTCAGGTAACAAAGATGTGGAGGTGTAGAAATGCTGCGAAAAATCGCTGAGTATGTCAAAAAGATATTCCGTATGGAGCCGATCCCAACGACGGTTAATACCCTGCGGGAGGCTTTGCAGGCATTGGAAGTGGCTCGGAACCACTTCGAGAACTGCGACCCGGAATTTGTGGATGCTGCTATTTTCGAGCTGAACGCTGCAGAGCGCCGGGTGGATGCTGTGAGGAGGTGTGTGGGGTGATTGTGTATAAGGCAACCTATAAGTGCCGGTACTGTGAACGAAAATTCGACAGCAAATATCATTATTGTGATTTAGACGATGCGGTTCACCATTTTGATAGCTGTATGAAGTTTCAACCGGTTCATTTCTGTAAGGGTGGACATGTTGGTATTGGAGACTTTGTAGGGTTCGAAAGGGTTGATAAGGATGAATGATATTTGGACAAAGCTCGGAGTGTTCTCCGGACATGTGCTGGCTTTGACCATAGTTATCTGCGCGTGGCTGATCATTATTGTGGTTACGCTGAAGGTAATTTGGTTCATGCTATTTCGGATTTTGCTGTGAGGTGAGAAGCATTGGAAGAATACTTATATAATCAAGCACTTCAAAGCATTCGCTACGGCGGCATGAGCGCAAATGAGATGCGAGAATACATGGCCTTGATTGACAAATGCACAGAAGTGGAAATATTGTACGCAAATAATGCGCCGATAGAGTACGTCGTTAAAAGTCCGAGCGTAGATATTTGGAGGCATGAAGCGCCTGTAATAACCCCAAAACGACAGAATCTCGTGAAAGATATTTTGTTTAAAATCGTCGGTGCTTCGAACAGCATTATTGACTTTATCGTTATGGTATTAGAGGACTAGGAGAATTATTTATGTACTATCCAGGACTTGAATTTTACCGAGTGGAATCCGCACCAAGAAAATATTTCAGGTTCCATCTCGTGCTTGCTGTACGTGAAGAAGCTATGATTCTGAACGCAAACTGGTTCGGATTGGAGCTTCCGTGTCGCTATTATCCGTGCTGGCTGGAACGCCTGGATTGGCTGATGGGGTACGTGTACGATCCATTAAATTTTGAGAGGTTAGAAGCATGATAAAGTACACCTTTATTTTTTCCTGCATAGACAATGGCGGTGGGCATCAGATCTTTGAAGTCAGGGCAATCGACAAGCAGGAGGCCATCCGTAAAGGCATGAAGATTGCGAAGAAGTTCGCTTGCGGAGATATCTGCGGCGACTGGGAGTGTAAGTTGAAGCGAGAGGATAGTTTATGAACGAAGACTTTGGAGCGATTACCATTCTTGCTCCAAAATGCCAGAAGTGTCCCAAAGTGAAATCCTGTGACCATAAACAAATGGCTCATCTCGGATACATAGTTCCACAAAGGGGCAACGGAAAGAGCTTCAGTCAGCTCGAAATAGTGGATTCACTGATGAAAAGGAGATTTAATTATGAAAATCGTTGAACCTAAGTACGAAATCCTCACTGATATTTCTGAAGGTGGCATCAAGGAGCTCCAGCAGATCGAGCGGGTTGCCCGTGTCTGCTACAAGAGCGAGGACAAGATCACGCCGGACGGTGAGTCGGCAAAGAAGCTGGTGGGCTTTCTGGTGAAGCAGGGGCATGAGGCTATGCTGGAGCATTCTCAGTTGAGCGTGCTTTTCACGTGCGACCGGGGCGTGGCTAACGAGCTGGTGCGGCATCGCATTGCTTCTTTTGCACAGGAGAGCACTCGGTACTGCAACTACTCGAAGGAGAAGTTCGGCGGAGAGCTGAGCTTTATTCGGCCGTTTTACGTTCCCAATCTCGATATTTGTGATCCGGATTACTATAAGATTCCTGAAAAAGAACGCGAAGTCTATGAAGTATGGCATGAGAGTTGCGGCTATGCTGAATTTGGCTACAAACAACTCATAGAATGTGGTCTCCGTCCCGAACAGGCCCGTTGTGTGCTGCCGCTGTGCTTGAAGACCGAGATCGTGGTGACGGCCAACTACCGTGAGTGGCGCAATATCTTCAAACTGCGTACTCCTGTAGCGGCCCATCCTCAGATGAGAGAACTGATGTGCCCGCTGCTGAAGGAACTACAGAGCAAGATTCCGGTGGTGTTCGATGATATTTATACGTTCTGGCCGAAGGATGAGCAGACGAGAAAGGAAAGTGTGGAGAAATAACTATGAAAAATCGTATTATTTGTGTTGTTGCATGTCTGATGATGCTCGTCGGCTGTGTGGTTCTGTGCAGCTGCTCCGAAGCGGATAAGGTGAATCGGAACATTTCCAAGCAGGCCAACTACTTTGAAGCTGAGCGCCGGATCACGGTCTATAACGCACGTACGGACAACGTTATCCTTGAAATGGAAGGTGCTATGTCCATCTCGAACAATGAAAACAACGAACTTGTGTGTACGGTGAAGACAGGTCCGAACGAGTATAAGAAGAATTATATTTACCTGAACGAGTACACCATGTATGTTGTTGAGGATATCACCGGCACTCATACCGATCCTTACCACTATAAACTCTATTTCCACACGGATATTCTGCCGGACGTGGAGGTGCGGTCGTGATGAGTGTAGCAGAAATCTATGCCGGGCGCTATGTTGACGGAACGTGGTCGTATACGCAGGCGCTGTATGAGGCTAAAAAGCGTGGAGTTTCAAAAGAAGAATTTGATGCTGAGGTCTTTGCATGGCGAGTAGCTCTCGGCGAGGTTAAGAGGACTTCGGGAAAATAAGGAGGCGGATAGCGATGAAAATAGGCATCGACAGCAGCTAGGGAGTGGCTGGAAAAGGACGTTGCATGATATTCAGCGTCTTTTTCTTTTGCCCACTTTTATATTTTATGCCCACTTTTGTTTTGGGCTGTGTGGCGAAAAAGTGGCAAAATTCTATTCTAGGTTAAAAATATGGCTAATTGTTCACGAAAAATTCATAATTTTTGGCCATTTGCCCACTTGCCCACTTTTTTCTTAATTACACTATAAAAAAATAAAAAATATTATAATAGATAGGCGAAAAAAGTGGGCTTTTGGGCAGAGGCCAAAATTCACGAAAAGTTCAAGGTATCGACTTGTAAGAACCCAACCCGATGATGTATATTTATTATAATCGCTGTACACACCGATTAGATGCTTATGAGGTAATAAAGATGGCTTACATGAACCGCTTTATCAACGAGGATGGCTTTGAGGAATGGACCGAAACGGATGCTGCAGGGAACGAAGTAAAATGCTATGCAAATGAGTTTGTAGAACTGCATACAAAAGTTCCTGTCTGCAAATGCTGCGGGCGAAACATGACAGAAGTAGTGCAGGGATACTGGACTTGTCGTCCTTGTGACATAACCCTAACTGACGATGAGATAAATCATCCGGTACATCCTGAAAGCTACATGAACCTTGAACTGAGCGAAGACTACGGCGAGTTCCATTACAAAGACGGCCGGATGCTGGAAGCAGGTGTTCCTGACTGGTACCTGTTCTTCTACGAGCACCGACCCGAATGATATTTTGCGAGAGAGCTACAGAGAAATCTGTGGCTCTTTCTTTTTGTCCGCGAAAAATACTGGATACTTTATGGAGCAATCCAAATACTATTTTAAAGGAGAGAACTATTATGGGCGAAGTTTGCACTATGAAGGAGCTTGAAAGGGCTCGTAAGAAAGCGCAAGTTCGGGAGTGGTTCCAGGACAAGAAAATGAAGGTCCAGACTTGGTGCTATGCACACAAAGATCAAATCATTACTTATGGGCCGATAGTCGTTGGTGGAATTGCAGCAGGTGCTAAAATGCTGTCAAAACACGCGGCTTTGGCAAAAGAGCAGGATTTGAAAGATTTGTACTGCTATGACCGCAGTCTGGGTCATTATTGGAAGTTGCGTCGGGAACTGACAAATGACGAATGGCTGGAAATCGACAAGAAAAAGAAGGAAGGTGAACGACTGAGTGATATTCTTGACGACATGAAAGTGTTGGAATGATCCATGGCGAGAGCTACAGAGAAATCTGTGGCTCTTTCTTTTTTGTGCCAAAACAGACGCGAAAAAAACATCCTCTTTTATGAAGAGGAGAGAGTGCGTCCCAAACGCACTATTCCTCTTTATTTTTTGGAGGAGATTTTATGCTGGAGAACCGATTTAAGACCGACCTGGTGAATGAAATTAAAGAGCGTTTTCCAGGCTGCATGGTTGTGCATCTCGATCCGAATGAGATTCAGGGTATCCCGGATCTCTTAGTTTTGTACGAGAGCACGTGGGCAGCATTGGAAGGCAAGCGCTCGATGGATGCGCCGCATCGTCCGAATCAGGATTACTATGTGAACCTGATGAACAAGATGAGCTTTGCGGCGTTCATTTGCCCGGAAAACAAGGAGGAGATTCTGAATGACCTTCAACGAGCATTCGAGGTTAATAGGGCAGCACGCCTTCCTCGGCGCTAGTAAGTATCATTGGATCAACTACGATGCCGACAAACTTACTACAGCGTATACCAATTTTATGGCTGCGCAAAAGGGAACCGAACTGCACGAATTTGCAGCAAGGTGCATTGCGCTTGGCCAAAAGCTGCCGCGTTCTAAAAAGACGCTCAACAGCTATGTCAACGATGCCATCGGCTTTCGTATGACACCGGAGCAGGTGCTCTGCTACTCTGAAAATTGTTTCGGAACAGCAGATTCTATTTGCTTCCGGGATGATATTTTGCGCATCCACGATCTCAAGACCGGAATCGTTCCGGCACACATGGAGCAGCTGCTCATTTATGATGCACTGTTCTGCCTTGAGTACCGAATTAAACCGAGCAGTATCCAGATCGAAAACCGCATCTATCAGTCCGATGATATTCTTATTGCCAATCCAGCAGCAGAAGACGTCGAACCTATCATGGATAAGATCCGCGAGTTTGATCCGATTATTGCAAAGATGAAAATGGGAGTGTGCTGATATGAATCCGATCGAGAAAGACCTGAAAAACTACTTTGGCGTTGAATACGGCGGCGAGAATGATATTTTGGAGCATTATGGCACCAAGCGCCATTCAGGTCGCTATCCATGGGGAAGCGGTGAGACTCCGTACCAGCATTCCGGCGACTTCCTGTCCCGTGTTGAGAAGTTTAAGGCCAAGGGCATGTCCGAAGGCGAGATCCTTGATGCCATCAACGATACGCTTCCGCCCGAGTATAAGCTCGGCGCAACGGAATTTCGCGTTGCAAAGACCAAAGCAGGCCACGATCGCAAGGCTTCTCAGTGGGAAGATATTCAGAAACTGAAGAAGGAAAATCCTGATATGGGCTGGACCGAGATCGGACAGAAGCTTGGCATGCCTGAGTCTACGGTTCGGTCTATGTACCAGAACGGTGTTGGCACAAAGAAAGATCAGGCCGAAAAGATTGCCGAAATCTTGAAGAAGGAAGTAGACAAGAAAGGCATGATTGATATTTCCGAGGGCACCAATCTCACTCTCGGCGTGTCAGAAGGTAAGCTGGACGAGGCTGTTTATATTCTGGAAGCAGAACACGGATATAAGCGTTATGGCGTTGGTGTTAAGCAGCCCACTAACTTCCGGCAGCAGACCAACATTACAGTTTTGGCAAAACCTGAATACGACCAGAGCTATGCCTACAAGCATCAGGGTGATATTCAGTCATTGGGTGACTATCATTCTGACGATGGTGGTAGTTCGTTTCGCCAGTTGCAGCCCCCTTCGAGTTTGAGTTCCGATCGTGTAGCTGTGCGCTACGGCGATCAGGGTGGCCTTGCAAAAGATGGCGTTATGGAGATTCGCCGTGGCGTCGCTGATCTGGATCTGGGCAACTCTCATTATGCACAGGTTCGTATCATGGTAGACAACAGCCACTATCTGAAGGGCATGGCCATGTATTCGGACAATATGCCGGATGGTGTTGATATTGTGTTCAACACGAACAAGCCTTCTGGCACACCTAAGATGAAGGTGTTCAAAGAAATCAAGAACGATCCAGGCAATCCGTTTGGCGCTGCCATTACTGCGGAAGGCCAGAGCACCTACATCGGAAAAGATGGCAAAGAGCACCTTTCTCCCATCAATAAGTTGAAGTGGGAAGGCGACTGGGACGATATGTCCAAGAGCGTTTCATCCCAGTTCCTTTCTAAGCAGCCGCTGCCTTTGATCAAAAAGCAGCTGGAACTGACGAGAGCTGATTACAAAGCCGAGTACGACGAGATCATGCACTACACTAATCCGACAGTCAAGAAAAAGATGCTGTTGGACTTTGCTGAAAAGTGTGACGGAACGGCTATGACGCTTAAAGCTTCTGCATTTCCGGGTCAGTCCACCAAGGTTATTCTTCCTTTGGATAAGATCAAGGAGACCGAGGCGTATTGCCCGACGTATGAGAACGGAACGCAGCTTGCGCTGATTCGTTACCCTCATGCGGGCACGTTTGAGATTCCCATTGTCACGGTGAACAACAAGAACGCCAGTGGTAAGAGCAACCTCGGCAACGTCAAGGATGCAATTGGCATTAGCTCTAAGGTGGCTGAGCGTTTGTCTGGTGCAGACTTTGACGGCGATACTGTCATGGCAATTCCTATGTCTGACAAGGTTCGCATCAACTCTACCGATCCGCTGCCCGGACTGAAGAACTTCGACCCGAAGACCTCTTACGCGGTTCCTGAAGGTAATCCTAACAACGTCCGACTGATGAAGAAGGATGAAAAGCAGAAAGAGATGGGCATCATCTCAAACCTGATTACCGACATGACCCTGCGAGGTGCAACACCAGAAGATCTGGAGCGTGCAGTACGGCACTCGATGGTGGTTATCGATGCGGAGAAGCATAAACTGGACTACAAGAGGTCAGAGAAGGAGAATGGTATCCAGGAGCTGAAACAGAAGTATCAGATCCGGGTGGACGATGACGGTAACGAGAAGTATGGTGGCGCATCCACCCTGCTCTCCCGTCGCAAACAGACCGTTCGTATTCCAGAGCGCCGTGGTAGTGTACGTATTGATAAGGATACCGGTGAGTACATCTACAAGGAGAGTGGCCGTACCTTTACAGATAAGAAGGGGAAAAAGCGCATTGCTGAAGACGAAGTGAGCCAGATCTCGTTGATCAAGGACGTACACGAGCTGTCTTCCGGCACTAAGCAGGAGGAACTGTATGCAGACTTCTCTAACTATCTGAAAGATATGGCCAACCAGGCGCGCAAGGACTACGCCAATATGAAGGGTATCCAGCGTGACCCGGTTGCCGCTAAGAAGTATACACCGGAAGTGGAGTCTCTGAAGGCTAAGTACGAGGCTGTCCTTGCGAACAAGCCGAAAGAGCGGCGTGCAATGATCATCGCAAACTCCAGAATCAAGGCTATTATTGAAGATCGTGGCCTTGATTACAAGGATAAGGACGACAAGAAAGAGATCAAGAAAATCTCGTCCGTAGAGATGCAGCGTGCCCGTGATCAGGTAGGAGCCAACAGTAGTAGGACAAAAATTGTCTTTACGGATCGCGAATGGGAAGCAATTCAGAATCATGCAATTTCTGATTCGATGCTTACCAAGTTCTTGAACAGTTCTGATTCGACTGAAATCGTTAAGCGCGCAATGCCGAAAGCAACAGCAGCGCTTTCTTCTGCGAAAAAAGCAAAGGCTAAAGCGATGCTGGCTGGTGGATACAGCTATGAAGAAATCGCAAAGGCCTGCGGCGTTCCGAAGAGCACAATTTACGATACATTGAACAAATAAGAACAAAAGGAAGCGAGAAATATGGTTCGTTGTTTTCTTACTACGGTTGACAATCCTTACGATCCGCATGACCAGTTCGATCAGTGGTATCGTTTTGACTGCGACCATGGCTACAATTCCTGCGGCCTCCTTGCGCGGCTCGCATACACGTCCGATCAGCTGTCTGATAACGAAAATGCTTACGAAATTGAGCAGGCAATCGATCAGATCGTCATGGCTGATCCGTTAAACCTGTACCGGAAGGTCAAAAAGACCCTTCCCGACCCTGAAACTGGCACAAATGCTGCTTAAACTGACGTTTAGACAGGGGGAGGGGGTCCAAAAAATCCACCCCCTCCCTAAATCGCGCCGGTCTTTGATATTTCCCCGGGGGTAAAATTGATATTTGGGCTTTGGGGTGTAGACCGGGGCCCGTTTTAGTTTTACCCCCATGCGTGTTCCCGATCTGTTGTAGAGATACGATGGATCGGGAGTTTTTGTAAGGGCTCATGAGATAGTGTTTGAACCTTGTTTTCTTGACTTTCATGATTCACCTCCTGGAATCTCCGATCCATAATTGATCTCTCCTTTCAATGACGGGCTTTTTGCACAGACATAATCCCCCAAAAACAGCTCTCATGAACCCTTACAAAAACTAACAGAACACAAAAGTGGTAAGAATGTGGCGAAAAGCAACATTGAAGGTTACAAAACACGGCTTAAAGAGCCAAAAACTCACGTGAAAGGAATGACAACTGTATGAAAACCCGAAAAGCCTCGTCTGGTGATGATGTCGGGTTGCGTCCGGCATTGTCCCCTGAAGCGAGAGAAAACCAAATGATATCGCTGGCAGTAGACCTTGTCGAAAAACGGCTTCGCGAAGGAACTGCATCCAGTGCTGAAACAACATATTATCTGCGGCTGTCCGGCAGCAAGGCGCGACTGGAAAAAGAAAAGCTGGAAGAAGAAAACAAGTTGCTGCGTGCAAAGACTGAGATGCTGCAGGCGCAGAAGAACACCGAGGAGTTGTATGGTGAAGCCATCAAGATGATGCGGGTATACCAAGGCATTGATGATGGAGAGGACGAGGAGGGGATGATATGATCGACATAACTATTGTCGGGACTGATCTGATCACAGCCGGGCTCGTGCTGAATATTATCGGAATTGCAGCGGTATTTGTGTCAGATGGCTCGTGCTCGGATGAGTGGCTACACTTTGCATTATATCTAATTCTGTGCATAGCTACGATGATCGCGCTTGTTGGATTGACCATTGCTGTAAGATGAAAACATATAGCGAGCTGATACGACTGGCAAGCTTTGAAGACCGCTTCCATTATGTAAAGCTGCATGGAACGGTGGGGATGGACACGTTCGGCTTTGACCGGTACCTGAACCAGGATTTTTACCAGTCGAGAGAATGGCGGCAGTTTCGGGATAAGATCATTGTGCGGGACATGGGCTGCGATCTGGCACACCCGGAGCATGAGATCGTGGATTGGGTGATACGAAACGGAAAACCCATCCGGCCGCGCATTATTATCCACCACTTAAATCCACTGACGAAGGAAGACGTGCTGGGGCACACGGACGCGCTGCTGAACCCGGAAAACGTGGTATGTGTGAGCGACCGCACACACAAGGCCATCCATTACGGAGATGACACGATCTTAAAACCTGCGTTTGCGGAGAGGCGACCGGGCGATACCTGTCCTTGGAGGAAATGAGATGTATCCGGTACGAAAGTTTAATGTTGCGGAAGCGGCATACAGCACGAACCTGCGGCTGAAGATGCAAGAGGCAGAACACATGGTGCGGTGCATTGTACCGAGCCGGGAGCGCAGTCTGGCACTGACGAAGCTGGACGAGGCGCTGTTCTGGGCAAATGCAGCCATTGCGGCCGAGGGTGTAATGAATCACGAGGAATAACAAAAGGAGGAAAACAAAATGGACAACGAAGCTATGATGAACCGCGCAAAGCAGCTGGTGGTGGACTACTTTAACGCCCATGCGGACGTGACTGACGGTAAGAAGCTGACGATGGAGGACGTGTTCATCGTATGGTTCAGCAAAACCCTGCAGAACTGGAAGGCGCTTGTGAGCACAACTGTATCCGACGGGATGTACTACGAGCTCACCCACAATGGCGACAAGGGTGAGACCTATCTGGATGCCTACAAGAAGTGGGATAACAAGTGTATCCCGGACTGAGGTGACGAGAAATGGACAGTATCCTGACCTCAGTGAAGAAGCTCCTTGGATTGACCGAGGAGTATGCGGCCTTTGATACCGACCTTATCATGCACATTAACAGTGTGCTGATGATTCTGAACCAGATGGGTGTGGGGCCGGAAAAGACCTTTGCTATCAGCGATGCGACCGCAACGTGGAGCGAGTTCTGTGGGGAACGGACGGACATTGAGGCGGTGAAAAGTTATACGGCGCTGAAGGTGCGATTGCTGTTTGACCCGCCGCAGTCCAGCAGCGTGATGGACGCGATCAAAAGCCAGATCAGCGAGCTGGAATGGCGGCTGTACGCCCTATGTGATAAGGAGGAAGCGTAATGCGGAGATTACTGTTTAGCGTAGACGGGCAGCACCTCGCAAAGCAGGGCGATTTTTCCGGCATTACGGCCGGGAGCAAGGGATACCTGAAGTGCTGCTTTGGCGTAGACGGCAGCGACTGGCACAGAGCCAAAAAGGTTGCACTGTTCAATGAGGCATATGCAGTTGCGGTGGACGAAGCACTGGAGTGCGATGTGCCGGACGAAGTGACCGGCGGAAAAAGCTTTAAGGTGCGGCTGATCGGTGCAAAAGGCGATATGCGGGTAACCACCAATGCAGTGCTGGTAGAGCAGACCCTGTAAACAGAAAACGCCGGAACGGAGAGGACGAAAAATGACAAATGTGGACGAAGTTCTGGCGACGATGGATACGCCGGAAGAAGCAGAAAAAGTGATCCTTGTCATTGACGAAGACCTGCGCGTGGTGACGATACCGAGCAAGGCGATCGTGATCGGCGCAAAGGGCGACAAGGACGTGAACCGGATCTGGTTCAAAATGAGCAGATATTACCGTGGGACAGACATGGGCGGCTTTACGCCCAGAGTGAACTACACGAATGCTGCGGGAAAGCATTATTTCTATCTGCCGACCGATATGGTATGCGAGGATGGAAAGACTCTTGAGTTTTCCTGGCTGATTGGCGACAAAGCAGCGGAAGCAAACGGAAGTGTGACGTTTAGTGTATGCCTGCGGCAGATGAACGGCGACGATGTGATCAAGGAATTCAACTCAACGATCGCCACGGTGCAGTGCCTTGTGAGCAACCACGAGGAAACTGCTGAGGACGATACCAAGGTAACGGACGCATACGCTGTGCTGGATGAAGCGATCCTGGATGAAACCGTGCTGGGATGAGGAGGATATATGCAGTACAACAAACATAACTTTAAAAGCAAACAAGTGCTGACGTCGCAGATGATGAATGAAATCGATCAGGGAATTGCTGATCTGGTGGAGCACGCGAACTCTAACGACGGCAAACTGAACCTGACCATTGGCACTGTAACATCCGGGAGCACGGCAGCCGCTACGATCACCGATGGCAAGCTGAACCTGACACTGCCGAAAGGCGAGAAGGGCGACACCGGCGCAAAAGGCGACGCGGGCCCTAGGGGCGATGCTGGTGCAAAAGGCGACACAGGCGTTACCCCGGTCCTTACCATCGGAAGCGTGACCACCGGTGACACCGCAAATGCCATTATCACCGGCATAGCGGAAGCTCCTGCGCTGAACCTGGTGCTGCCCAAGGGAGCAAAAGGCGACAAGGGGGATACTGGCGCTGCGCCTAATCTTACCATCGGAAGCGTAACCACCGGTGACACCGCAAATGCTATCATCACCGGTACGGCCGAGGCACCGATACTGAACCTGACGCTGCCGAAAGGCCAAAAAGGTGCAGATGGCGAAAAAGGTGACAAGGGCGACACCGGTGCAACGCCGAACCTTAGTATTGGCACTGTGACCAGCGGCACAGAAGCTGCAGCGACCATCACCGGTACAGCGGAAGCCCCTGTGCTGAACCTGACATTGCCAAAGGGTGAAAAAGGCGACAAAGGAGACCCCGGCAGCAGCAGTGGAAGTAGCACCGGCGGTGGTGTCACAGATTTGACCATCGGTACAGTGACGAGCGGCAGTACTGCCAGCGCAACCATCGAGAACGGCAAGCTGAATCTAGTTTTGCCCAAGGGCGATACTGGCGCTAAAGGTGAGGCAGGTCCCAAGGGCGATGCCGGTGCAAAAGGCGATAAGGGTGATACCGGCGATGGAATGAGCGAGACTTCAAAAGAATTGCTGTTATCCCTGCTTGAGAACGCAGCCTATAAAACCAATACGATGCAGGATATCTTGAATGCCTTGCGGATAGAGTGGGGCAGAAGTGCACAGGATGTTCCAGTACAGAGCGTGAGCCTGAGCGCCGAGACCATGACCATGAACGAGGGCGATAGCAAGACCCTGACCGCTACGGTACTTCCCACGAGCGCAACTAGTCGGCTGGTGGTGTGGACAGTGACTCCAGCCGGTTTTGCCACTGTGGCAAACGGCGTGGTAACAGGCATCAAAGCAGGTAACTGCACCGTGACTGCCACAGCAGGCAGTAAGAGCGCAAGTTGTACGGTGACGATTATGGCAGCAGAAACGGCAGAGTTGATCTATAGTCTGCCAAACGAGACCGTGTTGACACAGGGACTGGACACCGGCCTGAAGCTGCTGGAGCACGCCTCCACCGAGACGCCGCAATACACGATCCTAGTGGATGCGAAAGCGGGGGACGACTTTAATGCCAACACCTGGCCTGCCTTCCTGCACTGCCTGACCGAGACCGGTGATACCGGCAATCTGCCCGGCTTCAACTCCACCAGCAGCCCGCTGAACAATAAGACCGAGTTCGCATACTACAACTACGGCGGCGTTACTCTGTCGGACAGCATCGAACACTTCAAGACCCGTACGCGGTATGCAGTGCAGATCGACGGCAGAAAATATCGCGGCGGCAGTACCTACTGCCCGCTGACGGAGTGGAACACTACCAACGGTACGATCATAGATGTGCCCCAGACCTTCCTGATCGGTGCGGCGCAGAGCGCGGACGGCAGCAAAAAGCAGCAGTTCTGGTCTGGTACGTTGTATCAGTGCAGGGTGTATAAAGGCCTGCTGAGTGACGACAAGGTGAACGATTACATCGAGAAGGGGTGGTAAAATGGAAGTGTTTGACATCAATGGTCAGATCATCAGCCCGCTGGCGGGAAAAACACTGTACGTTGCGGGTGACAGCATCGCCTACGGCAAGGGCAGCGCAGGCGGCTACGGCAAATGTATTGCAGACAAGTACGGCATGACCCTGACCAATGAAGCGGTGGACGGCGCAACGCTGACCCCGAATATTACCGATAAGGTATACGGCGGCACCCGTGGCTGCATCAGCACGGTGGTGACAAACTCCACAGCGCTTGCAAAGGCAGACTACATCCTGTTGGAGGGCGGCGTGAATGATGCCTGGAACAACGCCCCTGTGGGTACCTTGACCGATGGGTTTGCCGCTGCCTACGATGAAACGACCATGACCGGCGCACTGGAGAAGATGCTGGACGATCTGGCAACGAATCACAGCGACAAGCGCGTGGCCTATGTATTCCCGCACGGCGGGATGTTTGGCAGCAGCGAAAACAGGTATAAGACCTACAAACCTGCCATCCTTGCGGCGCTGAAAAAATGGGGCGTGCCTTATGTTGATATTGCGGAGACCACCCCGCCTATGGGCGGCTCCGGCGTCAGCGAACTGGGCGATAAGTACACCAGCGACGGCACCCACCCCAACGCAGCGGGCTACGAACGGTTTTACACGGAGCCCATCGCGGCGCTGCTGAAACGGCTGTAACAAGGAGTAAAAAATCAAAATGGCACTTTCGAACACGGCCACGCCGAAATACTACGGCCGGTTCCGGGAGGCCGTGATGCGGGGCGAGATCCCCGTATGCAAAGAGATCAGCATGGAGATGAACCGGATCGATGACCTGATCCGAAACCCGGGCATCTACTATGATGACAAAGCGATGGACGGCTTTGTACAGTTCTGCGAGAAGGAACTGACGCTGACCGACGGCAGTGACCTGAAGCTGCTGGAGACCTTTAAGTTGTGGGCGGAAGAGATATTCGGCTGGTACTACTTTGAAGAGCGCACGGTGTACAAGCCGAACCCGGATGGGCATGGCGGACGCTATGTGCAGAAGCGTATCAAGCACCGGCTGGTGCGAAAACAGTACCTGATCGTGGCGCGTGGCGCCGCCAAGAGCATGTACGACAGCTGTGTACAGCAGTTTTTCCTGACAGTAGACCCCGCAACGACCCAGCAGCTGACCACGGCACCCACCATGAAACAAGCAGAAGAGGTCCTTTCTCCCATGCGCACAGCGATTGCACGGGCGAGAGGACCTCTTTACCGTTTTATGACGGAAGGCAGCTTACAGAACACTACCGGCTCCAAGGCAGGGCGGACGAAGCTTGCCAGCACGAAGAAGGGCATTGAGAATTTTCTGACCAACAGTCTGGTAGAGATACGCCCCATGACCATTGACAAGCTGCAGGGACGGCGCGACAAGGTTGCCACGGTAGACGAATGGCTGAGCTGTGATATCCGGGAAGACCCCATTGGCGCGATTGAGCAGGGCTCCAGCAAGGTGAACGACTACCTGATCCTTGCCACGAGCAGCGAGGGCACGGTGCGCAACGGATGCGGCGACACCATTAAAATGGAATTGATGAGCATCCTGCGCGGAGAGTATGTGAACCCGCACGTTTCCATCTGGTATTACAAGCTGGACAGCATAGACGAGGTGAACGACCCTTCCATGTGGCTGAAGGCGAACCCGAACCTTGGCATTACTGTAAGCTATGAGACCTACCAGCTGGATGTGGAGCGCGCCGAGAAAGCACCGGCGAGCCGGAACGACATTCTTGCCAAGCGATTTGGCATACCGATGGAGGGTTACACCTACTTCTTCCCCTACGAAGAGACGCTGCCGCACCGGCACCGGAGCTTCTGGCAGATGCCGTGCGCGCTGGGGGCAGACCTTAGCCAAGGCGACGACTTTTGCGCGTTTACCTTTTTGTTCCCGCTGGAGCACGGATATTTTGGTGTAAAGACCCGGGACTACATTACCAGTTACACCCTTTCCAAATTGCCGATGGCAATGCGGCAGAAGTATGACGAGTTTATGCGGGAGGGGACACTGGTCGTGATGGAAGGCACTGTGCTGGACATGATGGAAGTGTACGACGATCTGGACAGCTTTATCGAGAATGTGGGGTACGACGTCCGCTGCTTTGGATACGACCCCTACAACGCCAAGGACTTTGTGGAGCGCTGGGCGAGGGAAAACGGCGATTACGGCATTGAAAAAGTGATCCAAGGCGCAAAGACCGAGAGCGTACCGCTGGGCGAGCTGAAGAAGCTGAGCGAACAGCGGAAGCTGCTGTTCGACGAGCAGCTGATGCAATTTGCCATGGGCAACTGCATTACGCTGGAAGACACAAACGGCAACCGCAAGCTTCTGAAACAGAGGTATGATCAGAAGATCGATGCGGTTGCCGCTATGATGGATGCGTATGTAGCTTATAAGCTGAACAGGGATGCGTTTGAGTGAAAATTATTCAGGGATATCGGTGTATTCGGCGTCGTAAAGCTTTTTTACGGTTTCTGCGTCCGTTTTTGTGAAGGTGGTTTCGTAACCGTAAGCATCCGTTATAACCATGCTTTCATCATTGAAGGTGATGATTTCGTCCCAGCCCGGATCATATCTATAGTGTACCGTATAGGTTGTTAAGCGGGTGCCATCTGTAATATGACCAACATAGGCTTCTTGCGAGCCATTTCCTTTGGAGAATGTCCAGACTTTACCTTGAGAAGGGCTGATGTAACAATAGGTGCTATAGCCGCCGGATTTACGTACATAAGCGATATCGTCAGCTATGAAATCCATGAGGAGTTCCATTTCTTCTGTCGTGACGACTTTTTCGGACGTGGTTGTAGAAGATGCAGCAACTTCTTGCGTCGCAGCTTGGGACGCACTCTCAGAAACGGCACTTTCTGCGGCAGGCTCGGATGCACGGACTTGCACGGTGGACGATGCTGATTGGCTGCTGTAGAAGCTGTGATAGGTGATCACGATAGGAACATCCATGGCATACCAGATATCGGTTTCAAACTCCGGCGCACCATCAACGGTGATCTCGATGATATCGTTCTCTGTATCAAGGATGCCGAGGAGCAAGTCTCCCTTACCAACAGCGTTGACGTTTATGAAACCGGCGTCCTTGAGTTGCTTTACAACATTGCGATAATCACCGTATCGGGAGATATCCGGCATCTTGACTTCGCCCATAGCAAGATGGGAGTTTGCAATACGTTCTTCTTCCAATCGGGCGAGTTCCGCACGATGAGCGGCAAGCTCCTGCGCATGCTTTTTACTGGCAGAGCTGTAAATGTTACCTCCAGCCAGAAGAGCAATGACAAGTGCAAAGGCAATGAGACACTTTTTCTTGTTGGCTTTATAGTAATTGATGCCCTTGGCGATTGCGCGGCCGGTCTGACGAGCATGCTTTTCCCGCTGTGCAGACGCCCATTCTTTGTAAATGCGGGCTTCCTCTGCATCCCGGGCTTCCTGCTCTTTCCGAAGGCGTTCGGCCTCTTCGGCTTCGCGCTGAAGGCGTTCTTCTTCGGCCTTCTTTTTGGCACGCCGTTCTTCAAAGGGTGAAGCGAAAAGATCGATGACACGGCTTGCGTTTTCGGCAGCTTTGATTTTGGCGTCGTCAACAATATGCTTTGTATGCTCAGATTTAGAGTAGTTGAAGTTATAGTTGTAATTGTAGTTGACGTTGCTTTCACGATCGGGTTCGTCGTGTGCTTTCTGCTTTTTATGCACTGACTTTGTTTTAGCGTGCTTTGGCTGCTGACTTGCAGATGTATAGCGCACAAAGGGAGCAATATCAAATTGTATACCGCAGTAGGGACAGAACACAGATTCGCAGTCTGGATTCGGAACTTCAAATTTTGCACCGCATTCCGGGCATGTGATAACTGCCATGATTTTTCCTTTCCTCACAAGGGATTCGTACACATGAAAATTATAGCACCACAGGAATAAAAAGTAAATTGCGTAAAACGCAGAAAGGGGTAGAAAGAATGGATTACTGGGAATACCTTGCGCACGGTCAGGGCAGTGAACGGCGCGGACACCGGTATTACGCGCGCGAACTGATCGGCAACAAAAACGGCAAGAATGTATACCGTTACTTCTATACTGCCGATGAATACTCTGCCTACAAGCAGAACAAGGGTACGCCCGGCCGGGGTACTTATGCCGAGACCGGCACCAGCAGGAGCGCCATTGTGTGGCCGAAGAACACGAGCCGAAAGCGTAAAGCTGCCGAGGCGCGGAACTCGGTTGAGCAGCAGAAGAGCGCCATGGACCGGGAGCGTACACGCACGAGTGTCCGTGCAGAGAAAATCAAAATGGACGCTAAAGCGTACCGCAAGCAGCGCAGGCAGGAAAAGAACGACGCCCGGCATGAACTGAAGCGCAAGATGGATGTTGCCCGCAAGCGCAAGCTGGCCCGGGAGAGCGTTGCCGCGCAGAAGAGCGCCATGGACAGAGACCGCGCTCACACGAGCGTCCTCGCCGAGAAGGTGCAGATGGATGCAAAGCGCTACCGCAAGCAGAAGCGCGAACGCATTAAGGCCAACCGCATTGCCCAGCAGCATACGATGGACCGCGAGCGGTGGAAGAAAAACGAAAAGGCTGAGCAGGCAAAGAGCCGCGGCGACAAGCATAGCACACGCGTGCAGGAAGCCATCCGGGAGAAGGTGCATAAGGATGCCGTAGCCTACCGCCGCAAGCGTGCACAGGAGAGCGTCCGTGCCCAGAAGGTGGCGATGGATGCAAAGCGCTACCGCCGCCAGAAGCGGGAAATGCTGAAACAGAAACGCGCCGGGCAGAAGCGCATTATGGATAACATCCGCCAGCGCCCGTATTACCAGCCCACCATCAAGCGCGGCCGCTGAGAACGAGGAGGGATGGCATGGTACGGGACGAAGAACTTTACCACTGGGGCATCAAGGGCATGAAGTGGGGCGTGCGCCGGTTCCAGAACCCGGACGGCAGCCTGACCCCGGCCGGTAAAAAACGCTACAGCGCAGAGGACGGCGAAAGGGAGGAAAAGCCCAATTACGCCCCGAAAGCGCCGAAAAAGAGCGCCAGTGACTATACCGATGACGAGCTGCGCGCCCAGATCAACCGGATGCAGATGGAAAAGCAGTACCGGGATCTTGCCGGGCAGATGAACGTGCGGGAGGACGACCCCAACAAGGAACTGAAGCTGCAGCGGGAGCGGCTGCAATTGCAGCGGGATGTGAAGAACCTGAAGAAGGAGATCAACAGCGGGCAGACCTTTGTGGGCAGTGTGCTGAGTGATGCAGGCAAGAAGGCTTTGACCACGATGGCCACCGGTGCAATGCTTTACATGGGCAGACAGACCGTGAAGACGCTGTTCGATAACCCTGATCTGGCAAATGCGGTGGGCAAGGGCAGCCTTGACAAGGAAGAAAAGAAGAAGGACGACTGACAGCGGGAGGAAAAATCAAAATGGAAATGGACCTTGGTTCCCGGCTGAAGCACGCCTGGAACGCTTTTCTGAACCGGGACCCTCCCCGGAACTTTGGCGGTTATGCAGGCGGCTACAGCTACCGTCCTGACCGGGTGCGGCTGACGAGAGGCAACGAACGCACCTTTGTGACCAGCGTGTACAACCGCATTTCCATGGACTGTAGCGCAATTACGATTCAGCACGTAAGGCTCGATGACAATGGCCGGTTTGATTCGGTCATCGATTCGGGCCTTAATGCTTGTCTGAATCTGGAAGCAAACCTTGACCAGACGGGGCGGGGACTCGTGCAGGACATTGTGATGAGTATGCTGGACGAGGGCGTTGTGGCGGTGGTGCCGGTGGAGACCGACTACGACCCGAGCATGAGCAGCAGCTACCGCATTTACTCCATGCGGGTGGGAAAGGTGCTGGAGTGGTACCCGGAACACGTGCGGGTACGGCTTTACAACGACAAAACCGGCCAGAAGGAGGAACTGGTGCTGCCGAAGAAGACGGTGGCACTGATCGAAAACCCGTTTTACGCCATCATGAACGAGCCGAACAGCACGATGCAGCGCCTGATCCGAAAGCTGAGCCTGCTGGACGTGGTGGACGAGCAGGCGGGTGCCGGAAAGCTTGACCTGCTGATCCAACTACCCTACGTTGTGAAGAGCGAGGCGCGGCGGGAACAGGCCAACCGGCGCAGACGGGAGATAGAAGAACAGCTCCGTGACTCGAAATACGGAATTGCGTGGACAGACGGCACCGAGCGGGTGACGCAGTTGAACCGCAGCCTTGAAAACAACCTTCTGAAGCAGATCGAATACCTGACGAACATGTTTTACAGTCAGTTGGGTATTACCCTTGAGATCATGAACGGTACTGCAGACGAGGCGGCGATGACCAACTACTACAACCGCATCGTGGAGCCCATTGTAAGCGCGATCACGGACGAGATGAAACGGAAATTCCTGACCAGAACGGCACGCAGTCAGGGGCAGAGCATCCTGTTCTTCCGTGATCCGTTCAAGCTGGCACCCATTGGCACAATGGCTGAGATGGCGGACAAGTTTACTCGCAACGAGATCATGAGCTCCAACGAGTTCCGGCAGGTGATCGGACTGAAGCCGAGCAAAGACCCACGGGCGGACGAACTGAGCAATAAGAACCTGAACCAGAGTCCGGACGAGATACAGAACACCGCCATGGCTGGCGGAAAGGAAACGGTGGACCGGTTGCTGGCAAGGGAGAAAGGATAAGGGAAAAATCAAAATGGCGTTGAATTTTGACTATGATTTTTCCGGTTATGCGACCAAGGCAAACATGAAGTGCTACGACGGGCTGACCATTGCACCGAACGCCTTTAAGGGCGACAACGGCAAGAAGGTACCTGTGGTGTGGAACCACAACCACTCCGGCCCGGAGTATGTGCTGGGGCACGCTTTGCTGCAGAACCGGAAGGACGGCGTATATGCATACGTCAAGCTGAAAGACACCCCCAGCGGCCAGACGGCACTGGAGGCGGTGCGCTGCGGCGACATTGATGCCATGTCCATTTTTGCGAACGGTCTGCAGAAGGCCGGGCAGACGGTGATGCACGGTGTGATCCGGGAACTGAGCCTGGTATTGGCCGGGTGCAACCCCGGGGCACTGATCGATGAGATCGTGGCGCATGGCGCAGACAACGATGGTGAAGGCGGCGAGGCCTTTATCTATACCGATGGCGGTATCAGCCTGAAGCACGGGCTGGACCCCGACGACAACCCTTTGAACGAGGAGGATGACGATATGGCGAAAGCAGGCGGTAAGACGCTGGAAGAAGTGTACAACAGCATGACTCCCGAACAGCAGAAGTGCTGCTGTGCACTGGTGGGCATGGCGAAGGACGGCCTTGACGAGGAGAATGACCCCGACGAGGACGATGAGGACTACGACGAGGACGACTATGATGACGATGAGGACTACGAAGACGAGGAGGACGACATGAAGCACAACGTTTTCGACAACGACCCTGAGCAGGGCGTGCTGCGCCACAGCATGGACGAGATCAATGCCGCCATTGCGGACGGTAAGAGCTGCGGCAGCATGAAGGACGCATTTATCGCCCACGGCATTGAGGACGTGGAGTGGCTGTTCCCTGAAGACCATCTGCTGGACACCCCGCCCCGTATCATCGACCGTGATCAGAGCTGGGTGAGCAAGGTGATGAGCGGCGTGCACCACATTCCCTTCAGCCGCGTGAAGAGCATGGCCGCTGACCTGACCGAAGAGGATGCCCGCGCCAAGGGTTACATCAAGGGCAACTTCAAGAAGGAGCAGGTGTTCAGCCTGCTGAAGCGCTCTACTACCCCCACCACCGTTTACAAGAAGCAGAAGATGGACCGCGACGACGTGGCGGACATTACCGGCTTTGACGTGATCGCATGGCTGAAGCAGGAGATGCGCGTGAAGCTGAACGAGGAGCTGGCCCGCGCTTACCTGATCGGTGACGGCCGCCTTTCCTCCAGCGATGACAAGATCAACGAGGGCAACATCCGTCCCATTTACAACGACGATGACCTGTTTACCATCAAGGTGCAGGTGGAGACCGCTGCCGGTGACGACACTGCCACGAAGCTGGACAAGATGATGACCGCTGTACTGAAGGCCCGCAAGAACTACAAGGGCGCAGGCAACCCGACCTTCTACACCACTGAGGACATTCTGACCGACCTGCGTCTGATGAAAGACAAGATCGGCCACCGCCTGTACAAGAACGACGCAGAGGTTGCCGAAGCACTGCGTGTGAAGGAGATCGTGACTGTGCCGCAGATGGAGAACATGAAGGGCGTGAACGGCGGCGAGTTCGTTGGCCTGATCGTGAACCTGGCTGACTACACCGTTGGCGCAGACAAGGGCGGCGCTGTGAATATGTTCGATGATTTCGACATCGACTACAACCAGCAGAAGTACCTGATCGAGACCCGCTGCTCTGGTGCCATGACCACCCCGTTCGGCGCAATGGCCATCGAGTACAAGGTTGCCTGATAAGGAGGAGATGCAAAATGCTGCGTAAGTTCTATGAGCAGGGCAAGGACCTGCACGTTGCAAACTACATGGCCTACGGCAAGACTGCAGACCACAAGCTGTACGCCGATGCCGCTTTCAAGGAGACTGTGACCAAGGAAGAGATCGAGGACGCTTTCAAGAAGGGCCGCCTGATCGTTGTGGAGGGCGAAAACTACCTGCTGCCCGTCGCCTTTGGCACCACCGGCGTTGTGACTGTGACCGCAGGCGAGACCGTGAAGACCCAGGCGTGGACCGCCAGCGACCCGGCATGAAGGGCAGACGCTGCGCTGGACAAGTTCATCTTGGATGAAGATGTACTGGCGTGAGCGCCCAAAAATCAAAATGGAGTGAAAGCGCTATGAGCAAGTGGTTTGGAAAGCTTGGTTTTGTGGAAACTCAGGAGACGGAGCCGAGCGTTTACTCGGAGGTTGTAACAGAGCGTGACTGTTACGGCGACCTTATGCGGAACACGCGCAGGTTACAGTCCGGTGACAAGGTGAACGATGATATAAACCTTGCGAACACGTTAAGCGTCATCGCAGACCCATATGTTCAGGAGCACTTTTGCGATATCCGGTACGCAACGCTTTACGGCGGAAAGTGGAAGGTGACAGATGTGAGCGTGGAGTATCCACGACTTGTTCTGACGCTGGGAGGGTTATGGCATGGCAACTGAACTGAGCGAAAGACGCTCCGGGCTGGATGCTTTTTTGCGCAGCATTGTGAAACAACGGTGCGGCAGTGAAAACGTGTACTACCAGCCGCCTGCAAACCTGCGGATGAGATACCCTTGTATCTGCTACAAGCTGGAAAAGATCCGCAGCCCGAAGGCTGACGACCGCGTATACCGACAGACCTTCCATTATTCCGTGACGGTGATCGATACGAAACCGGACAGTGAAATGACTGCGGCCATGAGTATGCTGGAACGAGCTGCCCATGACCGCAATTTTGTTTCCGACAACTTATACCATGACGTATTCAGCGTGTGGTACTGACACCTTTATGAAGGAGGATGAAACTTATGGCAAGACTGGTATGGGATGCAGACGGCGCCCGCAAGTTTACGATGGGCGTTTCCAATGGCGTGCTTTACCCGAAGAACGGTGAGAGCGGCAAGTACGGCACCGGCGTGGCATGGAACGGCCTGACCGGCGTGACCGAGAGCCCCAGCGGCGCAGAACCCACTGACCTGTGGGCCGATAACGGCAAGTACGCCCGCCTGATCTCCGGTGAGGACTACGGCTTTACCGTAGAGGCCTACTACTACCCTGACGAGTGGAAGCAGTGCGACGGCTCTGCCGAGGTGGTGAAGGGCGTGACCATTGGCCAGCAGAAGCGCATTCCCTTTGGCTTCAGCTGGCAGACCAAGATCGGCAACGATCAGGACCCGGATGCAGGCTATGTGATCCATGTTGTGTGGAACGCCACCGCACAGCCCAGCGAGCGCAGCCACGAGACTGTGAACGACAGCCCGGATGCAATGACCTTCAGCTGGGAGTGCGGCACTGTGCCCACCAACGTGACCGGCTACAAGCCCTCTGCCGTGATGGAGATCGACAGCACTTCTGTGAGCGCAGAGACGATGAAGAAGGTGGAGGCAAAACTGTACGGCGACGACACCACCGGCACCCCCACTCTGCCCACCCCGGACGAGCTCATTACTCTGCTGAAGGCAGGCTAAGCAATAAATTCAAAATAAAAAGGAGAGATCTATTATGCTGAAGAAAACTGTTACCTACACCGACTACAATGGCGTGGAGCGCACCGAGGACTTTTACTTCAACCTGACCCGCAGTGAGCTGATGGAGATGCACCTGACCACCGAGGGTGGCATGGACGAGAAGATCAACAGCATCATCAAGGCCAAGAGCCAGCCGGAACTGGAGAAGCTGTTCAAGGAGATCCTGCTGAAGAGCTACGGCAAGAAGAGCCCGGACGGCCGCCTGTTCATGAAGAACGACGAGATCCGCGCCGAGTTTGAGGCAAGCCCGGTGTACGACGAGCTGTACATGAAGCTGTTTACCGATGAGAACGCCGCCGCAGACTTTGTGAACGGCGTGATCCCGCAGGTGCAGCCCAAGGCAAACCCCGCCATGCAGATGGCAGCAACCGCTAACGCAGCCCCCGTACTGACGCTGGGCTAATAATCAAGGGAGAAAACTCCCTTAGCGTCAATAGTCCGCCCCACCAAAGAAAGATGCGGCGGTGCTAGAACGCTGCTCCCCCGCCAGAGGGAGTTTTTAAAGAAAGGCTATCCGCGTAAAAAACGGGTGGCCTTTTATTTTTTCGTTATAAGACGAACACATTTGAAACATACAGGGAGGGCAGAAGAATGCTGGAGATCATAGTACCGGGCAGAGAGGACTGGGATGAGCGGACAAACGAGTTCGTATACGAAAAGCCGACCCTGCTGCGGCTGGAGCACAGCTTGCTCTCTCTGTCCAAATGGGAAAGCAAATGGCACAAGCCATGGCTGGACACGAGAAAGCCGAAAACACGGGAGGAGATGCTGGATTACATCCGGTGCATGACCGTGACCCAAGGAGTAGACCCGAAGGTATACACCCGGCTGACACGGCAGAACATGGCTGACATTAAAACATATATGGAAGACCCGATGTCCGCGACCTGGTTCAACGATAAAAAGAAGGGGCGAGGACGCGGACGAGTGCAGACCGCAGAGCTGTTCTACTGCGCAATGGCAAGCTACGGCATCCCGTTCAGCTGCGAAAAATGGCATTTGAACCGGCTTTTGACCCTTTTGCGGGTATGCGGTGAGGAAAACAGCCCGAAGCAGAAGATGACGAAGCGGGAAGAGATGATGCAGCGGGATGCGCTGAACAACGCCCGCAGAGCAAAGTACCACACGAAGGGGTGAACAGCATGAGCCGGGTGATCAGCTTTGCGCAGCACGGCGACTTTAAGAAAAGCCTGACCTTTATGACCAGAGCGCGCAGCCGGAACGTGCGCGGCATTCTGGAAAAATACGGGCAGAGGGGCGTAGAGGCACTGGCGATCGCGACCCCGAAGGCAACGGGAAAGACAGCGGCAAGCTGGAGCTATGAAATCAAAATGGATGATAACGGGGCAACGCTGTGCTGGAAAAACGCCAACATCGTGGACGGTGTGCCCATTGCGGTGATCCTGCAATACGGGCACGGCACCCGGAACGGCGGTTACGTGCAGGGAACGGACTACATAAACCCGGTGATGAAGCCGCTGTTTGATGAAATTGCCGCAGAACTGTGGAGGGAGGTAAGAAAGGCATGAGCCAGGAAGTAGACCAGCGCGTTGTAGAGATGCGGTTTGACAACGCGAAGTTTGAAAAGAATGTCCAGCAGAGCATCAACAGCCTGAACGCACTGAACGAGAGCCTGAAATTTGAGGGCGCGGAAAAGGGCTTTGCCGAGGTGGAGAAAGCCAGCGAAAAGGTGGACTTTGACCGGATGACGACCGCGCTGGAAACGCTGACGGGAAAGTTTTCGGCGCTGGAAGTGATCGGTATGACGGCGCTGGTGAAGATCACGGACAAGGCCATTGATACAGGCGCAAAGCTTGCAAAGAGCCTTTCCATCGATCAGGTGATGAGCGGCTGGAACAAGTATGCCCAGAAGACTGCCAGCGTGCAGACCATCATGAACGCGACGGGCAAGAGCATTACCAAGGTGAACGGCTACCTTAGTAAGCTGATGTGGTTCTCCGACGAGACCAGCTACAGCTTTACGGACATGACGCAATCACTTGGACAGCTGACGGCGTCGGGCGGCGACATTGAGAAAGTTATCCCGATGATCATGGGCATGGCAAACGCCACAGCCTATGCGGGCAAGGGCGCAAGTGAATTTTCCCGCATAATCTACAACCTGAATCAGAGTTACAGTCAGGGCTATCTGAGCCTGATGGACTGGAAATCAGTAGAACTTGCGGGCGTGGCGACCGCTGAGCTGAAAAAGCAGATCATCAGCACCGGCATTGAACTTGGAAAGATCAAAGATGGCGATGTGACGGTTGGCACATTCAGCTCGACACTTTCGTCAAAATGGGCTGATAAAGAGGTAATGGAGACCGCCTTCGGCAAGTTTGCAGAGTTCAGCGAAGCGGTAAAAAAGATGGTGGACGCGAACCCCGGAATGCTGGCATCACAGGCCATTGAAGCGCTTGCCGGCCAGTACGACGAAGTGACCGTGAAGGCCTTTAAAGCCGCGCAGGAGGCCAAGAGTTTCAGCGAGGTCATTGACGCTACCAAGGACGCTGTAAGCTCTGGCTGGATGCAGACCTTTGATATTCTGTTCGGCAACTACGAGGAGGCAAAGACCTTCTGGAGTGACCTGGCAGAGCAGTTCTGGGATATTTTTGCAGGCGGCATGGGCGGACGCAACAGCTGGCTGAAGAAGGCCTTTAATGGCGGCATGGACCAGCTTTTGGACGATACGGCACTGGGAGACGTGGGCGATGCATTTACGAAACAGCTGCGGCGCAGCCTGATCGCCAACGGCAAGCTGACAGAGCAACAGATCGAGGACGCAGGCAGCTTTCAGAAGGCGCTGGAGAATGCGGGAGTGACCGCAGATGATCTGTACGAGCGTGTACAGGCGAGCCTTGCCGGATACGAAGAAACGGCGAAGATGAGTGATGCGGAACTGGCTGCGCAGGGCGTGAGCCGGGAAACCCTGAACAAGACGATAGAAGCCTACCGGAAAATGGCCGAGGCAATTCAAAATGGCGAAGTGAGCCTCGACAGCTATGCCGCCAAGATGGGCGAGATGAGCGGCAGGGAGCACTTTTTCAATGGCATCCTGAACATCCTGAAGGGCATCAACAGTGTGCTGGGGCCTATCCGGGACGGATTTGACGAAGTGTTCCATACGGACGGCGGCCCGCTGTACAGTTTGCTGAAAGGGTTTGACAACCTGACCAGCAAGCTGGCGCTGAACGAAGGCGTTATGGAGAGCCTGACGAAGCTGTTCAAGGGGCTGTTCAGCGTGCTGAGCGTGGGTGGAAAGGCTATCCGGGTGACAGGGCGTATTGCTTTGGCGGTGATCGGCAAGCTGATGAATGCACTGGAGCCGCTGGGCAATTTGCTTTTGCAGGCAGGGGCAGCCTTTGGTGATATTTTTACCACCCTGAACGAGAGCCTTGACAATGCCGAGAGCATCGATGAGGTGATCAATGCGCTGGCGGTGGCTTTTGGTAAGCTGTTGCAGCCGGTGAAGGATATTTTCGGGCTGCTGCAGACGCTGATCCATGGCGGTACGGTGGAAGAGGCAAAGGGGCAGTTCAAGACCTTTGGCGGCATTGTGAACGCTGTGAGCGCCGTATTCCAGAACTTTGGGCTGAAGGGCGTCAGCATCAGCGGAGCGCTGGGCAGCGCGGTGAAGCTGCTGGGTGGGGTGTTCTTTGCAGCCTTTGACGGCGTGGGGGCGCTGATCGGAAAGACATTCGGCGCATTTCGGGATGCGGGCAAGAATGTTGGCGACTTCAAGGACAAGCACCTTGAGACGCTGGAACAGGTACGGGATACCGTGGTAAGCCTGCCGGAGAAAGCTGGCGCTGCAATGCTGTGGTTTGCAGGGTGCATACAGACGGCGTTTTATAACGTGGCAGATGCCAGCAAGACGGCACTGACAGCGGTACAGGCGTTTTTCCATCTGGAGGACGGCATTGATCTGTACCGGCTGTTCTCCATTATTGCTGTTGGTGCACTGGCAGCAGCCATCTACGGTGCAACAGTGCTGCTGAAGAAGGCGAGCGACAACCTGAAGAAAACTCTTGCAAACCCGATCTCGGACTTTTTTAACAGTCTGACGTTGGCTGTAAATACTTGGACTAAGGCGCACACGACTAACAATCTTGCCACAGCGGCAAAAGCCATTGCAACGGCGGTAGCACTGATCAGCGGAAGCATCTATCTGCTGAGCCGGATAGACGACCCGGACAAAGTGGTACAAGCGCTATTCAGTGCGATGGCGGTATTGTTCGGCTTTATCGTTGCGTTGAAGGCACTGGCCGCTACGGACCTGACCGGACTGAACACGGCAAAGCTGGTGGGAACCATTGCAGCTGTGAGCCTTGGTATGACAGTGCTCAGCGCGGCGATGATCAAAATGGGCAGTATGGATGCCGATCAGGTAAAGAACGGAACGGAGGCCATTGGGCATGTGGCGGCGGTGCTTACCGGCATGGTGGGACTGCTGAGCCTGTTTAATAACCGCCTTGGCAGCATGAAGGGCGCAGGCAGCTTTATTGCCGCAGCTGCCGCGATCGATGCAATTACACTGGTGCTGATCCCGCTGGCGAAGGCTAAGAAGAATGGACTGGATATCGACGGCGCAGTAAAAGCCATTAACGGCGTGGCGATCGCGATCAGCATTTTGCTTGTAGCATCCGGTTTTGCAAAGAAACTGGCCGGGCAGGCGAAGGTGAGCACGCTGGATAAGATTGCCCAATATCTTGTGAGGCTTGGCGGACTGCTGATCGCCCTGAACGCACTTGGGGCGACCTTTTTAATGGCGGCAGGCGCGGTGGCAATACTGGCATCCACCGGGGAAAACCTGAAGAGGGGACTGACCGGTGCAGTTGTAATAACAGGACTGCTGGCTGGTGTTATGGCGGGGCTGGCCGTGCTTTCCAAGACGAAGGTGAACCCGCTGCGGATGCAGAAGATGGCGGCAAGCATGGTGATCGCGAGCGCATCGCTTGTGATACTGGCGGAAGCGGTAAGGCGCATGAGCGATGCCATGGGCTCGGATAAGAGCGGGGCGGGCTTTGCGGGCGTGGCCATAGGGCTGACGCTGATGGCCGGTGCAATCTATATTCTGGGCAAGAATGCCATGGAGAGCATGGGCGCGGCTGCGGCACTGGCGGCAATGGGCTTTGCGCTGGTAGAGATGGCATACGCGATCAAAATGCTGGCGGGCACAGACCCCACGTTTATCATGAACGCGCTGCTGGGGCTTGCCGGGGCAATGGGCATTCTTGTTGTTGGCTGCGCCGGTCTGAGCATGGTTACCGCGAACATTACCGGGCTTGCAGGCTCCTGCCTGATGCTGGCGGGGGCGCTGTATCTGCTGACACCGGCGTTCAAGGGGCTGGCAAGTCTGACACTGGATCAGGCAATCGCAGGCATCTGGGCAATGGCAGGCGTGATGATCGCGCTGGGCATTGTGGGTGCAAACCCGCCGGTGGCTTTGGGACTTACTGCCGTAGCGGGAAGTCTGAAGATCCTGCTGGGCGCCTTTAAGGACTTTGCGAGCGGACTGCTGAAGCTTTCCATCGCGGCGGTTATCATGGGCATCCTTGCCTATTTATCCGGACCGATCTGTCAGGCGATTATTGGCGCGGGCGATGACATTGCTGATGCATTGGACATCATCCTGAAGGCAATCTGCAATACGATCATCAATAATGCCGAGCCGATTGCGAAAGCAATTGCATCGGTCGTTATTATTGTTGTTGACGCGGTGATCCAGATACTTGCATGGGGCTGGGAAAGAATAAAAGCGGCCATTGAAGAAAAAACCGGCCTGATCTGGGACGAGACGAGCAGCATCTTTAACCCTGCAAGCTGGATCGACGCGCTTACTGCAAAGGATCGCCCATTCGGAAAGCTTCTTAATATGCTTACCGATCCATTTCTTCAGGTATTTGACACGAGCCTTGATGAAATGGGCAACAAGCTGGAAGAAGTTGTAGACTTCCGGAAAATGGCGGAGGAAAAGCTGAGCGATGTTCCTGACGTGCCGGACATCAATTACATTGATCCGAAAGAAGCTGCTAACAGCTCTGCCAAAACCGCAGAAAACACCAAGAACGCAGCAGACGCTACCGGGGTTTCAGCCACGAACATGGAAAAGAGCGCAACGGCAATGGCGGTGAGTGCCAAGAGCAGCGAGGAAATGGCCGACGGCATGATCCAAGTGGCGGATGACAGCGGCAGAGTGTATACCATGACCACAGAGCAGGCCAAGGCGATGCTGGACGGCAAGACCGCCACGGAACAGACGGCAGGGGCTGTGAATGACCTTGGCGGCGCTGCAGCGCGGACGACCGGAAAGCTGAGCAGTACAACAGCGGTCATGCGCACCTGTGCGGAAACGGGAGCAGCGAGTACCGAGGTGCTGGACGAGGCCGGGAACGCACTGGAGGGAAAAGAAGAGCAGCTGACAGACGATACTACCACGGCTGTTCAAAATACCATGGATGAAGCCGGTAACACCGCAGAGGAAGGCGGCAAGAGCGCAGCAAGCCGGTTTGTGAACGGATTCTTATCGATTCTGCCGAAGGGTCTCAAAGATTTTCTGAGTGGCGTCGGTATCAATACGAGCGGGATCACTGCCGTGGTAAGCGGTGCAGCGGACAAAGTGTCCGGGCTGAAATCCGTTGATGATATGCTGACGAACCCCGACAAGAAGAAAACGACTGTGCCGACCACCAAGAATGGCAAAACGGACAGCGGAGGAGAAAGCTGGAAAGACCTGCTTGGCGATATTGCAGAGCAGGCAAAAGATGCAGCATCGGATGCGGCATCTACCCTGACCAGCAGCAAGGGAAAAGGCAAATCCTCCGGCAGCAAAAAGACCCTTGCGGAGCAAATTGAGGAGAAGTACAAGACCCGGCTGGAGGCCAATAAGACCTTACAGAGCACCATTGATCAGGAATACGAGCTGTGGCAAGCCGAAAACCAGTACAGCGCCAGCGAGGATGATCTGATGGCCAAGAAAGCTGCCCACGCGGCGGACGCCATTAAAGCGCAGACCGAGCGGGTGAGCATTGCACAGGCAAAGTATGATGCGCTGTATTCAAAATGGGGTGCAGAGAAGGCGGAGACAAAGAGCGCCTATAACGAGTTGCTGGAGGAAAAGACCAGCCTTGCGGAACTGAAGGCCAAGCAGTACACTGACCTGTTTGAGGAAGTGGCGAAGCGGTATGACACGAACCTCGACACGCTGGAGAAGCAGTACAACCTGTGGAGCGCAGAAAATGAAAACAGCGCGACCCAGATGGACAAGATCCGGCGTGAGACCGAGTACATGACCGAGGAACTTGCTGTACGGCAGAAGCAGGAAGCCAATGCGCAAGAGCAGTATGACGTACTGAAAGAAAAACTTGGTGAGGACAACCAGCTGACCATTCAGGCGTACAACGAACTGCTGGATGCGCAGACCGAACGGGTAGAACTGGAAAACAAGATCGCAAAGCAGCAGCTGGCAGAGATCGAGGAGCGCATCAGCCAGATCGAAACGGCACAAAAGCGTGCTTCCAGCCAGATGGAGATGCTGCAGAAGGTGTACGACGACGGCGACCTGAGTGCTCGCGCGGATGCCTACCGGGAGGCCGTGGAGACCTACGGCAAGGACAGCGAGCAGGCACGAAAGGCACGGTATCAGGGCACGACGGCTTCGATCCTTGCGGCGGTGGAGGCGGTGAAGAACCTGAACTACCAGATGCAACAAACTGAGGAAATCCAGAAGAAGCTGGACAGAACGGATATTTCCGATGCCGATCGCAAGCAGTATGAGCAGGAAAAGCTGGAATCACAGACGGCATTCCTTGGGTTTGCAGAGAACCTTGCGGACGCACTGAACCTTGGAGATACCGGCAAACAGGTGACCCTGAAGCTGGCGAAGACTATCCAGAAGAACTGGACGCCGATCAAGGAAGGCTTTAATACCGCCATGGACAAAGCTTTTGCGAATAACCCGGAACTGAAGAACAAGCTGACGGATGCCTTTAAGACCGCCTTCAGCGAGACGGGCATTGAGGTGGGAACGGAGTTCGTTTCCACCATCGTAGCCATGATGCAGGGTGACTGGGCGAACGCACTGGCCAGCGGCCTGAACTTTATGATCGATTTCCTGAATACGAAAATGGGCCAAGACCTGATGACGACGGTATTGCCAAAGATCACAGAACTGTTCAGCAATGTGGGCAAGGCTGCCCAAGGCGCACAGATCGGTCAGGCGATGGGCGAGATGGGCGGAGAGATGGCCGTGGCTGCATCCGAGGGCGGCGGACTGGTTGCTGTGCTGGAAGCAGTTGCGGGCGGTATTGGCAGCATTGGCACCGCTGTTGCGAGCTTCGTGGCAGAGTTCTGGCCGTTTATTCTGGCAGCTGTGGCGATCGTTGCTCTGCTGGGCGGCATTGCGGCGCTGGTAAACAAGCATAACGGCGTGGACAAAGTGGACAAGGAACTGGCTGAAAAGGAAAAGGACAGCGGCGCGGACCTTGACATCAACTTTGCATGGGGCATCAACGCCAAGAAGGACAAGGTGGACGATGCCGTGACCGCCATGACCCAGAACGCCGTGGACATTGCTGCTTCGGCTGCGCAGAGCATGGAGGACGCGCTGAACGAGGACTGGGATTACACCCCGACCATCCGGCCGGTGGTAGATATGACCGAGGTATGGGACAGCGCAGAGGACATGAACAGCGCATTTGCCGGGGAAAAGCCCATGGAGCTGGACAGCAACTTGACGGCGCGGCTTGCGAAGGACGCAGACCGCGCATACGGAAATCAAAATGGAAGCGGTACTGACGCACAAACCGGACGGGATGCAGAGCTGCTGAATGCCGTGAGCCGCCTTGGCGACCATATGGACGCTGTAGGCGAGAGCATCCGCGGCATGAAGGTAGTAATGGACGGCCGGAAGACGGTTGGCTACATTGACAGCCAGCTTGGCGTGCGGGCCGAACGGAGAAGATAAGGAGGTGCAGCAATGGCAAGTATAGCGCTTTCTTCCATGGCACTGGGCAGCGTGATCACGCTGAATGAAAACGGTGTGGCAGCAGAGTTTGTTATTGCCCGCCACGATTACGAGAGCGGACTGAACGGAGCAGGACGAACCCTGCTGGTGAGAAAGACCTCGCTGGCTGACAAGTATAGATGGGGATATGTGGACAGCACTACGGACTTGCGCTGGGATGACAGATCTGACCTGAAAACCTGGCTGGAGCAGACCTATGCGGCACGGCTGGACGAGGAGATCCGCAGAAATATCGGTAAAACAAAGTATTATTTTAATGTCCCTACCTATACCCATGTCAGTGAACAGACAGAGGGAAGTGTATTTCTGCTTTCTGCGGCTGAACTGAGCAGTGATAAACAGTATCGAGATGGCAGCACAAAGCTGGACGACGCCGTGCTCCGTGTGCTGGAAAGCGGTGAAGGCGACCCATGGTGGACCAGAAGCGTTTACCCGAATTCCCACAAGGAAGACGGCGACGACATGGAGTATTGGTGGTTCACACGAGTAGCGCTGTATAAGAAGTATCGTAAACACTCATGGTCCGAAAATAAAGACATAGAAGGCTGGGCGATTGAGGAAAGCGGCTTCCCTGACGCCGAATATGATGGTACGGCAACGATTCGTCCATGTTTAACGGTGCCGGGAACAATGCGTGTGGATGACGGCACCGGAGGCGGTGGAGGAAGCCTTAGAGAAAACCACCCGCCGAAAATCAGTTGCTGGCTCCCGGACCAGGAGAACATGGGCTCCTACAGCAGAAGATTTGACATACTATATACCGTATACGATGAGGACGCCGATGTGATGACGGTGACTGAATACGTAGATGGGATACAGCTGAAGCAATTTACTGCGCAGAACGGGCAGCAGATACTCTATACACTGGACGAGCGGGTGTTCGGTCAGTTGGCAGCAGAAAAATACCATACTGTCAAAATAACGGTATATGACGGCACCAAAGCTGCCGAGTGGACGCAGACCTTTTACAAAAGCTACCAGAAGGGCTACCGCGTATATGCAGGTACGCTGGCTGGAAAGCGGGATGGTATAGTAAACAATGGCGCTCACGGACTGAACTCGTACAAATGGGATACCCGCTACTGTATCTACGACCCGACTTGTGTGGACGACGAACGGGATAACATCATCATAGACCCGCAGCTTGAAATGGAGAAAAATGAGTTTGGGTCTTTTGAGTTCACGATGCCGGTATCGAGCTGCTTTTACAACAGCCTGATCCCGCGGCGCACAGTAGTGAGCGTGGAGGAAGACGGCGTTGAGATCTGGATGGGGTATGTGACGGAGATCAATAAGAATTTCCAGATGGAAAAGAAGGTGTACTGTGAGGGCGAGCTTGGATTTCTACAGGACATCAGCCTTGTGCTGGAGGCGCAGGAATACACCGCCTATGCGCTGTTTGTGGCGATCATGGAAGCTGCCATTGCTGCATCTGTCTCGGGCTGGAAGCTCTTTCTGCAGGGAAAGATCTCGGAAAATTTCAAAAACGTAAAGATAGACCTGAGGAAATACGGCACGCAGTACACCACGGTTTGGGAAGCGCTGAACAGCCTTTTACTGGGAAATGTAGGCGGAATACTGCGCATCCGCAAGCTGCCGAACGAACTGGACGGACACTACGACCGGTATCTGGACTATTTTTGGAGTGAGAATGAACTGGGATGTACGTCACAGAGCATCGAGTTTGGTAAAAATCTGCTGGATCTGGACTATTACGTGAAGGCTTATGACATTGTGAACCGGGTGACGTATTACGGGTACGAGACAAAAGGCTGGTGGATCTTTGCGCACACGAATAAGATCTCTGTGACGGTGGAGGATTCAGAGTCTGTAGTGATTTATGGATCGATCGAACGGTGCTATGTGGCGGACGGCACAGCCTCGACAAAGGAAAGCCTGATGAAGGCTGCCAAGGAAAAGCTGGATGAGCTGAAACTCAAAATGGATTACAGCTTTGAGATCAGTGCGCTGGACCTGCGGGATGCGGGTGTTGACGTAGATCGGCTGGGCTTTATGAAACGGGCGCAGATCCTGTCATGGCCGCACGGGCTGAACCAATTGGCGCTGTGCACGAAGCTTTCGATCCCGCTGGAAAAGCTGGACGAGAAAAAGTTTACCTTTGGCGGCGCAAGCGAGACATTGAGCAGCCAGCAGGCCACCGGTACCGGTGCGGCAAAGCGGGCGGCGGAAACGCTGCGCAGCGTAGTGAGCTATATCAACCGGTAAAATTCAAAATGGAAAGGGGTGAGACCTGAAATGTATAACGAAGAGCATGGTGTGACCATAGGGCACTACCACAGCTGGAAGCACTGGCACCTGATCCCGGTAAGCAGACCCGTGATCAACCCGCCGACCGAGCGGACGAACCTTGTGACCGTGGCGGGAATGGACGGAAGCTGGGACCTCTCGCAGGCGGTGGCGCAGCGCCCGGTATACAATGACCGGGAGGGTACGCTTGAATTCTACGTGGAAAACGACTACTGGGACTGGAACACGGCATACACCACGATTCAAAATGCTTTGGGTGGAAAGCGCCACATGGTGATTTTGGACGATGACCGCTCGCATTTCTACTATGGTGCCGTCTGGGTGGACAAGTGGAAGAGCGACAAGGGACACTCGACCATTGCGCTGAAGTACCGGCTGAACCCGTACAAGAAGGAACGGTATTCCTCGGTAGAGCCATGGCTATGGGATAACTTCAACTTTGACATGGACATCATTCGGGAGTATGTGAACACCTATGTGAACGGCTTTGCACAGCTGATCGTGCCCGGAACCGAACAGGCAAACCGGGCGGAGATCAGTATTGTTAGCGGAACGCTGAAGGTAGATGCATTCAAGCAAATGGGCGACAATTCATTTACAACAGTATATAGTGCAAGCCTGTCCGCCCCACAGAAAACAGTGATACGGGTGGAGTACACCACTTATATCTTCAACTTTTCAGGCACAGGGTACTACACCGTTGAATACCGGGGAGGGATGCTGTAATGACCTACGAGCAGGCACTGGAACAGGTACGGCACGCCATCTACGGAAAAGATGTGCGGGAAGCCATTGCCTATCTGTTTGCCAACACGAAGCTTGCCGACCCGACTCTGGACCGGTATTCAGCCAATGCAATCCAGAACAAGGCCGTGTGGGCAGAATTTCAAAATGCGTACCTTAAAATAGACCGGCTAGGCTCTACAGGCGTTGCCGGAACGGTGACGATAGGACTGGAGGACGCTGCCGGAGACGGCATCACAGACGACACCGATGCACTGAACAAAGCGCTGAACCACAGCAACTGCGTGATCGATGGCGGAAACAAGAAGTATAAGTATCTTTCTGTCATTATGGAAAACGTGGAAAACGTGCTCATCCAGAATGTAACATTCTGGAAGGGACAGGAGATGGTTGTGAAAGGATGCAAAAACATCCGATTTGAAAACTGCCGGTGGGAAGGCATAAACCCGAACGGCACGAACACCGTGTGGACTTGCGGCCTTAAACTGATGCAGCGGGAGGATGCAAACGGTAATAAGATCTGGTGTGAGAATATCACGTTAGAAGGATGCGTTTTTTACGACATCTGGTACAACGAAAATGTGCAGGGATCGTATTCGCACCATGTAAGCGGCATCGGGCTGGTGCCGTTCAGCGTACACAATCTGTTTGTCCGGCACTGCATCTTTTCGCAGATACACGGTAATGCGGCGATCCATTGGAATACATGGGAGAAAACTGGATATTTTGAGATCACAGACAACCTGTTCTATCTGACCTGCTGGGGAAGTGTTTGCTTGTTCCGCTTTGAGGCGGTATTTCCCAAAATGAGATGTAAGGTGAGTAACAATCACTTTATCGGCAGCGGACTTGGCTATATGCCGCCTGAATATATGGCAGGAATGGCAGAGCAGGATCGCGGTGTGGGCTGCGCAGCGCTTCTTGGAGGTAACGGGCGCGATGTGGCACCGAGAAAGCAGCATGTCATCTGTGAAAACAACGTCTTTATTGATTGCGTGGAAAGCTCTATCGAAGGTCCTGCATGGAACCCCTGCATCGGAAATTCCTGCTTTGGACAGGGTGCTTTGCAGGATGAGGAAAACTGCCGTCTGATGGAGGAAAAATATCAGCTGGACTACAAACTGCAGGTGCGGTATAACCCGAGCGTCAACTTCATCTACCGTTACACCGAGGAAGGCGACTATGACCCGGAAGATCCGATGGTTTTTTCGGACAACGTGATGGGAAAAAGTTATGTTGACCGGGACGGCTTTATTGCATTTCCGGGAACATACGATTCACCAGTAATATTTACCAATAACACAATGGTGGTAGAAGGTAAAACCAAGCTGTGCACACATATCCTTTTTGCAAACTTCAACAAGGGGCTGCGCTTTGAAAACAACCACGGCATCTATCCTTATTTTAATCAGTGTACAGTCAAAGGTGATTTTATCATCGATGAGATGCTGAGTCAGTGGGCGTGTGATTTTTCGAAAGCCAAGCTCATCACGAACCGAAGCCGTGAACGGTTTCCCGAAGCAAGATTTTCAGTCTATGATCCTGCGCAGGCAAAGCTGGAGAACGATCAGGCAAGCATCAAGGACGGCCATGTTATTTTAAAATCGCACGACCTAGAGGTTTCGAGTGACGACACCAAAGTCGATCCGGTCTATGATATTTCGACTGATCCACACTATGACGCAGAAAAAGAAGCCGTGATATTTGACGGGACCTTCGGCATCGATACAGGGGTACAGCTGTTTGCAACAAAACAGGATTTCACGGTCATATTAAGCTTTCAGATGGACAACTACCACGATGATGGCCTGTTGAATTTCAGCTTCATTCCTGTGTTGAGTTCTATGAGTTACACGGATGATTACAAGAAAAGTCCGGGCTTTGACGTCGGACTATCTCTTGAAGAGGGTGAAAGTGATTCTGCGCATCCGGTTGGCGGCTTCATTACGATCCGAAATTGTTGGAAATTCAGCCAGTGTCCGTCTATCGATATGGATAACTACAGCTCCTATCCAGAAAGGGTATATACCCTGCTTGTCATGCGAAAAAACGGCGTGCTCAAGTTCTATGACTTTTATATGCAAAAATATGGAGAAGTGACGGGCAACGACGCGACGGCGATTTTTAGCGGCACATTGCATATCGGCGAAACCATGATGAAACCGACTAACAGCGAAGCGTATAAGCTGCGTGGAAAAGTGTACCAGTGCAAGGTGTATAACAAAGCACTCCCGACGAAGCTGCTGGAGGAGATGTTCCCAAACATTTATTCCAATGAGAGCCGCACCAAAGGAAGTGTTACCTGCTATGCTGACAATCGGCAGTACAAAGTACGTATTGTCCGATGTACCTATCTGGAGGTGACGATCGATCTTGGAAAGCACGCATGGCCTGAATATGCGGGTAAGTATCCGAAGGCTGTCGGTATAAAAGTGACTGGTCTGTACGGCTTTGACGATGTGATCTGGGTGGGCACAGGAACGGACGGTCACGTATCAAAATGGATCTACAAGAGTGGTGAACTGAAACCACACGAAGCTATTACCGTGACCATTGCGAACACCGGAACCTGCCCCAATCTTGAGGCGAAACTTGTCGCATTCCGCTGCGTTAACCTTACGGAAGATTTTGAATGCGTGCCCGCAACAGGGATCGGGATGAATTGGTCGGGTCCGCTTACGATCACAGTGGGCAGCGAGCTGAAGGGTGATATTGTTCTGACGCCTGCGGGTGCTAACATGAGGAAAGAGTTCAAAATGGAATTCACAGGTGACAGTATCGCAGCGTCTACAAGCGGTATGGCTCTGATCGTGCGCGGAGAGAGCCCGGGAAGCTCGACGATCACCGTGACGCACATCAGCGGTGCCGTTTATACCTGTACGATCAACGTTACATAAGAAAGGAGACAAAATGCTGGAAGCTTACTCCATTTTGAAAAACGGAAACCTGAAACTCTCGGAACACTTCAAGGTCCGGGAGTTTTTTTGCAGGGATGGGTCTGATCCGGTATTCATCGACACAGAACTGGTTGAGATACTGGAAAAGATCCGCACCAAATTCGGCAAGCCGGTGACGATCACAAGCGGATTCCGCACGGCAGCCTATAACGCAACGGTTGCAAAATCAGCCAAGTACAGCCAGCACCTTTACGGCAAGGCGGCGGATATTCAGGTGCAGGGCATCAGCGTAGAGCAGGTGTATGCCTACGCGGACAAGCTGCTTGCAGGCAGGGGAGGCGTGGGCATCTATCCTCCCGGCCTTGGGAGAGCGAACGGCTGGGTGCACGTTGATGTGCGCAAAGAAAAGAGCCGGTGGAGGGGGTGATGCCAATGGAGACCATCCTTTCCGCAATCATTGCCGGAGCGGTGACGCTGATCGGCGTATTGATCGCAAATTCAAAATCCAATGCGGTCATGGAGTACAAGATCGAGGAACTGACCCGCGAAGTACGCAAGCACAACGGCTTTGCAGAGAAGATCCCTGTGATCCAGAGAGATATTCAGGTACTTAACCATCGGGTGTCTGATATCGAAACACACGAACACGAAAGGAGCTAATACTATGAACTTCAACATCACTGCGGGCACCATTGCACGAACTGCTGTTCTGCTGCTGGCACTGACCAATCAGCTGCTGAGCGCCATGGGCAAGAGCCCGCTGCCCATTGAGAGCGCTACCGTCGAGCAGTTGGTGACTGCCGGCATCACGACCATCGCAGCTCTCATCGCTTGGTGGAAGAACAACTCCTTCACCAAGGAGGCCATTGCGGCAGACGCCGAGTATGACCGACTGCGCAAGCAGAACGGGAAGTAATTGTATTTGAGGCGAGGAAAAGAAAAGGACGAACAATATCCTGACTGAATGTTTTTCTTTGACCGCCTGAAATTATTTCATCTGACGCTTATCGAGGACCCGATAGGTCGAAAATTCAAAATGAAGTGACCGGATGAAAAAAGTCCCTGCAACATTTATGCTGGCTCCTTGCGGGCTGACATGAAAATTGCAGGGACTTTTATTTTTTTGTTTTATAATCGAGGCACTAGACAGAGCAGGTCGCATAGGATGTGGTTAAAGGGGATACGGCGCGGAAAAGAGGAGAATGAAGCGCGTTTGGGTACACAATTTCGCCAATACTTAACGATAGTACGTTATCTTTCTGGCGGCAAATGTGTGTGCAACACTATTTCCATCTGATCATAACATTTAATGCAAGAGCCATTCTCTCAGATTTTCTGAGCGGATGGCTCTTTTTGCTGCCAATTTTTCAGAGATGACGTATTATAAGTAAAAACCAACAACTTTTTGTTTACAAGTGCCTCCAAATCAGTTATACTGAGAAAAACGGAGGTGCTGCCATGAAATACAGCTGGATCGACACGGAACTTCTGCAAAAGCCTAGCGTTACCAAAGACTTACAGGCAGAGTGGAACTGGATAAGATACCACATCGGCGGCAAAATGTTTGCAGCCGTCTGTCTGGATGATACCACAGGAAAGCCGGTGTATATCACCTGCAAGCTGGACCCCGCCGAGGGCGATTTTCTGCGCCGACAGTATGAAGATATCATTCCGGGCTACTATATGAATAAGGTGCATTGGAACTCCGTAAAAGCAGAGGGAAATGTGCCGGACGCATTGCTGCGGGAGATGCTGGAAAAATCTTATCGTCTGGTGCTGGGCGGCTTCAGCAAAAAGAAACAGTGCGCGCTGCTGGAAGGGGAAAAGAAGGATGCCATTTGACTATAAGAAAGAATACAAAGAATTTTATCTCCCGCCGAAGAAACCGCAGATCATTACCGTCCCTGCGATGAATTTTGCTGCGGTGCAGGGCAAGGGCGACCCCAACGATCCGGCAAGGGAATACAAAGCAGCGCTGGAACTGCTGTACGGCATTGCATTTACTATCAAAATGAGCTACAAGGGTAGCCATAAGATGGACGGCTATTTTGAATACGTCGTTCCGCCGCTGGAGGGACTGTGGCATCAGCCCGGTGCAGAGGGCGTGGATTTTTCCAACAAGGAGACCTTTATCTGGACCTCTATGATCCGTCTGCCGGAATTTGTCACTCGTGCCGAATTTGACTGGGCAGTGCAGGAAGCTACGGCCAAAAAGAAAAAGAACTTTTCTAAGGTGGAATTTTTCACCTATGATGAAGGCCTGTGCGTGCAGTGTATGCACATCGGCTCCTATGACACCGAACCGGAGACCCTGCGGCAGCTGGATGCGTTTGCAGCGGAGCAGGGATATTGCCCGGATTTTTCAGACACACGCTTCCATCACGAGATCTATCTGGGCGACCCGCGCCGCACCGCACCGGAAAAGCTGAAAACCGTGCTGCGGCACCCGATCCGCAGAATGAAATGACAGAAAACTTCACAAAAACTGTCGCTTTTTCTTGTAAGATGTGCTATACTAAAATTATCTGTAAAACACACTTAAAAATGGAGGAAAACATCATGCAGCATGAAACTGTCATCGTGCTGGACTTTGGCGGACAGTACAATCAGCTGATTGCCCGCCGCGTCCGAGAAAATAATGTCTACTGCGAGATCTATTCCTATAAAACCGATCTTTCGGTCATTAAGGCCAAGAATCCCAAGGGCATCATCTTCACCGGCGGCCCTAACAGCGTTTATCTGGAGGACTCTCCCACCATCGACCCCGAGATCTTCAGCTGGGGCGTGCCTGTGCTGGGCATCTGCTACGGCAGCCAGCTGATGATGCACCTGCTGGGCGGTCATGTCTGCCGCGCTCCCGAGCGTGAGTACGGCAAGACCGAGGTGTTTGTGAACACCGAGAGCAAGCTGTTCACCGATGTACAGCCCTCTACCATCTGCTGGATGAGCCACAACGACTACATCGAGCAGGCGGCGCCCGGCTTCCAGATCACTGCCCACACCGCAAACTGCCCTGTGGCAGCCGTTGAAAATGCCGAAAAGGGTCTGTATGCGGTGCAGTTCCATCCGGAGGTGCTGCACACCGCCGAGGGCAAGAAGATGCTGCGCAACTTTGTGTACAACGTCTGCGGCTGCTCCGGCGATTGGAAGATGGATTCCTTTGTAGAGAACAACATCAAGGCTCTGCGGGAGCGCATCGGCGAGGGCAAGGTGCTGTGCGCCCTGTCCGGCGGCGTGGATTCCTCCGTGCTGGCCGCTATGCTGGCTAAGGCCATCGGCAAGCAGCTGACCTGCGTGTTCGTGGATCACGGTCTGCTGCGCAAGAACGAAAAGGAAGAGGTCTGCTCTGTCTTTGGCCCGGGCAATGCCAACGGTTTCGACATCAACTTCATCTGTGTGGATGCCCGCGACCGCTACTTCAGCAAGCTGAAGGGCGTCACCGAGCCGGAACGCAAGCGCAAGATCATCGGCGAAGAGTTCATCCGCGTGTTCGAGGAAGAGGCCAAGAAGATCGGCAAGGTAGACTTCCTTGCACAGGGCACCATCTACCCCGACGTGGTGGAGAGCGGTCTGGGCGGCGAGTCCACCGTCATCAAGAGCCACCATAACGTGGGCGGTCTGCCCGATACCGTGGACTTCAAGGAACTGGTGGAGCCTCTGCGTAACCTGTTCAAGGACGAGGTTCGTCAGGCCGGCCGTGAGCTGGGTCTGCCTGAGTATCTGGTCAGCCGTCAGCCGTTCCCCGGCCCCGGTCTGGGCATCCGCATCATCGGCGATGTAACCCCCGAGAAGGTCGCTATCGTGCAGGACGCTGACGCCATCTGGCGTGAAGAAATCGCCAAGGCCGGTCTGGATAAGGAGATCAGCCAGTATTACGCTGCACTGACCAATATGCACAGCGTCGGCGTTATGGGCGACGAGCGTACCTACGACTACGCCGTTGCGCTACGCGCCGTGACCACCACCGACTTCATGACCGCAGAAAGCTACGATATGCCGTGGGATGTTCTGGGCACTGTCACCAGCCGCATCGTTAACGAGGTCAAGCACGTCAACCGCGTGTTCTACGATTGCACCGGTAAGCCGCCTGCAACTATCGAGCTCGAATAATGGAATATCTAAAAAATAAACGTGTCTACGATTGAAAAATGAGCGAAAATCGACTTTTGACATCATTTTGACATCATCTGTGGCAAAAAGCACCTGCTGGATGTGCCGGAAATGGTAGCGCGGTTTATTATCGGAGAATAATTTGAAAGCCCCGGAAAGTAACGAGAAATCGAAACTTTCTGGGGCTTTTGTGACATCGTGACATCAAAAAACAAGCTGTGACATCATTTGTTTTCGGCTTAGACGAGTGGCATCAAATCGGATTCATCCTTGGAGGAAGAGGAAGTACTGAGAGTTTCCAGCCTTGACACGAGTTCCTGCTGCTTATTGGGGTACAGATGGGCGTATGTCCGCATGACAACAGGAACAGTATCCCCTATCCGCTTGGCCACCAGAACAATAGAGTACCCAAGTTCGATACAGAGAGAAACGTGGCTGTGCCGAAGATCGTGGACACGAATGTCCGGCAGATAGGTTATCTGGGTGCAGCGGGTCAATTCTTTGTTGAGGGCTGTACAGGTCATGTAAAATACCCGGTCATCTGGGGTCAGGCCGTATAGTTTAGAACAGTAGGTACGAAATTCTTCTGCCAGCCAATGGGGGATAGGCACATTTCTGTTGCCGCCCTTTTTGCTATTCTTGGTGGGGCCGAGAATGTCTTGACCCTTTTTCCGGTGATAAGTTTTATAGATTCGCAACTGGTCATCATCAGTCAGGTCTTTCGGCAGTAGCGCCAACATTTCACCTTCACGGCATCCTGTCCAGAATAGAATATCAAATGCCAGAAGATAGGCCTCATTGCGAAATTCTTTTCGTAAAATCTCGTACTGGTCTTTTGTGATGATAAGCATTTCACCGGCGATAGAGGACCCCATGTAGCCGGCTGCATCGCACGGATTGAATTGCAGACCGTAGAATGTCTGGGCATAGTTAAAGAGGGCAGTCAACTGTGCATGAATGGTATAGAGATACGTTTCCGCATAAGGCAGACCAGTGGCTTCGCCCATCTCCTTGACCCGCTGTTGCCAGTCTCGAATGTCCAGGGCTGTGATTTCGTTCATTTTCCGGTTTCCGAGAAGCGGAACAATTTTGGTGTCAAAAATATTTCGCTTAGTGTCCATTGTGGTGCCACGGACATGATGCTCCCGGTCGTTGAAGTATAACTCCACAAAGCTGGCAAGTGTCATATCACAGCTTTTGGCTTTCTGCAGATGAAATTCCCGCTCCCACTCCTGCGCTTCGCGGCGGGTTTTGAAGCCGCGCTTGCGCTTTTGCTTCTGCGCTCCGGTGAAATCAGTATATCGAAACTGGCAATACCAAGTTCCCGTTTTTTCGTCTTTATAGCAGGGCATCGAATATACCTCCTGAAGAGTTTATAAATCCCCGACCATTTTTATAATGGCCGGGGTCTTTTTTATTGTGGAAGAATTGCCTTGAACTGGTCTACGTTGTCGGAATTGCTAAGCAGAAAATAAATATTTAGTCCGCTGTCAGAGCGGATGCGCAGCCTGCCGTATTCGCAGACAAGGCATTTCTTGTTGTTCTTATAGCGTCGGTCGGGGGAACCATCGGTATTGACCCGGAGCCAAGTTTCTTTGACCACCTTGCTATCCGCCGGTAGATGCTCCTGATCCGTGACACAGTTGACAGAATCGACATTGAAAGAGACCTCCGAAAGGTCGTATGCGCTGATTTTGCTATTGTGGAGATAGAACACCTTATCCGGGAAAATATAAATGGACTCCTTCTTATTCAGAGCGGCCGAAAAAACAGGCACATTTGTTCTGAGAAAATAGGGGAGTGCAGGCATTCCGAGAGCTTTTTCTTCGGATACGGTTTTCTCGGCACCGCCATTCTTTTTTGCGCTGCTGTTGGTGTGGGTTTCGGGTACATAGAAAACGGCATCACAGGCAAATAATTTACGCCAGGCGTTATACCATTCTTCGTAGGCATCAAACTGTTCATCGGTGAAGTCGTATTCCAAATTTACAGGAGCAATATAGTGGGCATAGAGAAATACGATGAAAGACAAAATGGTCAGGAAAAGCCGCTGCGGTGTATGAAGAACGATGAAAGCGAGCAGGCCGATAGCCCCAACGATAAGTGAGGCTTTATTGAGAAAGCAAACCCGGTTGATTCGCTTCATAAGCGCCTTGAAGTCGGAATCTTTATAGTCTGCGCGGTCGGTAGATTGAATAACTTCCGTATCTGTATATGGTTCTTCTTTTAGAGCGCTTTTTCGTGCAGATTTATAAATGGATTCCTCGGTCGAATAACTCAGTCCGGTTCCCGGGATGGAGGCGGTTTGCCGGATTTTTCCGTTCGCTGTTTTGGTGATTCGATACCCGGGAACACCCCATGAGTATCCAACACCGCTACCAGAAATATTGATGCGGAACCCACCACCAAGCCGAATGCTTTTTCTATACCTGAATCCCATATCACACCATAACCTTTCCTGTTATTTTATCACGAGCATTGGTATATGTTTCCAAAAGCTGGAAATGCAAAGTACAGATGTCATACTCTTTCAATGGCCTATCTGTAAGCCGGGAAGGAGTGATGGCACATGGCAGCATCGGATGAACACCCGAAGCACGGAGAAGTGCTGGATGAAGTTCTGCGGGACGAAATCAAGGATTTATCCCCTGAACAGATCCGGCAGGTGCTTGAGTACATCGGGCAGCTGAAGGAGCAGTAACGCATCCTTCAGCATGGGCAGGCTCCCTTATTGGGGGTCTGCCTTTTGTTCTGCATCCAGAAATTTCAGGAAGCGAACGTATTCTATAACCTTTCGCATTTCATCATCGGTCAGGCCTTGTACACTGTCCATAAGTTGTTGCTGCATAGCATTTTTGACGTTTGATGCAGGGGCATCTACCTCGCCGCGCAGGTAGGCCACGGACACCCCGTAGAGGTCCGCAATGATAGAAAGGTCTGCATCCGTTGGAGTTGCCTTACCGTCCTTCCAACCAGCAATCAGGGAACGACTTTTCCCACATAGGCGCGCTATAAAAGCGCCTGATGTGCCATAGTGTTCGGTCAGATCGACGATGCGTTGTACTGTAACCGTCATACGTTTTACCAGCTTTCTTCTAAGAATCTTGTGCACGGTGCTGAAATCTAACAAATGTTTGCTTTGCGGTCTTGTCCTCTAACAAGTGTTGGATTATTATATAATCACAATCAAACATTTGTTAGATTGCAAGAGCCAATGGAGGACAGGACAATGAGAACAGTAAAATACAGCGAATTGAGCCGGGCGATGCATGATTTCACAAAGCAGATTGACACGCTGGATGAGTGCATCGAAGTTGGCTTGGTTTCAGGCGAAAAGGTGCAGATTAGCATTTCGGCCAGTTGCCCGGAAGCAAACCCGGAGAGAGTAGCAGAGTTTGCAAAGCATCTGTCCGAAGTTGCAGTGGCGGCAAAGAACTTTAAATACGCCGGTTGTACAATTGTTCGATAAGGGGGATTCGATTATGACGTATGCAGACATCAACAAGGTATTCACAGCCGAAGTAAACAAGTATCTGGAGCGTGGCTATCACTTCAACACCGCAACGATGCGCGGCAGTCAGGGCGAGACCGCCCACATTGACCTGACGGATGGCGCTGAGGTCGTTCGCGTCCTGCTTCGGACCTTCACCGAGGGATGGGACAAGCAGGGTGTGGAGCTGATCGCTGGTCGCGTTCTTGAGAAGGAGCACGTTTCCCCGGATGCCGATGAGAACCACGCAGACACCATCTGGAATGACCGGCTGGAGCAAATCAGCATCCAGCGGTACTACGAAGTGAATGGTTACGGCGATTACAAAAAGTTCTATGGCACCGCAGCGGATGCGGAAGCCGTTAGCAAGGTACGGATGCGCCGCTATGCACAATGCCCGAGCCGTCAGAATAAGGACATGACCAACGCCCAAACCATCAAGATTGCCGTTCCGTTCATTCGCCGGAAACTGGGCATCAAGAACGTGGATAAGAGCCGCATTGAGGTGTTCCGCACGCCGGATTACCGGTACATCATCAGCTATCGCGGCACTGGGTACCAGCTGAACAGAAAGGAGGACTGAACCACAATAGCATGACCGGAACCAACACGTTTGAAACACAGGAGGATTGACTATGTATTGCAACAAGTTTTTTAAGACCGAGGATGAAGCAAAAGCGTTCCAGAAGTCCCACGGTGGGGCTCTGTACAAGAACGTCAAGCGGAGCCGCACCCGGGAATCGTACCGGGTGGAAGCCGCAATGGCTGTGCAGGGCGGCTGGATGCACGGCACTGATCTGGATGCACACCCGTACTGCGTGGCATGGAATGGCGAACCGCTGAAAGCAAGAAAGGAGAATTGAGCCATGAAAGCACTGAAAATTGAGCCGGGCAAAGCCCCGGAACGCATTAACGTTGCCAACGAACTTGCAAGCTTGCAGAGCCTCGTAGGCGGCTATATTGAGGTGATTTACCCGGATGAACGCCGCCCGGTCGGCCTGATCTGCAATGAGGAGGGCAAGTGCTGCGGGCTCGAACTGAACAGAGCCTTATACCAAAACGGTAAGCCCTACGACATCATTGCCGGCACGTTCTTGGTAGTTGGACTTTCGGCGGAGGACTTCACGGATCTGCGGGAAGAAGATGCAGCCTATTTCGAGAAGCTGTTCCGCTCGCCGGAAAAGTTTCAGCGATTTGCCGGGAGGCTCGTTATCTCCAAGGTGGTTCCTGGCGGGGTGTAAACCCCGCCTTTTTCAAAAACCGAAAAAACCGAATGGGTTTTTTCGGTTACGTTCGCTTTTTTGGGTTTTGATGGGTTTTGAAAAACACGAACATAAAAGTGAAATTCAAGGTCGAAAAGTCAAATTTGAAGGTCAAATATCAAAATTGAACGCAAGATAGTTCTTGATAAATCGATTATTTTTCTAAATGTGCGTGAAATGTGAAAACCCATTGGGTTTTTTAAAAACCGAAAAAACCCATCTTCTTAAGAAAAGAAGAAGAAAAAGAATAAGAAGATATGAAGACTATCGTCTTCATCACGCGCGGGCGCGCGCGTTATATGGCTGATGACGAGGACGGATCCAATTGATGAAGAACAGGATCATCGGTGCGGCCAAGCAGGTAATCAACGGAACAGTCCAGCTTGTCAGCCATGGCAACAAGAGCTTCTATTCGCGGAAAGCTGCCACCTGACTTCATGGTGGACAGCGTATTCTTGCTCAGGTTGCAGTCAACCAGTAGGTCTTTGACCAGAACGCCCCGCGTATGGGCGGCTTGCTTGATGCGGTCAGCAATTTGGGAAGAAGTGAACATAAAATGCACCCCCAATCTGTGCAAAAGATAGAATCCCATAATTTTGGGAATAATGCGTTGAAATCCCATAATTCTGGGATTATAATATATCTAACAAGTGATTCATTCACCTGTTAGATGGAAAGGAAACACAACATGGAGAGATTTGTAGCACCCATGGCCACATGGGAAATTGTGGGCGGCGACCTGCCGCCTGTCCGGGTTCGTGCCCGGACGTTCGATGAAGCACTTGCAAAGGCAAGGCTTCGTGATCCCGGCTATTGTGCCGGATGGGTCGTTGAGGAGGAGAAGAACGATGTTTGACAAAGAACTCATGAAGCAGCTTGCCACGATCCCGGCGGAAAGCCGGGCGGAGTGGATAGCGGAGCGGAAGAAGCTCGAAGCTCTGGCCGGTGAGATGACCCGTCTCAACGTCGAGGAGATGATTCCGAAATACGGAATCGCTCGTGTGCTTCGGGTTCTGGCCGCCACCATCAAGCAGTCGCCGATGGAGTACGACTCCGATGTTGTTACAATGGCGAATTGGATTCCTCCCATCCGGGCTGGCCGAAACGCGGAGCTGTGGTTCTGCTCAACCATCCACCGGGCATACATCCAGGACCTGTTTCGCCAGTATGCGAACCTTCGGAAGCTATGAGAAAGGAGCTTAAACCATGAAGAATGTCATTTTCACCTACGACAGCCGCGTGAAGGGCGAGGAAGGGGAGACCTGCATGAACATCCTGCTGGATGACGACCGGGCAGCGGCTATTAAGGCCGCATATGATAACCGGCAGGGGAGCAGCGAGATCGAGGACATCCTCTTGCGGTGCAAGGTCGATGAACTGTGCGCCGCTTGTGAAGCACTCCGGGGGCGAAAGTACCTTCGCAACAGCATCAAGTGCGTGAAGATCGAGGAGGCTTGAGCCGTGAACATTGAAATTAAATATCAGGCCGAGGATGGCGAGATTCGGTATTACCACTTTGAGTCGTGGGAACTGGCTGAAGACGATGCCTTTCGGGAAGCGATGCAGGAGTTCCGCAGCACTCGCACAGGAAAGAACAAAATCCTCTCCATCCGGGATGCATCGATTGGTGCAGGCCGCAACTGGAAAGAATAACCCGCCTGATGATGGACGCGGGTATCGGCCGAAACCATTTTCGTGGCATCACGAAGATGGTCGCGGGAACCAACACCGCAAGCTAAAGGAGGTGACAAGAATGTCGATAGGTGAACAAATCAAGGCGATGCGCAAGATTCGAGGGCTGACGCAAAAAGAACTTGCCGAAAAATGCAGCATGGCTGATTCGGCAGTGCGGAAATACGAGTCGGGAAAGATCGTTCCGAAAATCGAAATGCTAAAAAGAATAGCAGATGCACTTGAAATGCCGGTTGGTGCGTTTCTTCCATCCATGGGGCTAGGAGAGAGCACCGGCAGCAGAATCAAGATTGCGAGGGAACGCCAAGGCGTGACACAAGCGGAACTGGCCGAGAAAATGGGCGTAACGCCGCAGACTATTAGCCAGTACGAACGAAATATCATAAATCCAAAGCCGGAGACCATCAAAAAGTTTGCCGATGCCTTGGGCGTTGATGCTCGCTGGTTGGAAGTTGGGGAATACGAGGACAACAGCTTGTCCGGAGAGGAACAGCAGCTTCTTCGCTATTTCAGAATCATGTCCCCCGAAGGGCAGCGTGTTGCGCTTGAGCGCATGGATGAACTTTCCCAGCATCCGAGATACAAAAAAGACTTTTGACCTCAAGACACAGAAAGGACAATCAACATGAAGTATGAGATCTACCAGCTGAAAGAGGACACCATGGAGCAGGTAAAACTGCGGTTCATGGCATCCGATCAGGCCGCACAGCTGGGCGGCATCCACCGGGAGAACTACCGCCGGGTATACGGCGGTGAGATTCCGTCTGTCCCGGAAGTGGGCAGGATGCTTCTTCGCCTGTTCGCACTCTTCAACGGGTCGGATCGACCCGTTGATTTCTCTGGCCACAGCATGAGCGTGTCCGATATCGTGCGGCTCACCGAGGATGGTGCATCCAGCTGGTGGTACTGCGACCCCTACGGCTGGATGGAACTGAATGAGGAAGAATGGGGGCAGACCTGATGCGTCACTACACAAAAGCGGAGTGGCGCAAGATCCCAGAGTCCTACAAGGGACGTTGGGAAGCATCTCCGTACAATCTTGAACGAGTGAAGCGGGGCGAACTGCCAGCTGAGTACATCGGCAAACGGACAACCATCGTCAATGACGAGCATCGCGGTACGGTGCTTATCACCGAGGGCGCGCACTTCGTCATTGATGGCTGATTTCACCAAATCGAACAAACGTCCACAGAGAAGCGATTTGAGCCGCATATCCTGCCGGGCGGCAAATTCCATGCGGGAGAATAGAAAACGCAAAATAGAGCCATCGGAGCGGCTCTGAGCATTATTTCCGCTGGCTCAGAATGAACTGAAGGAAATCCGTAACCTTTTGGCGTTCTTCATCTGTTAACTCCATACGCTGCACAGCGGGGTCAACGGTGCGCCCCATAAGGAAGTCCATGGAGCAGTCCAAGTAGTCAGCGATGCGCGCCAGACTGTCGGCGGCAATCATGCGACCGGTTCGCAAGTTGGAAAGAACGCCTTTGCTCATTCCGAGTTCAGCGTACATATCCTTCAGCTGGATATTGCGTGCCTTTGCCTGAATTTTGATGTTTTCCGCAAGGGCGATAGAATCATACAAATTTTCGGTTGTCATTTTGTGTATCCTCACAAAATCCATCAATTGATGCTTAAACGGCTTGAAACGTTGCAATTGATGGATTATAATACACTTGTACAGAACAAATGTTAAGTGAAAGGGTACAGCGCTTACCATTCAGCGCGTTCCCCCAGAACCTCTCAGCAAAGGGGTTCGTTCGTACCACGCAATACGAACCATGAACGTTGACCTCCTAAAGACAAGCGCCGCTGCAAAGCATAGCGGACAACAGCCGCAAGTTGGATGCTGTGCAGTTATAGCGCCGCTCCCATGACAGCTTCGCTTAACGACAGGGGAACGCGTTGAATGGTGGGTACTGGCTCTTTCATTTTATCAGAAATCTAACAAGTGTTCAATACACTTGTTAGATAAATCTTTGTTAGGAAGGAGAAAAAACATGAAAAAGACTACGATGCCGGATTGGTGCGTGGCTGTCAAGAAGGCCATGATCGACCATGACGATATGACCGTTACGGAACTGGCAAAGGAAACGGGCTTTTCTCGCTCGCATATCAGCCAAGTCGTCAATGGTGTGCTGGTGCCGTCCGAGAACGTCCAGGGCGCAATCGAAAAGTGCCTGAACATCAGCGGGGTGGCGTACCGGAGCTAACCTACATCTCAAGTATACCAGAAAGGACGGCGTGAAAAAATGGCGATTGAAAGCCAGAATATTTACAAAAATGCGCGGAAATCTGCTGGTTTTACGCAGGAAAAAGCATCGCAGCTTTTGAGCGTGTCGGTTGACAGCCTGCGGGACTATGAGCAGAGCCAGCGTCCAGTGCCCAGCGATGTAGCGAGCGCCATGTGTGACGTGTATCAAGCCCCATATCTGGCCGTGCAGCATCTGCGGTTGACATCAGATCTCGGCAAACGGGTCGTGCCTGAGATCCAGTTGAAAGACCTGCCGGAAGCCGTGCTGGGCGTTCTGGCGGCGGTTCAGCGCTTCTGTGCAAAGCGGGAGGCAATGGTAGAAATCGCCGCAGATGGCCAGATCGCTGAGAGCGAGCAAGCCGAATGGGACGAAATCATGCGTTTGGCCAACGACCTGAATGTGGCAATGAACAATATGCGTTTTTCGAAAGGGGGACGGCAGTCGTGAGCAAAGAGTCATATTTCATCGGTTGTGCAGAGGTTGCGGAACTGGTTGGCTGTGGCAAGTCCCGGGCATATAAGTACATCCAGCAGATGAATCAGGAACTGGAAGCAAGGGGAAACCTCACGTTTCCCGGCCGGGTGCCCCGGCGGTATGCGATGGAACGTTTTGGTCTTTTGGAGGAGGTGCGGGAGGATGAAAGCACAAACGCTCGTGCCGCTGGCAGCGGCGGCAGCGGCGCAGCTTCTGGTGGTCGGAAACATCGCCGCGGCGTTCGCTTTCCAGCAGAAGCCGCCGGTTAAAACGCTGGTTACGGTACCGGTGGTGGCCGAGATCGAGCAGGTTGAATGCGTTCGTCAGGACCCGGTTCCGTATGAGCCGGTTACATATCAGGTGCCGCTGGATGCGGAACTACAGTCCTACACGGAGAAAATGTGCGACCTCTACGATGTGCCCTTGGAACTGGCTTATGCCGTCATGCAGGTCGAGAGCGGCTTTACCCCGGCGGCGCGCAGCTCTACCGGGGATTATGGCTTGATGCAGATAAACAGCATCAACGCCGGGTGGCTCAAAGATAAACTTGGCATAACGGATCTGCTGGATGCCCGCCAGAACATTCAGGCTGGGTGCTATATGCTGGGTATGTATCTCAGCGAGTACGAGGGCAATGTGAATTGCGCTCTGATGGCCTATAACCTTGGCACAGCCGGAGCCAAAAAGGCTTGGTCTGCTGGCACATATAGCACAGCCTACACGGACAAGGTGTGGAACGCAATGGTAGGGCTGCTGGAAGGAGAAAGGGATGTTTCATAAGATGGCGCAAATGATTCAGATGCACACCGAGAAGAAGCTGCTGGACGAAGTTTTTGCAACGTATCGGGATGTTCAGGATGCTGCCGCCGAAATGGCGCAGGTACTTCCGTGCCCTCGATGCGGAAAGCAGACCATGAAGATGCGCTTGCACAGCAATGCTCTTTCCCGTCAAGTTCCGGGCATCACGATTTGTGACCGCTGCGGAACCGAAGAAGCACTGGAAGATGCTGTTCACCAGCCGATGGATGTTCACAAGTGGGCACTGATCGAAACCTACATGAAGGGGGCAAACCTGAAATGAAACGCAAAGAAAGGCATTTGACCGTGATGGGCTGGGTCGTTGTTGGACTGCTGGACACGCTGGCCGGCGTAATTTCCGGTGGGCTTATGGCCTTGTGGCAGCTGCCCAGTACATATCGCTGGCGCGGCTACTGGGCAATTGGCGGGGAGTGGATTCTCATTGTTGGTGCAATCATTATTGCATCCCGCCTGATGCACGAACTGCAGATGCAGGCGCTTTTTGGAGGAAAGAAGAAGAATGACAAGGTGCGCTCGGTGTCACAGGGTCATTACAGATCCGTCGGCAATCGAAGTGGGGTACGGCGCGAAGTGTTACGTCAAGGAGTTCGGAAAACGGCTCCGAGCACCCGCAAAGCCCCGCAGAATCAGGACTGTCACACAGCCTAAAATCACCGCTGAGCGCCAGATTGTAGGGCAGCTCTCGGTGTGGGATATACTCGCCGCACACGAAAAAAGCGCTGACCAGAACGGCCAGCGCGCTACAAATGGATAGAGACCCACACATTCCGTTGGCGCTTGATGCAGGAACATCAAGCCGGAAAATGCAGGTCTCCACCACACACAACCATATTGTAGCACAATCGGTTGATTTTTTCAACAGGTACGAAGCGGCGGTCAGGAGCGTTCCTACTGCCGTTTTTCTATACAGAGAATCAGGAGGTACACATGGAAAAGGAAATTACTACCACCAATCAGACCACGGCGTTGGCAGATAGTCTGATTGTGGTGCAGCAGCTTCCTATCATCAAGGAGCAGCTGCACAGCATCAAAGCACAGGCTCAGGAGTCCGTCAAGGAGGCGCTTTCGCTGGCCTGCACGGAAGAAACCCTCAAAGTTGTCAAGGAGCGCCGGGCGGCGCTGAACCGTGACCGCAAGGATCTGGATGTCCGGCGCATGGCCGTGAAGAAGCAGATCATGCAGCCGTTTGAGGACTTCGACGAGGTTTACAAAGAATGCGTTACGGACGTGTACGGTCCGGCAGATGAAGCACTGAAGGGCAAAATCACGGACGTGGAATCCGGACTGAAAGCCGACAAGGAAAAAAAGGTCAAGGATTACTTTGCTGAGATGGTCAAGGCCAGCGGCGTTGAGTGGGTCACCTATGAGGATGTCGGCGTTGCAGTCACGTTGACCGCAAGCTTGAAATCCCTGAAAGCCAAGGTCAAGGAGTGTGTGGAAAAGGTTGCGGCTGACGTAGCCTGCATCAACGGCATGGAAAATGCCCCGGAGATCATGGCCGAGTATAAGCTGTGCGGAAGTTTGGCTGTTGCCATTAACAGCGTGAGCCAGCGCAAAGACCGTATTGCCCGGGAAGAAGCCGAACGCAAGCAGCGTCTGGAAGCCCAGCTTCGGGCACAAGAAGCAGAAAAGGCCGTTCTGGATGTGGCAGAGGAAGAACTGTCTGCGCCTCAGGCCATGGGCACCGAACCGCCCGTTATGGACGAGCAGGAGACTGAGGACTCCCAGAAGGAGAGCACGGAACAGGTCATGAATGCAAAGTTTGCTTTTATGGGACGCACGTTCCAGTGCCGCGGCACTCTGACCCAGCTGCGGGAACTGAAGTCTTTCGTAAATGACAAAGTCGATGAAATTCAGAAGTACATGGATTCCATTGGCATTGAGAATCAGGAGGTAAATAGCAATGGCTAAAGCAATGCAGCCGCAGAAAATGCGCTTTTCGCAGGCGATCCAGACTCCGATGTACAAAAATCTCGTGAATAACACGCTGGGCGATCCGGCGCGCGGCGCCCGCTTCATTGCCAATATCACTAGCGCCGTTGCTGTCAATCCGGCCTTGCAGGAATGCAACCCGGGCACGATTTTGGCAGGTGCCCTTTTGGGCGAAAGCCTGCTCTTGCAGCCTTCGCCCCAGTTGGGTCAATTCTATCTGGTGCCCTTTAAGTCCAAGGCGAAGCGTGACCGGCAGGGCAATGTGATTGAGCCTGCAAGCGTAAAGGCGCAGTTTGTGCTGGGGTATAAGGGCTATATCCAGTTGGCACTGCGGACTGGCCAATATAAGCGCCTGAATGTGCTGGAGGTCAAGGCCGGGGAACTGAGCGGATGGGATCCGTTTGAAGAACGGTTCCATGAGATGCACTTTATCGAAGATTTTGAAAAGCGTGCAGCAATGCCGACGGTGGGTTATATCGCACACTTCGAGTATATTAACGGTTTTGAGAAAACGCTGTACTGGACCGCAGACCAGATGATGGCTCATGCGGACAAGTACAGTCAGGCGTTCAGCGCAGCAGCATATAAGAAGCTGCTGAACGGCGAAATCCCGCAGGACGAACTGTGGAAGTACTCCAGCTTTTGGTATAAGGATTTTGACGCGATGTCCAAAAAGACAATGCTGCGTCAGCTGATTTCCAAGTGGGGCATCATGACCGCCGAAATGACCACGGCTTATGAGCGGGACGGGCGCGTTATGATGCCGGACAGCACAGGCAGTGGCCTGTTGCCGGAAGCTGCGGAGTATGCAGATGCCGGGCAGAGCGAGCAGGAACCGCCTAAAATTGAGCGGACAGCCAAAACGATGGACCTGCCGGAGCCGGAAGCGGATGCCGTTGAGGAAGCCGTTGATTTGGCTGCACTCTGATGGTCAAGTACAACATTATCAGCACCGGCAGCGATGGTAACGCCACGATTCTGGAAGATTTTGTGCTGGTAGACTGCGGCGTGCCGTATAAGGCGTTGGAGCCGTATGTTCCGAAACTGAAGCTTGTGCTTCTGACGCATATCCACTCAGATCACTTCCAGAAGCGAACCATCAAGCGGCTTGCCAGTGAGCGACCGACACTCCGCTTCGGGTGTTGCCGCTGGCTGGTGCCGCCGCTCATAGCTGCAGGGGTGCCGGAGCGTCAGATTGATGTACTGACCCCGCGAACGTTGTATGGGTACGGCCTGTGCAATGTGATTCCGGTAATGCTAGCCCATAACGTACCAAACTGTGGGTATAAGGTGCATTTTCCGTCTGGTAAGGTGATTTATGCCACTGATACCAACAATTTGGATGGCATTCAGGCAATCGGCTATGACCTTTATCTGATAGAATCGAACTACCGGGATGAAGATATACAAGCCAAAATCCAAGAGAAAAAGGTAGCTGGGCAGTATGCCTACGAACTGCAGGTGCTCAGAAATCACCTGTCAGAAGCGAAATGCAATGACTTTTTGGCACGGAATATGAAAGCAAACAGCGTTTATATTCCGATGCACGTCCATGTGGACAAGGAGAACGCGCATGATTGTGACAGCGAAAATTGAGAAGCTGGAGAACGGAAAGCTCGTCCTGAAACCCGACGTAGACATCAGCCGGTTTCTGGCGCAGAAGCGCCCCCGGCGGGTAGAAGTCCGTCTGGATGATGGGCGAACCATTTCCGCAGACCAGCGCCGCAAGATTTTCGCTATTATCCGAGACATTTCTTTGTGGTCAGGGCAGGAGCCGGAAGAACTTCGGCTTTATCTGGAATGGGATTTCTGCTCCCGCTGCCTGCGGGAGTGGTTCTCCCTCTCGAATTGCGATATGACCACGGCCCGAGAGTTTATTACATATCTGATTCAGTTTTGCTTCCATTGGGGGGTGCCCACAAAGGACAGCCTGCTCACCCAGACGGACGATATTGGCAAGTACCTGTATCTCTGCCTTGAAAATCGCCGGTGTGCAATTTGCAACCAGCCTGCAGAGGTGCACCATGTTGACCGCGTGGGCATGGGTCGAGATAGAGAAGCTATCGTCCATGTCGGGCTGAACGCGATAGCCCTTTGTCGGCGGCACCATGAAGAAGCGCACCGCAGAGAAAAAGCCCTGTTTGCTGATTACCATATCTATGGCATCAAGCTGGATCGGCATCTATGTAAAGTGCTTTCGCTCAATCAAAAACCGAAAGGGGAGGTGGAGCGTGGCGAATGATTACATAAAACTGTGGGTGAAGGATTACAGAGCATTGCTAGAACCGTTCAATGAAGCGGAACGGGGCCGAATTCTATGGGCTATGATGGATTACAAGGAAACTGGTTCAGAACCGAAGTTTCTGGGGAATGAGCGCTTTGTTTGGGCGGCAATAAAAGCCAAAATCGATGCTTCCAATGAAGCATACGAGCGTCAGGCCGCTGCCAATAGGGCAAACGGCGCCAGAGGTGGCAGGCCTCGCAAATCAAAAGAAACTCAGGAAAACCCAGAAAACCGAATGGGTTTTGAAGAATCCACAACTGAGGAAAACCCAGAAAAATCAACCGGCCCGCCTGATGACACCCCGGAAAGCTACTGGGTCTGGGCTGGATGCGACAGTATGCTTACGCCCTACATGGCAGCAGAATTTCGGGATTTGCGAGAAACCGGGGTGGAAGACGCTTTGGTGGTTGCTACGCTGGAAGAAGCAATGCGCCACCAAGCGAAGCACCCATGGTGCTATGCTAAGCGCCTGCTCGATCAGGCGGCGGCGCAGCATGTTACAACGTTTGCAGAGTGGGAAAAAACTCACATCAAAAATAAAGGAAATCGGGTTGACCGAGAAACGCCGAGCGGAAACAACATTCTAGGTCTTACTGACAGCCTTGGACGAATAAAGAGAAGACCGTTCAAAAAACAGGATGTTCCGCAGGGCAAAGGGGGCGATTCCAATGGGGAGTGATGTTCGCCATGTCCGGGGTGAAGCACAGAAGGAACTTGTAAAAAAGTTTGAAGTGTTTTCGAGCAATGGTCGGTCACGCTGGCAGGTCTGGAGCGATTGGATCACCATGAGTGCTATTGCGGTGTCCAATGCGACAGATCGGAGCCACTTTGACGAACGCGAGAAGCAGTACTTATCAATCGCAGGAAAATACACGCGGCCGGAAATGGAAGCATTTACGGAAATGCTGGCCTTGTTGGTCGTGGCACTAGAGGACAACCCGGAACAGGACTTCCTTGGCGAGTTGTATATGTGCTTGGGGCTTGGAAACGACCATGCAGGACAATTCTTTACGCCCTACCACCTGTGTGAGTTCATGTCCGCAGTAACGACCCCCGCAGAAGAGTTTCAGCAGAAAATCGGAGATAGGGGATGGGTTGCGGTCTGTGATCCGACCTGCGGCGCTGGGGCCTTGCTGGTGGCGTTCGCAAACGAATGCAGAAAGAAAGGCATCAATTATCAGACGGATGTGCTGTTTGTGGCGCAGGACATTGACTACATCGTGGGCATGATGTGCTATCTGCAAATGAGCCTGCTTGGAATGCCGGGGTATGTCGTTATCGGTGATACGCTTGCAAGCCCGTCTGTGTCTTATGACAAAAGGGGGCTGCTTCCAGTTGACAAAGGGAACGTCTGGTATACGCCGCTGCTCAGGATCCCGGTTTGGCAGTATCGAATTTTTATGGCGCAGATGGAACTGGTCACTCAACCGATAAAGGAAGAGTGTGCTGCAGATGCGCCAAAATCTGAACCACAGAAAGCCCCTGAAGCCCCTAGAAAACTCGAGAAACCAAGGAATAGGGAAAAGCCCAAAGCCGCTAAAAAGCCGCAAAGAGCGCCGGAACAGGAACCGGTGTTCTCCGAGGGCAAGGGTGGGCAACTTAGCTTTTTCTGATAGGAGGACAATATGGATTCCACCACACACACCACAACCACAGTAGAGTTCGTCGATTGGCGAGCTAAAGCAAAAGCAAAGCTGGAAGCTGAGGACAAGCTGTTCAAGGGCGGTCGTGCCGCGAAGAGCGTGCAGAGTTATGTTCTGCGGACACTGCTTGGCTTTGTAGACCAGGAGCCGCGGTTCGCAGAGGTCGTCTGCAATACGCAGCGCACGTTCTCCGAATGCTGCGCCGCTGTTGTCAACAACGCAGGCGAAGTTCTGTCCGACCTTGAAACATACCGCCGCGCCGTTCAGTTTTACTTTCCGAACGCCGAGGTTTCGTTCAGCATGAACATCAAACTGACCGGCGCACCGCCTACGGAAGCTGAGATGCAGGCTCCGGCTACCGTCAAACCGGAAGATGCATCCCCCAATGTTCCGAAGCAGGCGGCACCAGCTTACACAACCAAACCTGCGTCCAAAGCAGAAAAGAAACCGGACGCGAAAAAGCCGGCAAAAAAGAAGAAGGAAACGCCTGCGGAAGACGATATGCAGCTTTCCTTGGATGGGTGGCTCTGATGATTTTAGGATTCAAAGGATTCAAGCCGGGGCTGATTGCTACGCTCGGCGATGGCAGCTACCAGTACCAGCCGGGCGAAGTAAGCAAGACCGAAAAGGCAAAATGCGCCAATACGGGCTTCCATTACTGTCTGGATCCGCTGGACTGCCTTAACTGGTATGCTTGGAACGGAAAAAACGAGTTCTGGGCTATCGCAGCTGGCGGTGATATCGATGAGGATGACTACCGGACTCGAAGCAGCTGTACCGAAATTGTACCGCTTCGCAGGCTGAAAGAAGACGAGTTCCTTCTTATGCACGCAAATTATGTGTTTGAGCATCCGGCAGAAAAATTTGAAGATTGCTTCAAGAGACCGTTCCATATTGCGTATGGTCAGGGAAAAGAACTGGCTGGCGCACGTGGCGAATGGCTCTGCTTCATCGTCCGGGGAAAAAATGAATTTACCTGCATTGCTCAACCAGTCGATGGGGTGAAGGTTTTGCCCGGGAAAAACTACACGTCGGAGAGTTTGGAGGCGGCACACGATGAAAAAGGCTGAAGAATTAAAACTTTATGCGCCGGAGCCGAAGCGGCCAGAGCTGGATGCGGCGCTGTGTATGTCGGTTGCAGAGGGGCAGGGCGTGGGCCGCTACATCAAGGGAAAGGTGCTGACGGTGGCCGTCTGGGACAAAAAGGAAAAGCCTCTGGTCGTGTGGCGTTTTTTCGGAGGTTACTGGACGGGGGAACTTCGCGGGAATGAGAACCCGAAAAAGAACGAGCTTTCGCCGCGTCAAATTGAGGTCAAGCCCTGCCAGTGTTTGACATGGAGAACCGAAGTGCCGGCAACAAAGGGAGAATCGGAACTCCTGCAAAACTATTTTGGTGACCGCAGACCGGGCTATCTGATTGGCATTGTAGAAGATGCGCTGTCGGCTCATGCCAGGAAGAAACGCGAAGAGCGCAACGCCAGACAGGCGGCTGAGACCCAGAAGCTCTTTGAAAATCTGCCGGAGCCGCCGGAAGATTTTAGTAAACAAGTTTTGAAAGTGTGCAGTGATGCGGGCTTTCTCTGGGTCACCAATGACAAACAGTGCGTAATCGAACCCGGCGGCGTTGAGAAGAAAATCTTGATTCAGCGGGCAAGGTGCGATAGCTGCGGTGGTGAATATACGCTATCGGAACTACTCAAGCACAAAAGCGAAGCAGTGTGCGAGTGCTGCGGGGAGAAAATGCAGGTTCGCAATACCCGCTACTCGGTCAAAAGGCTGTGGGCCGCAAGGACATTCCTTTGGAGCAAGCCGCAGGGGGATGGAGTCTGGATTCGCCGATATCTGGTGTACTTCGATTTCAGCAATCATCGGGCAGAACTGGAATTTCACGGCCGAGGGATCTGGTGGACGAACGGGACGACCGTCAAGCAGTGGAAACGCAGCTGGAGTGAAAAAGAGGAATATATTATGTGCCAGCGCCCGAAGTTATCCGCGATGCTGACGGCCCCCTCTGGTCCGTATCAGCCGTATACATTGGCATCCCATACTGACCAATTTGAGAGTGATGTTCGGAAAGTGCTGAAATCTGAATGGATGTACCAGTACGACAATCATCTCAATTTTCCATGGGAGGTTCGTCAGTGGGAAATCGTGAATCGGTATCCGATGGCCGAAAGCCTTGTGAAAACGGGCTGGGCTGATGCGCTGTGCTCTCAGGTGTACGACGAATATGAACACAGCACCCGCATCAATCTTCGCGCAGAGACCTATTACGGTGTGTTTGGCTTAAACCGTCAGGAACTGGCCGTGGTCTCGCAGAGCAAAAAGTCGTTCCGCGAGGTGGATAATGCGCTGGAATGGAAAGAAGCCGGCCTCGCAATCAATGGCAAGAACATGGCAATGACGGCCAACATCCGAAATCTCTCAGGAATGGCCAAGACATTACAGAAAAGCGGAATGACGCGAAGCTTGAAATATCTCCGCCAGCAAACAAGACGAATCACGGGTAGCTACAACGGCCATATCGCACTTAGAGTTGCGCAGGACTGGTCGGACTACCTTGACATGGCCGAAAAAGTGGGGATGAATATGCAGCTTGAAAGCGTGATGTTCCCGCTCGACTTGAAGCGCCGGCATGATGATCTTGTGCTGGAGCGCAATAAGCGGCACCGGATGGAAGTCATGAAAGGTGCAAAACGCTCTATCGAAAAGGAAGCGGAACAGCTGGAAAAGCAGTTCCATATCGAAAACATCTACAAGAAGATCCGCAAAATCTACGAGTACGATGGAGCGGAGTACATTATCCGGGTGCCAGAGGGCGCAAAGGACATTTTGCAGGAGAGCAAGTTCCTTGACCACTGCATCCAGCGTGGAACTAGGTACTTTGAGCGTATTTCTGTTCGGGAAAGCTACATTTTCTTCCTGCGAAAGAAGTCTGACCCCAATACGCCGTGGTACACCTTGGAGGTGGAGCCGGGCGGTACAGTTCGGCAGAAACGCAGCTATAACAACGACCAGTATGCAGATCTGGAAGATGCCAAGCCATTCATCGAGGAATGGCAGCAGGTGGTGCAGGGGCGCATGACAGCATCGGAAATTTCTTTTGCAAAGCAGTCCAAAGAAATCCGTGCACAGGAGTTTGCAGAGTTAAAGGAAAATGGAAACATTATTCGCACAGGCGCGAATGCCGGTAAGTTGCTGGTTGACGAGCTGATGCACGACCTGATGGAGGTGGAAAAGCGTGTTGGCTAAAATCGAACTTTCCCTTGCGCCGTCTAAGGCAAAAGGACTCTCGGAAGATGAACGCTTAGAGTTGGGACGGCTGCTCTTGAAAGCGGGGTATCGGGTTGACATCGTGCGCCGCCGTCCAAACGCCAACCCGGGCACCCAGTACGAGTACTATATGATTCTGGACAAGGGGGATAGCAATGCCTGATACCCGCAAAGGACACAACCCCAGCGGTGCGCCGGACCCCACCCGGGCGCGTGCCGAAAATAACATCCAGAAGGACGAGAAACGGGTGCATGATCTTATTCACGTTCTGCGGTATGTGGCAGATGCCGCAGGGTTTGAGATTGCAGAGCGCATTGTCCTGATCGACAGCCAGTCGGGGAGGATCTATCGGTGAACAGAACAAAAAACGAATTGGCGGATTACGCATGGAATCCTGTAACAGGATGTCTGAAAGACTGCCGATATTGCTACGCAAAAAAGAGCGCTTTACGCTTTGCCAGCGACTGGAGACGAAATCTTGCAGAACGTCCGAAGGTTCAGCAGGTCGGAGCAAACCTCTTTGAGCTGGACGCTCCATGGGAAACCACAAATAACCGCTTTCTGAACAACCCAACCGGATTTATGCCCACGATACATAAGTATCGCATGGATTGGCCACAAAAGGTCAAAGTGGGCTCAACCATCATGGTATGCACGGACGGCGACTTGTTTGGTCCGTGGGTGCCGGAAGATTGGATTCTTCAGGTATTCGCTGCGGCCGAAATGGCACCCCAGCACCAGTACATTTTCTTGACGCAGTACCCGGTGAGATATCAGAACCTTGCAAACCATGGGGCACTTCCACAGAAAAACAATTTCTGGTACGGCTCTACCGCAACGATTCTGTCAGACAGTGTGTGGGCAAACGAAAAGTATAATACGTTCGTAGCCATAGAGCCGCTTCTCGGACCGTTTGAAGGCGATGCAACAAAAACGTTCCGAAAGCTGAAATGGGCAGTTATTGGAGCGGAGACAGGCCAAAATGCCGGAAAGGTTATTCCAAAGGCTGGATGGATACAGGATATTCTGACATCGGCAGATGCAGCTGGAACGCCGGTGTTCATGCGAAGTAGCATGGAAAACGTGGTTGGCGTTCAGAGTATGCGGCGAGAGAAGCCGCAGCCCCTCCTTCAGAGAATTCCATCTGATGTGCAGAAAAGTCGTTTGTGGGAGCACTGCACGGTCTGTGGCAAATACCAGCCCATGAAAGAAATGTACGCCCTGCTCCTGCGCAGAAAGCGTGGTGATAACCCGGAGCGGGTGGCTTATATGTGCCCTGAATGCTATGTGAAATTCAGCATGAAGCACTTTGAGAAAGGAGAAAAGGAAGATGAAGTTTGAGCGAAGCGAACTTGGAGCGCTGTTTTCCAAGTTGCGCACGGCGGTGCCGGAGGTTCGGGCGGTGGGCACCGATGATGCAGGAATCCTGTTGAGCGGCTCCAATGCATACGCCACCAATCTGGAACTGAGCGTCCGTGCTGGTCTGTCCAAGCCGGTTGAGCAGGATGTGGTGGTTCCACCGCGCGGTGTTGATTTTATCAGCGGCACGGTAGCACCGGAAATCAGCATCGAGGCCGATAAAGGAATCCTTACCGTGAAATCCGGCACGGCCAGGGCACGCCTGAACACAACGCCGGCAGAGAACTACCCGGAGTTTTCTGGCCCGGGCAATGATGCAAAGCGGTGTATCGTGGGGGCCAACGATTTAAGCTGGGCAATCTCCAAAGTCCTCTATGCGGTGTCGAAGGACGATAAACACCCTGCGCACCGTGGCCTGTGCTTCTCTCGGAAAGGCGAGGATGTGCTGGAAATCTGTGCGCTGGATGGATACCGGATGGCGATTGCCAGAATCAATTGCACAGCTGATGGTGATTTTCGCTTTACGCTTCCTGCGGCCACGGCAAAGGCAGTTGATACGCTTTCTATGGATGGTAGCGTGGAAATTGTGCGTGACCGGAAAAAGGCTGTTTTCAGTGACAGCAATTTCGAGGTGAAGTCCCGCCTGATTGCGGAGCCGTTTCTGGACTATGGTAAGGTTGTGGCCCAGAGAAATGAAGGAACCCGAATTGCGCTTGACAGAAAAGAACTGCTGGGCGTTCTGGGTCGCGTCAAGCTGGCCCGGTCTGCAGACGCAAAAGAAAAGAGCGTTCTGGTAATGGACCTGGAGCCCGGCGGCACCGGCAGAGCATCAATGCGCAGCACGATCGCGCAAATGGATGAGGAGTTTTCCTTTAGCGGAAAGTTGGAAGACCCCTTGCGAATCGGCTTCAACCTTGAATTCCTGAGCGAGGCTTTGAAGTCGATGGAAGAGGACGAAGTCAGCGCATGGGTAGTTGGGCCGCTGTCCCCTGTAAAGCTGATTGAACCGCAGTATGAAGCGCTGGTGCTTCCCGTTAAGGTAAGGGGTGAAGCATGATGCAGGATAGAACTTTTCGCGGGCAGTCTGCAGATGGCGTTTGGCATGAAGGATTCCTGATTCGCTCCCCAGGTGTGAAAAACAGCCGCCCGGGCGAGGGCTGGTACATCAACTCCGAGCAAGAGCCGGCATACGCCCATCTGGTCAAGCCATTTACAATCGGCATGAGCACTGGCGTAAAGGACATGGAAGGAACGATGGTCTTTGAGGGCGACATCATCAAAACCACCGGCCCCAACGAGCGGATTTTCTCTGTGGAGTTTGGTGAGTACATTGCCTATGGCGTGGGCCATATCGGGTTCTACGCAAAGATTGCCGGCAAGAACTCACGCGACTACAACCCGTGCTGTCTTCGGGCGTTGCTCTACATTGGAAAAGTGGTTGGAAACATGAGCGACACGCCATACCTGATGAAAGAAGCTGGAGAGGAGCAGAAAAAATGAAATGGACTGAAACAATTACCCCGAAACAGGCAGCTGAAGAGCTGGGAGTACCTTACCACGGCTGGATGAGGGAGATGGATCGGGCATGGATCAGCGAAGACCAGAAGTACAGCGTGATGTCTCGTTTGCTCCGCACGGAATGGGGCAAGGTCGAACACGTCACGATTACGGCGGCAGAGGGCGTTGGCCGGAGTGACGGCAGCGGGGATATCCCGTGGGCCGTCAAGATGGAAATTAAAAACGACCTGTTCGGCGAGAAGCGAGTTGCCGTCGAAGTGTTCCCAACGCAGGACCGGCTGGTGGACGTCTGCGGCTGCTATCACCTCTGGGTGTTTGAGAAAGGTTTCCAGCTTCCGTTCGGCATCCACCCGCGCGATAAGAAAACGATGACGGTCAATCGCGGCAGTACCAGAGTTCGGGCCATTGACGGCGCAGGACGCGAACACAGCATCAAAGAGCTGCTGGAAGAGAATGGTGCGGCGGACGTTCCTAAACAGGCATATGCACAGGCTATGGCCGGGTATATGATGAAAAATCTTCTGGGAGGGTGATGCAAAATGTGGCTTTGGATTGTGCTGGTGGTTCTGGCGGTGATGGCTGCACTTCTGATTTATGCGGCGTGCTGCGTGGATGGTGATATAGACCGCCAGAGCAAAGCACACCCGCCGAAATCGGAGAAAGGACGAGACGATGGCAAAGTATGAGATGCTTATCGCTGCATCCGGGAAACGTGGCTCTGCACTCCTGCCGTGCGTTGTTGTCGATGAAAAGGGCATTAAGCGTGCTGCTGTACGGGCTAAGGCGATGGCTAGAGCTTGCTACCCGGAGTATGAAAAATTCAATGTGGTGAAGATGAAGGTGATTTCAGATGAATGAAAAGGGATTGATGGAACAGTCGAACGCAGCGATTAAAGCGGCGCTGGAGCTGTACGCGGCTGACCATGGGAAGTTGAACGATGGTGACAGCTTTACGACAAAGCTCAATAACTGTGTGCTCACCATTTCGCTGAAAGATGGGAGCTTGGACGTACAGTTTGACCCGGACGCAGACGTCGCGGTGGACACCCCGTACACACTGGACATGAAGCTCGACATTTATGAGGAGGAAGACAATGGCTGAGTATATCAACCGTGAGGACGTATTGAAATGCCTGGAGTATAACACGATTCAGAAGCCGAGTGCGAATGATGTTGTTTCTGCGACTCTCCGGGTAGCGCGGGAAAAGGTCGAGAAACTTCCTGTTGCACAGGAAGGAGCGCTACTTTCTTTCTGGCGCGACCCCGACAAAGACCCGCCGAAGGTAGAAACAGAAGTGCTGATTCTGTACTGCAACGAAATTGACGGGTACGGAATAACGACGGCGCATTATGAGGATGGAAACGTTTTTTTGCAAGATAGCGAATGGAATTGGGAGAATCTTCCCGATTGGGGGACATACGACGAGGAACAGGACGACTATCGAATCCCGAAAGGCTGGTGGGAATACCGCCACTTTAACCCGGATGAGGTTTACAACAATCGGGTTGATCGGCCTGTTGTTGGTTGGATGCCTTTGCCACCGAAGGAGATGACACAGAATGGCAATCAATAAGAAAACCCGTGAGGCGGTATACCGGAAGTACGGAGGTCGCTGCGCATATTGCGGCAGGGCGATTGCCTACAAAGATATGCAAGTAGATCACTTCCGACCGTTGCGGGTGTGGGATGAAGTAGATGGCGCGGCAGATGATATTTCAAACCTTATGCCCGCCTGCCGGATGTGCAACCACTATAAGCGCGCAAACTCCCTGGAAGTATTTCGCCGGTATATTGCCGAGATCCCCCGTAAGCTGCGTGATAACTATATTTATAAAATTGGCGTAGCTTACAGGAATATTATTGAAAACGAAAGGCCGATTAAGTTTTTCTTCGAAACTGAGGAGGCGAAGACCAACCCTGAATATGCTATTACGAGCCCGGAGGACATGGCCCATTATTTGATGGATTTTTGCCATTGCCACTTGGCAACCGGAAATGGTTGCCCGGGCTGCCCGTTTGATAAACCGACCAGCAACAACGGGGATGGAGAGTGCCGTTTGTATGTCCCCGACGACTGGGATTTTTGAGGAGGTATAGAATGGATAAGCAAAAGATTAAGAGCGTTCCGAGGCTGACGACCGACAACCCGGTGGACAATTTTCAGACTGCCCTCAACTTTACTGACGTCAGCGAGGACGGATGGGTATGGCTGCGGCAACCTGAAATGGCACTGACCGAGTATGCGCGGCAGCTCGTCAAGGGGCATGGCAGCAGCATCGATCTGGGCTGCAACGATATGGAGCTCTCCGAAAGTCTGACCGATCACCTCTTCGACGACCCGAAGCAGAGCATTGACGGGCTGATCGCAGAGCACTACACGATTTTGTGGGCCTACGCGACCCTGCGGGAAAAGCTCAAATGGTACGAGGATGCAGGAATCCCGGTCATTCCTAATTACGGTCTGAGTACCATCCGGCGGGCGATCAATCGGTACGGCACCGCCCCTCAGCTCCAGATGGCGATCAAGGAAATGTCAGAGCTCACGAAGGCGATCTGCAATCTCCAGCGGGCCGTAACCTTCAACTACCGCAACGGTGCGAAGATCAAGGTCGCCCACGAGAGCGTCAGGGAAGAAATCGCGGATGTTTACATCATGCTGGCGCAGCTCGTTGAGATCGTCGGCAAGCCTGAAGAGGTACAGCAGATCGTGCTCGAAAAGCTCGAACAGCTCAAAGGCAATCTGGACGGCGGGGAGGTGCAAAGTGAGTAAAGCTGTTTTACTGAGCATCCGGCCAAACTGGTGCAAGATGATCTGGGCAGGAATGAAGGAAGTCGAGGTGCGCAAGACTCGCCCGACACTGGAAACACCGTTCAAGGCGTACATCTACTGCACCGGTCACGATGGCTGGGTTATGAAGTCGCCCAAGGCTGGCGTGCAGAAAATGGACAGCAGAGTGATCGGCGAGTTCACCTGCGACAAAATCGACAAGCTCGTCCACGTCGGAACGATGATGGACATAAACATTTTGACATCGGACGGGTGGTATAAACCGGCAGATGCACTGCTTCAAGCCGCCTGCCTGACCGAAGAAACCGTTAAAAAATATCTGCAAGGTCGTAATGGCTACGGCTGGCACATCTCTGACCTGAAGATTTATGACAAGCCCAGAGACCTTGATGAATTTTCAAGATTTGGGTTTTTGGGGATGGGCAGATCAAATTGTGTTTGCGGAAATCGGCGTTGTGAAAACTATGAACCGTCTTATCACTACATGATTCCACCGACTTGCAAAATCGACGGATGTTCCATTTGCCGCCCGCCTCAAAGCTGGTGCTATGTGGAGGATGCAGAATGTACGTCATGAATAAAAAATGGGACTCCATCACGAACATTGCCCAGTGCACCAGCGTGTATGTGAGTCCTGAGCATGAAATAAAGGCGGTACCCACTGGAGGCGGAAATGTCTATCGTCTGGGGCAGTATGAAACAGCGGAAATTGCCCGCGCTGTCCTGAATGACCTGTATATGCACATTCCGACTGGCTGCATCTATCAGATGCCGAATGACCAACGAGCACGGGTGCTGGTCCGCGGCATGAGCGATGAACGGCCTGAAAAGTTTGCTGGGAACGGCAAGAAGCCGGTGCGTAGGGGAGGATCCTGATGGCAAAGAAACATCATTGGGGTCGAAAAGACAGGCCGCAGAGGGTATGTAATCCTGATACTTGCCCCAATTGTATGTACGTCGGAGAGGGTGACAGCTGGTGTGACAAAATCGGAAAAATCGTTCTTTCTGACTGGGAGCCTACAGAGTATTACATGGGGTGCTGCAAGAAAGGAAAAGAAAAGTGACCGCATTAGAGATTTTCAAAACTATTTTGAAGTGGCTTCAGATTATGGCAGTGAGCTATGCAACTGGGGTGCTCATTGCGTCTGAAATTCCTAAAAGAAAAGCACCACTATGTGACAAGTGTGCCCATCTGCGCTTTAAAAGGGCAAAAAACGATGTGTGCTGCAGATATGTCTGCAATTTTTGGGATCTGCCACCCTTTGACGATCCCCCAGAGTTTTGCAATAGATTTGAGGAGAAAAAATGAAAGCACACGTTGAACCTAGAAGCCGGGAATGCCCGTTCTGTGGTGCACCGACCTATGAAGTCGTGAGCGTCACGGGCATGAAATGCGTTCGGTGCACCAATAAGAAAAACTGCGGTGCAATCGTCAGTTTCAACAACAAGGACTGTGATGAACGCGGTGTTTCGCCGGCGGTGTACTTCAATCGGCGGGCAGGAAAGGAGTGAATAAGGGTGCCGTGCTATGAGGTCGCAATCGAAGCAAGAAAAAATGATACGGCAGAAAAATGTATGTTTTCTGCATGGATTCGTGGAGAAAACACTCCGAAAGCCGTAGAAGAAGCCTTGCAGAAAGTAGCTTATGAACACCCCGATTTTGGAATGCTGCGCCCGGTATGCGTAGAAGAGCAAAAACTGGTAGCAGCGTATTGGCAGGGAGCATCGGCACCTCGCCGGCAGTGGAAAATAGTTCATAAGTACAAAGTGGAATATAGATCCCCAGTGAGTAATAGGGAACTGCTCAAAAAATCTTATGTGTGGGCAGTATCCGCAGAAGAAGCTGTGGGCTATGCAAAAGAGAACGTTGGAATTTCGGGACTTATAGTGAATGTGGAGGAATCTAATGAATCTGATTCGTGAAATTTTCTTTAGTCCGATGGTCGTGGATGCGGCCGGAATCATCCTGATTGTGGCTGCATTGCCTATGGTAGGTTGGTCTTGGGCTGTAAGCCACATGGCTGGACCGAAGGTCAAAAATGCAAAGGAGGGCACATGAAAGCACATCTGGCGTTCCTGTGCAATGGCCGGTGTCAGTGGTGCAAAAGCCGTTGGGACTGCGGCAAAGCGAGAAGATTCCTAGCAAAAATTTTTGGGTGCAAAGATTGGAGATGGCAAAACAGATGAAGAACATTCGCCAGCAGCGGGCTGATGAACGGGATAAGGCGGCGCAGATCTTCACTTGGTGTATGGTGGTGGCTATGCACCAGGAAGAGGGCATTGGAGCCACACGCTTGGAGCGGGCCTGTAATGAGATGCACGAGTTTCAGCAGCGGTATAGGACAAAAATCCTGACCGAGAACCGCAAGAGTGCAACGGATGCCATGCGGGAGGACTTGAAAGGCATCTGTGATTTTGAGGTCCGGCTTCCGCAGACCAAGGCTCCGCGCAACCGCAGGGAAGAGCAGCTCCGCATGGCCCAGAACGAGGGCGCAGAGATCGCCTGGCTGGTTATGGCGGCAACAACGCACCTGACCTTCGGCTTCGGCAAGGAACGGCTTGCCCGCTTGAAGCAGGAAACGCTGGATAACTACCGGCAGTACATCGGATGGGTAGAGCAGGACGGTGAAGCCTATGCAATGGAACTGCTTCGCCGCTGTTCGGAACAGGCTTTGCAGGAAGAACTCAAAATCAACGATATGCGGGAAAGCAAAGATCATATCCTGCCCGGCGGCTCCGCAGAAGCCCAGAGGGCAGATATGCTGCGGGCAATGGAGGCCGTATCGGCTAAGATGGCAGCAGAGCGCGGCATTACCCGCCAGCCGCTGGCCGTTTTGAGCCAGAGTGAAATTTCCCGCCGCATGAGCGCAATTTGAGCAAACAAAAAGAGGACTGCTTGCGCAATCCCCCGAGAAAAGCAATTCTATTATACCTAAATTGATGGATTTTGGCAACGTAGAACAGGAGGATGCGCAAAATGACTATCCCGGAAGATATGATGGCGTTCATCGAAGAAACTGCCCGCAAAGCTGCCCGCGAGGGTGCAAAGGAAGTTGTGGCCGAGCAGGCCCGTAAAGCCGCAGGCCGGTGTGACCGCCGGTTGCGGAACACGAAGTTGCTCCTGAAGAACTACCGGATGTTCAAAAAACATTGCACGGGTGCGGTCTATACGGACGAGGCTGGCGAACATGATGGTCAGGAGGAAGAAACCGCACTGGAACTGCTGGACATGATGCTCCAGCGGAACAATGCCATTACGGTTGAATCCATCCGCAACAGCTGCCGGCGCACTAAAATTATGATTCGCCATATCGATGCAATGCTTGGCCTGTACGAAACCTACTGCGCCCAGAGCGACAATGAAGCTCTGAAGCGGGGCCTGCGCATCATCAAGGCCATGTACATTGACGAGACCGCCAAGCCTGTGGAGCAGATCGCAATGCAGGAAAACGTGAGCGCCCGGCAGGTTTACCGTGACCATGATGCAGCAGTGGATAAAATCTCGATGCTGATGTTTGGTATCGACGCATTGGAAATGTCTTAGCTCGATGTCAAAAAGATGTCATGGACGCGTCACGGCAAAAGTGGTACAATAATACCGTAAAATTCTAATCATAGCGCATTGCCCGCCCGGTTTCGCCACCGGGCGGGTATTTTTATGCCCGGAAAGGAGGAAAAATACCGCCGCTCCCCAATTTGTCCCGCCACGCCAGCGGGGAAAGCAAAGAAGGGAGAAAAAATGAATCAGCAAGTAGTGTATCAGGATATTTCGCAGATCCATCCCTATGAGAACAACCCCAGAAACAACGAAGCGGCTGTTGGTCCGGTAGCCCAGAGCATCAAGGAATTTGGATTCCGGGTGCCCATCTTGGTTGATGGAAAAGGCACGATCATTGCCGGACACACCCGCTATGAGGCCGCAAAACGGCTGGGCATGGACAAAGTGCCCTGCATCCGGGTCGATGACCTGACGGACGCGCAGATCAAGGCATACCGCATTGCAGACAACAAGGTGGCGGAAGCATCCTCTTGGAATGATGATGTGCTCCGCGCCGAAATGGATGCACTGCAGGCGCTGGATGTGGATCTGAGCAGCACCGGCTTCAGCGAAGTGGAACTTGATGGTCTGCTCCGGGATGTGGACGATTCTGATTTTGAGGAGTTTTTCACGGAGCCTGCCCAACAGCCGCCCAAAGCGACCGATACAGGCCCGGACCCCGAAAGCCAGCAATCTGGACAGCCTGCACCTTTTCAGCCCGCTACGGCGCAACAGAGCGGCTCTAAGCTTATCCAGTGCCCGCACTGCGGAGAATGGTTTGAAACATGAGGCTGTGTTTGGCGGGAACATTCCCGTCAGAGAAAATCGTGCGGGAAAACAGGCCGGAGTACGTTCTGGAGAGCTTTTTCTATATCAAGCCGTGGCAGGTCGAGGAAATGCCGAAGTGGAAGATGTTCTTGCTCGACAGCGGGGCATTCACGTTTATGCACGGGGTAGAGGCTTCATCAAAGCCAGTGGATTGGGACGGGTACCTAAGCAGGTATATCGACTTCATCAACCGCCACGATGTGCAGCACTTCTTCGAGTTGGACGTAGATATCATCGTAGGCTATGATGCCGTAAAGCGCATGAGAGCCCGCCTTGAAGCTGAGACGGGCAAGCAGAGCATTCCAGTCTGGCATCGCTCCCGCGGCCTTGACGAATTTAAAAGCCTGTGCAGGGACTATCCCTATATCGGCATCGGTGGCTTCGCAATCAAGCACATTCAGCCCAGCGAGTACGGCTACATCAAACGGCTGGTGCAGTATGCGAACGCCTGCGGGGTGCGGGTGCACGGTTTGGGCTACACCAAAAAGGACGCGGTTGACTTTGGCTTTTATAGCGTGGACAGCACCACATGGACTACACAGGTCAATTTTGGCGGCTTGTCCTACTTCAACGGCTCAGAAATGGTTGTGGTCAGACCCCCGAAGGGCATGATAGGCGCAGACTACCGGATTCGCCGAGAGTATGCGCTGAAAGAGTGGATCAAATACCAGAAGTACCTTGATACGAAAGGAAAATGGCGTGGATAAAGATATCGTATACCGCGTTGAGGATGGCATGGACAGAGAAAAAATTCTCTGCACCACCTACCAGATGCGGAATTTTTATATGCAGTTCAGAGACGGTTTCTTCACCAATCTGGACGTAATGAACTATATCCAGCACCTTGCCGCCGCCCACATGGCGAAAAAGGGCATGAACGTGCTGGATGTGTGCTGCGGCCGCTCTCTGATGCTCCCGCTGCTGCGCTACTACGCAAAGGATATTGCATCCTATACCGGCGTAGACATCAGCAAAGCGAACATCAAAGAGGCTATGCGCGGCGCGACCGCAAAAAATCTCGAACCCAAAGACCTGGCCTCCTACTATCCGTTCCGGGTGGGCTGGAAGTTGGGCAACGTTGCCGAGATGTCGAAAGTCATTCCGGCGGAGTTCGCCGATTTTGTAATTTACACCTCTGCCATTGAGCACATGCACCCCGTAGATGGCGCAAAAAGCCTTGCAGAATGCTACAAGGTGATGAAGCCGGGTGCAAAAATGTTTCTCTCCTGCCCGAATACCCCGGGCAATGGGTATCAGACCCAGTACCGCGCCCACGTCTATGAGTGGGGTTACGATGAGCTGAAAAGTAAGCTGGCCGAAATCGGATTCAGCATTGTGCAGGAAGTGGGCCTGGTCACCAGCGTCCGGGAAATGGACGAGTTCTATTCCAAGCAGGAGCCGGCACTGCGGGACTTCTACACCCGCATGAAAGCCTATGTCCCGTCTGCATTCCTCACAACCTTTATGGCGATTCCGTTCCCGCGTGAGGCAAAAGAACTGCTGTTCATCGTTCAGAAGCCGAAAGGAGAAGAAAACAATGGCTAAGTTTGAAAATCGCTACGGCGTGCGAAAAATTGTCTACAAGCAGAAATGCCGGTGCTTCTGCCCCATCGGAAAGGCAGACTACACCAATGAATTTACCGTGACCATGGAGCCGGCAGAGATTATCCCGGACTACTGCGAGATCGACAAGTTCATCCGCGAATGTCTGGAAGGCGAAAGCCTGGTCATCGAGGAAGCGGCCAGCAAGCTGAAGAAAAAGCTGGTTGAGGAAGTGCACCCCAGCTGGATCATGGTCGAATCCGCGGTGAATGACGCACCCCACGGTAATGTGGTCGTTATGGTATGAGGGGGACAGGGAACATGAAAAACACCAAAGCCCTCTGCCAAACTGCAGTTGTCGCGGCTCTGTATGTCGCATTAACTACCCTGAACCCGCTGTCCTGGGGAGCTGTGCAGTTCCGCGTGGCCAATATGCTGTGCGCACTCCCGTTCAAGGATAAGCGGTATGCCCCGGCGGTGCTGCTGGGAATTGCAATCGCAAACGCAACGAGCCCTTTCGGCCCGGTCGATGTGCTCTTTGGCCTGCTGGCTGAGGGGACTGCATACGCACTGGTGGTCTGGGGGCCGTGGAAAAAACTGGGGATTCTGTGGAAAGCGGTTATCCTCTCCCTGTCCGTGGCTCTGTTCATCGGCGTGGAACTGTCTATGATGGTCGGCGCACCGTTCTGGCTGACAAGTGCTGGCCTGTTCGTGGGCACATTCCTAGCTGTGGAACTGGGAAACCTGATGATCTCTAAAACCGCTCTCGCAAAGGTCGTGTGAGAGGGGACGCGGCGCTGGCTCTGCAAAGGGTCGGCGCTTTTTCTTCGGAACAACACAACAGCCCGGGTAGATACCGGGACAGAAAATGAAGAAGGATAGTGGTGGCGATGTAGATGGAAACGCGAGATAAGGCGTTCACCCTTTATAAGAAAGGGATGGGATGCACCGAAATCGCAAAGAAGCTGGGCGTATCGCTGAACACTGTGAAATCGTGGAAGAAGCGCTATTGGGATGCACAAAAGGGTGCACCCAAGAAACGCACCTCGCCGCACCCCAAAGGTGCATCCTCCAAGCGCACCCCGAAAGCCCCGCAGGATGGAAAACCGAAACCGGGTGCACCGCCGGGCAATGTCAATGCAGTTGGCAATCATGGTGGTGCGCCGCCGGGAAACCAGAATGCCTTGAAACACGGCGGGTGGTCCGCTGTAATGTTCGGTGCCTTTTCGGAAGAGAATCAGAAAGCTATCCAGGACTGCACGAAGGATGTGGATGCAGAAGACCTGCTGATACAGGAGCTTCAACTGCTGACTGCCCGGGAGGCCTTTCTGCTTCAGCGCATTTCCGCAGTCCAGGAAAAGAAGCAGCACATCCAGTCGGTGCACACATCCAAGTCCAGCCGGTCGTTTACCCGCTTGGATGAGGATAAGGAAAAAGAGGCCCACGACAAGGAGGTCTACATTGAGCGGATAGATGCCAAAGTCAGTCGGGAAGAAAGGCTCCCCGGCACCACCGTAGAAACATCAACCACCGTTGAATCAAGCTACCTTATCGTGGAACGCTTAGAGCGGCTATTGACCGATGTACAGCGCCAGAAGTCCAAGGTGATACAACAGCTTGCCGACCTGCGCAGAATGAGCAACAGCGGCAAGAACGAGTTGGTAGACGATTGGGTTGCGGCCGTTGAAGCCGCGGATGCGGAATCGGAGGGCGCAGACGATGGCGATGAAGCAACGTGAAGTCTTTGCCCGGCGGGTGCCCTTGTACCGCAAAAATCCCTGCAAATTCTTTGCGGAGGTGACTGGCTTTGCGCCTGATCCGTGGCAGAAAGAAGCTGCTACGGCCATTGCGCAACATCGCAAGGTGTCTATTCGCTCTGGGCAGGGCGTTGGCAAAACCGCCTTTGAAGCGAACCTGGTCCTTTGGTTTCTTTCTTGCTTCCCGTATCCCCGCGTGGTGTGCACGGCACCGACCCGCCAGCAGCTGAACGATGTCCTCTGGGCCGAGATTGCCAAGTGGCAGGAACGCAGCCCTGTCTTGCAGGCTATGCTTGTTTGGACAAAGACCCGCGTTTACATGAAAGGGCATGAGAAACGCTGGTTTGCCGTAGCCCGCACAGCCACCAAGCCGGAGAATATGCAGGGCTTCCACGAAGACAATATGCTTTTCGTGGTGGACGAGGCATCCGGCGTTGCTGACCCCATCATGGAGGCTATACAGGGTACGCTTTCCGGCGATAACAACCGCCTGCTGATGTGCGGAAACCCAACGCAGAACACCGGCACATTTCACGATTCGCACACCGTGGATGCCCAGTCCTACTACTGCATGAAGGTGTCCAGCCGGGACAGCCCCCGTACCAACAAACAAAACATTGCAGATCTGGAACGGAAGTTCGGAAAGAACAGCAATGTTGTTCGTGTCCGTGTGGATGGCGAGTTCCCGGAGAATGAAGACGATGTCTTTATTCCGATGGCGCTCGCCACAAGGGCTGTCAATGCTGAACCGCTGGAGCACAATGTTCCGGCCCGAATCTCCATTGGGTGTGACGTGGCCCGCTTTGGCAACGATGATACGGCCATTGCACAGAACATTGATGGAGATATCCAAAAGCTGGTCACACGCCACGGTCAAGACCTGTACGCTACGGCAGATGATATCATTGCGATATATAAAGCCCTGCGTGCAGCGTATCCGCAGTACCGCGGCCTGATTTATGCGGTCATTGATGACACCGGCGTTGGCGGCGGCGTGACCGACATTCTCAACCGAGAAAAGATTCGGCAGAAGCTAACCAAGCTGATGGTCGTGCCGGTGAACTTCTCCAGCGCCGTGCCGGACAAGGAAGCCGCCGGGCGCTATGCAGATATCGCAACGTGGATGTGGGCAGTCCTACGGGATATGGCCACGGCAGGCACCCTACATATCCCGAACGATTCAACCCTGATAGGACAACTTACCACCCGTAAATACATCTTCGCGGGCACACCACTGAAGCTGAAACTTGAAGGCAAGGATGCCTTGAAGAAGCGCGGCCTGACCAGTCCTGACCGCGCTGATGCGGTAGCTCTTGCGCTGTATGAGGGCGGCATCTTTGATGTGCGCAGTCTGATATGATAGCCGGAAAGGAGAAAAGGTGAAAAAAGTTATTGCCGGTAAAATCAAACCACAACTTCGCCTCGATGGCTATTACAACGTCCTGAACAAGTATGGCACCCAGCACGATAGCACCGAGTATTACCAGTGGGCAACTGGTGCTGCTGTGACAGACGCGGAACTGGCCGACCTTTATGCAGGAAATGGTCTGTTTTCGACCATCATTGATGCCCCAGCGGATGATGCCACCAAGAATGGCATTGACCTGGGTATCAAGGATAAAGACCTGCAAAAGCGGCTGGATGACCACCTGCAGACCATTCACTACCAAAGCAAACTTGCAAAGGCGCTGAAATGGGCGCGTCTGTTCGGTGGCTCCGCTGTTGTTATGCTGGTGGACGATGGCAGACTTCTTCAGGATCCGCTGAACTGGCGGGATGTTCACGGCGTGGCAGAATTGCTGGTTTACGGCCGCAACGAGGTGTTCCCGCTGTGGATCAACGGCTATGAGAACAACCCTGACGATGAAAACTACCGCAAAGGCGGTACGGGCATCCCGGAGTTTTACCAGGTGAACAGCGTGTACGGCAGTTATGTGGTGCATTCTTCCCGCTGCCTGATATTCCATAACGGGGAGATCCCCGAAGGCTCCACGATGGCCAACCTCTACCGTACATGGGGCATTCCGGAGTATATGCGCATCCGTGAAGAACTGCGGAATGCCAGTATCGGCCCGGGCTACTCCATTCGACTGCTGGAACGGCTGTCGATGGTAACATACAAAATGAAGAACCTTGCCAACGTTCTGTCTACGGCAGACGGTGACGATACGGTGCTTCAGCGTATGGAAATGCTTGACCTTGCCCGCAATCTGCTGAACATGGTCTTTATTGATGCAGATGGCGAGGATGTGGGCATTCAATCCCTGTCTGTGGCTGGTGTTAAGGACATTCTGGACAATGCCTGCGCAATGCTGTCTGCTGTGAGCCATATCCCGCAGACTAGGCTCTTTGGCCGTTCCCCAGCGGGTGAAAATGCCACCGGCGAAGGGGACATGGAGAACTATAAGGAAGCCGTGTCCGGCATCCAGTCTGGCGACCTCCGGGACAACACCCGCACGCTGGTCGAACTGATTCTGCGCGGAATGGTGTGGAACGGCGAAATCAAAGAGGTGCCGGAGTACACTATCACCTACAAGAGCGCATGGAGCCTGTCTGATGATGAAAAGGCTACGCAGGACCAGGCGAATGCCGCGGCCCAGCTTACCAGAGCACAGACTGTATCTACATACGTTACGGCTGGTATTTTGGAAATTCCCGAGGTTCGCCAGTCCTTGGCGCAGGATGAACAGTTTGACCCTGAAAACATCATCACGGAAGCAGATGTTAATCAGGACTGGGGCTTGGGCGAGGCTGACGTTCCCCAGCCGACCAATCCGCAGAACCCGCCTGCGGCAGGCAACCTGGTTACGGATGAAGGTGACTGCGGTTACGTTGCCGGCTTCGTTCTGAATGATGGAAAAATCCTCTGCGGCCAACGCTCCGATGGGCAAGGCTGGTGCGGCCCCGGCGGTCACATCGAACCCGGGGAAACGCCGAGCGTGGCATTCCGCCGGGAAGCAAAGGAAGAGTTCAATATTGACGTGGGAGATATTACCTATCTCGGCAACTGCAAGGGCAAGCCGGATGAGGTGCTTCCCGTTCAGATCTATCTCGTCAATGGCTTCGATGGCGTTCCTCGGTGTGACCAAAAGGAGATGTTCACGGCTACATGGATGCCCCCTGAACAGATTTTGAAACAGGATGTGCCCGGTGGACTTGTGTTTGAACCGTTTCTCAGAAGCGTGAAAGAATACCTTGACCGGCTGGGCATTACACTGGATGATTTTGACGAGAGCAAGCACAACCGCGATGAGGATGGAAGGTTCTCCAGTTCTGGCGGCTCTACATCATCAAAAGATGTATCGAGCGAGGAAAATTCATCAAAAGACTTGAATGATTCTCAAAGTCATGCTAAAATAAATTCTAACGCAGTTTCGGCAAAAGGCGCGAACACTTTCAAGGTGAAAGGTTTCCCCAACAAGCAGAAGCTGAACAACCACTGGCAGAATGGAAGAACTCACGCCGCTGAGTACGCTCCCGATGGCATTACGACAAAGGAGCAGTACGAAAAGCGGGCGGTTCAACTTTTGGAAAGCCCGTGCGGAAACGGCATAAAAGGCTACAAGACAAAAGATGGCCTTGTGTGCCGGTATGACGCGAAGAAAAATGACTTTGCAAAAGGTTCCCCAGAGAAGGGCGTAAGAACGATGTTCAAGCCTGACGATGGGGAAGATTACTATAAACGTCAGCTTGAACTGGAAGGAATCGAAGATGACTGAGAAAATCCTCTGCCCGGTATGTGGGCAGCATAGCTTTGATGAAGACAACGATTTTGAGGAATGCCCTGTGTGCGGCTGGGTAAATGATGGCGTGCAGAGAGCGGATCCTGATTATCGCGGCGGTTATAACCGCATCAGCCTGAACGAAGCTAAAAAGAAGTTTGCCGAAGGCAAAAAGGTGTTTGACTAAAATATTGGCGTTGAGAGCCTTTGCAGGTGACGTGAAAGCGTCCCTCGCAAAGGCTCTTTTTGTTTGCAGTCATAGCTCAGTTGGTAGAGCGCCTGCCCTCCAAGCAGGATGCCGCGGGTTCAAGCCCCGTTGACTGCTCCATATCGAGGGTTGGCCAAGTTGGATAAGGCATGGGCCTTTGACTCCCAGACCGCCGGTTCGAGCCCGGTACCCTCGACTTTTATGCTGGTGTAGCTCAATAGGATAGAGCAGGCGACTTGTAAACGTCAGGCTGTGGGTTCAATCCCCACCCCCAGCACCACCCGCCGTACACCGTAATCGGCACCTCGATGGCATGAGGGAGCACTGACCCTGCTCCTAACAGACCGCTGCGAAGTGTTCTGGCCTGTTCCATGACAGAGCCAGCGCGGAGCCATAAACCGCGTTCCTTCCGCTTCGCGCTTGGACGGATGCGCGCTGTAAGCAAAAGGTCAAAATTCAAGTGCTGCATGCCATAAGAACAAAGACCCTGCATCAAGGTGGAGATGCAGGGTCTTTTTGATGCCTGCAAAGGGAAGATGGTTCCCAGAAAGATAAAGAGGTGGATATGCCTGTGAAGAATAATGGGCCCGGCATGACCGGGCGCTCTTCAAAGATCGAGCCGGAGTATCCGCAGTGGGCAGAAAGCAAGATGCGCGCAATCGAAAATCGGCGGTTGAAAGAACTGCAGAAGATTGTGCGAGAATCCATGCCTGAAATTCTGGCTATCGTTGCGGAAGAACAGAAAACCGGCTCCGACAGCATCAGACATGATGGATACAGCGACATGGTTCGCCGCATCCAGAACAGGTTCCGCATTATGCGTGACCGGCTCAGTCGGCGGCTGAAAACCGATCCGTTGGAACGAGATGTTCGCCGGTGCGCTGACTACACCGACCGGCGGCAACTCAAAGAATGGCAGCGCAGCGTGCGCGCCACGCTGGGAGTGGATATCCATGATGATTTCTTTCTCGGCGAAAGATACGACCTGATGCTTAAAAGATGGGTTGAGCAAAATGTCAGCTTCATTACCAGCATTGAAAGCGACTGCTTCGATGATATGGAGAACGTCATTATTGAGGGTTTTGCAAAAGGCCGCACCCCGGCGGCGATTTCCAATGAAATTCAACGCCGGTTTGATGTGACAAAGTCGAAAGCAAATCTTCTTGCGCGTGACCAAGTGGGCACTCTGAGCGCGAATCTGACCCGTACAAGGCAGGAATCCGCTGGGGTAGAGGAATATATCTGGAGTTCATCAGGCGATGAACGTGTGCGTGAATGCCACCGTGAACTTAACGGTCAGAAATTCCGCTATGATGACCCGCCGGCCATGTGGTACATGACAAAGCACGGCAAAGTGTACAGCGGGCGGCATTGCAATCCCGGAGAGGACTACCAGTGCCGCTGTGTTGCAAAACCTGTCTTTAACTTCGATAGGCTGAATTCTGTAGCCTTTAAGGAGAAAAAACAATGAAACAGAATACCCCGCCGCTAGTCCTTCGGAGCGAAATGCGAACCGACAGTGTACCTGTCGATGAGCATTACAGCGCCGAGGGATATTTTTATGATAACCCCATCCTGACCCGTACAGGCATCTTTGTGTACCATCTGGAAGATGGTTCCGAGCGCCGGGAACTGCGCAGGCCGGAAGATGTGTTTGACCCCAAAAGCCTTGCAAGCTATGAGGGAAAGCCTATCATTATTACCCACGATGCGCAGGTGATCGACAAGGACAATGCCCACCGGGAACGTGTGGGCACAATCCTGACTCCCGGACAGCAGGACGGAGAAACCGTCCGAGCAAAAATCGTAATTGATGATCCTGATGCCGTAAAGGCATCGGGTCTGCGGGAACTGTCTGTCGGGTACTATCAGGATCTTATCATGGAACCCGGAGAATGGAATGGAGAGCCGTATGATGCAATCCAGACCAATATCCGTGTGAATCACCTTGCGCTGGTCGCTGTCGCCCGCGCAGGTGATGATGCACGCTTGAACATGGACAGCCAAGATAACAATGGAGGTACACCCCCTATGGACGAGAACGAGAAGATGAACAACCCCACGCAGGACGATGATACTACTGTGGAAACCACAAAGCCCACTGCCGATGATGGCGAGGCTCCCAGTGCTCCTGCGGCGGCTCCTGCCCTTGACCCGGCAGGCCTTGAAGCAGCACTCAAAGCCTATATTGCGGCCACCAACGGTGCTACCGCTGACGATGAAAACGACCCGGCGGCTGGTGACACCACTGATAAGCCCACCAAGGACGAGGGCGAAGGTGACGCCCCTGCGAAGCCGGACGTGCTGGCAGACATTACCGCCCGCCGTGATGCTATGGAAGATGGCCCGGCCAAGGCGGACATCAACACCCTGCTGTCTATGCTGGATGCCGCAAATGCCCGCGCTGATGCTGCAGAGGACGACACCAAACCTACCGAAGATGAGGATGATACCTCGGACGATTCCAGCAACCAGCTGAACCATGACAGCGCCGCATCCATTGCCGCGCAGGTCAGCCAGCGTGTGGAACTGTGTCGGCTGGGCGATAAGCTGCATCTGGATGGCATGGAGTCCATGCCGGTAATGCAGGCAAAGAAAAAGGTCGTGCATGCCGTTATTCCGGGTATGCGTCTGGATGGCAAGAGCAAAGCCTACATCAACGCGGCTTTTGATATCGCAAAGGGTAAAATCAATGGTCGCAAGACTGTGGCAGACCAGCGTCGTCAGGTGTTCAATGCTGATTCCGCAAATGCGGCAGTCCGCAATGTGGGCAAGAAGAACGACCCTGATGCGGCCCGCAATCGTATGATCCAGCGTCATGCTGGCGAGAAGGAGGACTAAGCTATGAGCAATATGGCAGTACAGATGAACTACGGCGAGCCTAGCCGCGGTATGCCCGGCCTGCTTTATGACCGTGCGAATTACGATGCAGTCACCCGCCGGAACAGCGCAGAGGATGGCAAGCTGTTCTTTGGCTGCGGCGTTGTGCAGGGTGCGGAGCCCGGCAAGGACATCGCCCTTCCTGCAACCGGCGCGACCGCCGAGAAGTTCGAGGGCGTTGTGATGTACAGCGCCAATACGGAGATGGACGATGATGGTGCTGTGCTCCTGCGCAAAGGCCAGATTCTGGATGTCTGCCAGACCGGCAAGATGTGGGTGCAGCTGGCCGATCAGGCGGAACCTGCTTACGGTCAGCTGGTTTATCTTGTGATTACCGGCGACGATGCAGGCAAGTTCACCCCGACCAAGGGCACCAATCTGGCGGTCAAGGCCCGCTTCATCGGTGCGGCCCAGAACGGCATTGCACCCGCCCAGTTCGCAGAGCAGATCTAAGGAGGTTCAATATGGCTAAGTACAATCCTTTCGACCCCGCCAACGGTTACAGCGAGGAAGACCGCCTTGCCCTGAACGGCAAGTGTGCCTCCCTGATTAACCAGGCATATAAGAACCCGTTCCCCGGCACGAAGATTCGTCTGGATGGAGCCGACAATGCAGGCATCTTCTTCGCCAAGCAGCTGGCGCATGTCAAGACCAAGGCGTACGATAAGGACTTCCCGGAGCTGTCCGGCCTGAAGATCTTCCCTCAGACCAGCGAAACCGATGAGGGAGCTGCGTATATCGAATACTACAGCTATGAGCCGGTCGGCTTTGCTGATGTTATCGCCAACTACGCCAGTGACCTGCCCCGTGTCGATGTGAAGGGCACTCCCCATCGTGCGGAAATTGTCAACATCGGCGACAGCTACGGCTACAACGTGCAGGAACTGCGTGCCTGCCGCCGCAATGCGGTGCTGGGTATTATGAAGTCTCTGGACTCTGCGCGTGCTGAAGCGGCCCGCCGGGTGTACGATGTCAAGGTGAATCACCTGATTTGGCACGGCGACGAGAAGACGGGCATCATCGGCGTTCTGTCCTCCGGCAATAACATCCCCATCTATACACTGCAGAACGGCGCAGCCGGTAAGGCCGACTGGGCATCCAAGACCGCAGACGAGATTGCGGCCGACATTGCCGGCATCCTGAACTACATCGACACCCTGACCCAGAATGTGGAGCACCCGGACAGCTGGGTCATGCCCAACGACCTGTACACCAGCCTGAACCTGCGCCGCATCGATGGCACCGGCGAATCTGTTCTGTCCTACATCAAGGATCACACTCCCCAGATTAAGAACTGGGAAGTTGCCGGCGAACTGTCCAAGGGCAACAAGGACTATAACAGCACCGGCAAGAACATCGGCCTGCTGTATACCAAAGACCCGGACAAGATGTCCCACGAGGTTCCCATGGCTTTCCTCCAGCACGCGCCGCAGGATCGCAATCTGGAAATCGTTATCAACTGCGAGGGCCGCGATGCAGGCATGATGATTCCTTATCCGCTGTCTGCTTGCCTGGTCTATGGCCTGTAAGAAAGGAGCAACATCGTGAAGATCAAAAACATTTCTGTAAAGCCTATCTGCATCGGCGGCGTGTCCTTGCTGCCGGGCGATACCGCGGACATTGACGCAGCCTGTGAGGATGCGGTGCCTTTCTACATTGATATGGGCTATGTGCAGGAGGTACAGGAGAAGAAGGCACGCAAGGCCAAGGCTGAGCCGGAGCCCGCTTCCGATGCTTCGGCAGAGGCTGAGTCCTGATGGATGCGCCTGATATCGCTGCCATTACCAAAATCGTAAAGATGGTGGGCACCGAGTTTAAGACCATGTCGGACGAAGACATTTCGTTCTGGATTGGTCTGCAAGCACCGGTTATTTCGCAGAAAAAATTTGGAGCGGACTATAATCTGGCTGTGGCGCTTTTGGCGTGTCATGCTATGAAAATGGCAGGCAATGGTGACAGTTCTCTTGGAACCATTGCGAACACCGGGCGGCTTGCCAGCGTATCCGAAGGTGGAGTGAGCATTTCCTTTGCTACCAGCACTGCCGGGACTACCGGAGATGCTGAATATCAGCTTACTTCCTACGGCTTGCAGTTTATTTCGGTTCGAAACCGACATATCGTGCCCATCATGATTCGATAAGGAGGCCCACCCTATGGCGGTAGTTGGAGACATTGGTCTTGACCTGACCCCGGAGGGCAGAGCGGCGATGGAATGCCTGAATGAACTGGCCGATGTGACCATAGAGGTTGGGTATCAGGCGGATCAAAAGGCGGCTGACGATGAAACATCGCTGGCCGAGGTTGCCTACTGGAACCACTACGGAACCCTCCACAAAGATGGTTCTGTGATGATTCCAGCCCGCCCTTTTATGGACACCATCAAAAAGCACTCGGATGAACTGTCAGAGTTTTCGCAGCAGGCCCTGTCCTCACTGGAAACAGCTGATGCAGTTGCCAATGCGATAGGTTCGCAGGCAAAGTCCATGATTCAGGATGCAATCAAGGATGAGGAATGGGCCCCCAATGCGCCCATTACCATCGAGGGCGGCTGGATGATGAATGAATACGGCAAGAAAGGCCCGGTGCCTGTACATATTGAGGGCAAAAGTTCCACGAAACCCCTGATTGATACGGGTGCTTTGCGTCAGAACTGCCAGTACGTTATCACGAAAGGAAAGAAATGAACATCTTTAAGCAGATGTACACCGTGCGCCGCTATAAGGGCACCAGGTGGGACAGTGGCACGGCCGAAACAACTTACTCGGATATGCAGCTTCCGCTTGATGTACAGGCCAAAACGCGCCGCAATCAGGATGATGCTTCCGGCCGTTCTACGACCGGCATTCTGACCGTGTATAGCGATGTCCAGCTTTTTCCTACGGAACCGGATAAGCAAATGACCGGTGACCGCCTGCTTTACATGGGGCAGTGGTACGCCTGTAAATCGTCCATCTACTGGGGAAATACAATCCTGAAGCACTGGATATCGGAGTTTGAAGCCGTTGAGGGCGAGAAAGGGGAGAACGCCAATGACACCAGCTGAGTGTCGTGAGAAGGTTCGGCTCATGTTTGTGGAACTGTACCCCCATTGCACGGTGATTTACAGCTATCCCAATTCCGTGCGCCCACCACTCCCGTATGTCGTTCTGGATTTTGAACGCATCGACCAGGTTGGTTCGTTTGAGCGTATCGAGGACGGTATTCTTTGGCAGGAAAAAAGCAAGCACATTCCGTTTTCTGCTGAACTGGTCACCGAGAGCAAGACAGAGCACGCCGCCGGGGTGAAAAAGGTTGGTTTGTCAACGGCCGTAGATGACCTTGAGCAGGCTGTTCAGTTCTTTGACAGCCAATACGCGGGTGACAAAATGCGCGCCATGAACATCACGGTATGCGCAGACGGATCACCTGAAGCAATCCACAACAGCGCGCCCGGCGTAGAGAGGGCGCGCTGTTCCTTTTATGTGGACTTTGTGCAGAGTACGAAGGAGTACGCTGCTTTGGCTCCGGCTGACGGAGAATATTCGGAAGACCATGCCAGCGCGGCATCCAAAACGGTCGCGGACATGAAAGCCGGATGGTTTGATGAGGTTGAAGTCGAGAAGAAATTTGAAGATGAGTAAAGGAGTGAAAGCAACGTGAATATCGACAAAATCGTTGAGGTCAATATCCAGATTTCTGAGGCGATGTCCATCGATGGCGGCTACGATACCATTCTTATCATGGGCCCTCTGCCGAAAACGCCCGGTGGTCGTGTTACGCCTGATGTGGCGGGCTATGCCAGTCTGCAGGACCTCAAAGGGGCCGGCTTTACGTCTGATGATCCTGTGTACATCGCGGCCAGCAAGGTGTTTGGCCAGTCGCCGAAGCCGCCTGCAGTCATGATTGCGGTGCAGAAGTTGTCCAGCGGTTCCACCGAAAAGGTGGATGTGACCCTTGACCGGGCCATTGGTATGCCGGGCTGGTACTGCATCTGCCCGGCGGGCATCAAGGAGGACTTTTACCAGAGCATCGCGGACTGGACAGAAGCAAATGAAAAACTCTGCGTCTGCGAAACTACTGGTATTTCGTCCTCTCCGGTATCGGATGCTATGCTGCGCACCGCAGTGATTCATGCGACCGCAGAGAATGACTGTGTGAACTGCGCCTACGCTGCCCGGTTCCTTTCCTATGACCCGGGCAGTGAGCAGTGGTGCTTCAAGTCGCTTTCCATGGTGTCTGCGCAGGGTCTGTCCACTACAGATATTGCAAGCCTGGAAGCACGCAATATTTCGTACTATACGACCGTTGGCAGCAAGGCCATGGTGCAGGGCGGCAAGGTGAGCGGCGGCGAATGGATTGACACCATCCGCTTCCGTGACTGGCTGAAGACCGAGATTCAGTCCAAGGTGCTGAACCTGCTCCTAGGACTGCCCAAGGTGCCCTACACCGACCAGGGCATCGCGCTGGTACAGAATGCTGTTATTGATGCCCTGGAAGAGGGCGTGCGTGCTGGTGGCATTGTGCAGGATGCTTCCTCTGATGATGGAGAAGCGTCTCGTGCATATACCGTCACTGTGCCGCGCGCGGCCGATTTGGATGCCGCAACTCGTAAGAGCCGCCGTCTTACCGGTGTGACATGGACAGCACAGCTGGCAGGTGCCCTGATCGCCGCGAAAATTGGCGGCACACTGAATTACTGAGAAAGGAGAACCGCTAAATGCGTGGAGATGTAACCGTTTACTCCCCGAAAAACGTTCTGTGCACCATGGGCATTCACATCGCGTCTGGTTTTACGGAGGATGGCTTTATTACCATTACTCCGCAGGGTGATGGCGTGACGGATGAAGCCGGTGCAGATGGCGAAGTGGTCGTTTCGATTCCGGATGATCCTCGTTATGAAATCAAGCTGGTCCTGCAGTACGGCTCCAAAACAAACAACTGGCTGCTGAAGCAGTACAACAATAACAAGCAGACCCCGGGCAGCGGCCTTTTCAATATGCAGATCAAGGATCTGGGCTCTAACCCGGATTTCACGGCGTCCAAGGCATGGGTTTCCAAGCCTGCCCCGTGCGCTTACGGTAAGACCGGCCAGAGTCAGGAGTGGACACTGCGGGCTGTTGGCAAGATGGAACCGAAGAACTGAAAGGAGAAAACCTGATATGAAAATGAAACGCATGGAGATGCGCGACATCACGGTTGGCGAATACCAGTTCAAGGTTCGTCCATTCGGTGCCAAGGATGCCACCTACATTTTTGGCGATGTTGCATCTATCATCCTGCCGATTCTGGGCACCGTGTCGGTTGCTAGCGACGATAAGGATGCTGTCAACATGGAAATGTTTGACGGGATGGACATGGACAAAGACTCGCTGGTCAAGGCGCTTGCCCGCATCAATGGCAACGCATTGAGCAAACTGGTGAGTGAGCTCCTGCTGGATCACAGCAACATCCGCGTTTTGGATCCTGAGAAAAACACTTATGAGGTCATGGGCGAGGATGATTTTGATGAAATTTTCTGCCAGTACCTCGCCGGAATGCTCAATCTTTGTGCTGAGGTCATTCGCTTAAACTTCAGCGGTTTTTTCAAAGATGCGAGCACCCTCTTTGGAGGCCTTATCAAAGTGCGCCGGGCGGGCAGCTCGAACAGTACGGAGAGTTCGACAACGACAGAGTAACGAACCTTGAATGGATTATGTATACCCTGATTCGTGAGCGGGTGGCTTCGATGTACGAACTGACCTATGTTTATAATCTGGATGAAATGCTAAAACTCTACGACCTGATTATGATGCAGCGGGACATTGAGTACGCCAAAAGCCAAGAGGACAGAAGGGGGGATACATAAGTGGCGGCGAAGGAAACTGTAATCGGAAAGTTCGTCAATCAAATTCTGTTCAAGGTCGATAAAAGCTCTGTTGATGACGCAAAAAGCGCTATCAGCGAAGTAAAAGGCTTTGCAGCTAAAGCACTTGGCGCACTTGGCGCAATCGGCATCGGCTTTTCCTTTACTAAGCTTGCTAGTCTTGCAGAGGAATTTGGCAGTATCAACGATACCATCCGCGGGGCAACCCGCGAGATGGGAGACCAAGCGGATATCCAGCAGAAGATTCTGAAAGGGGCTCAGGATTGCCGTGAAGAATACGGGGTCATGGCCGGAGATGTGACAAAGCTGGTGCAGCTGAACAGTAAGCTGTTCCCAGTTGATGATGCTGTGAAGTTTGTTTCGCTTGTCGAAAAGCTGGAAAAAGGCTCCGGCAGAGAAGCAAATCTTGACAACACCATGAGTGTACTGCAAAAGGCTATGTCTTCGGGCAAGCTGGACAAATCTAGCTTTTCCAACTTAAAAACAGCTGCCCCAGAGGTGGTGAAAGCCATTTCGTCTGCAATGGGAGTGTCCGAAAAGCAACTCCAAAATCTGGCAGAGAGCGGAAAACTTTCCGCAAAGCAACTGAAAGAAGCGTTCTTTGCGGCGGAAAGCGACATTCAAAAGAACTTTGATGAACTCGGTTTCGGCATCGGGGACGCTCTTACTTATGTCAGAAATCAGTGGGGGCTTTGGCTTGCAGGCGCAGATGACATGCTTGGCATCACAACCAGTATTGGCAAAACAATAAAAACCATAAGCGATTTCCTGATAGGAAAAGCACAACGGCTGACTTCGTGGCTGAAAAATATTGCCGAGAAACTTGGCGGCGTGGAACAGCTGCTGAAGCTGATCGTGATGGTCGCAACGGCTCTATTCCTTGCCACCAATGGAAGCAAGATTCTGTCTTTTTTGGCAGGCGCGGTGAAACTCCTGCAAGGATTTAATCTGCAAACTGCCCTTGCGGCCGCAAAATGGCTTTTGCTGTTCCTTGTGCTGGAAGATGTTTTCACCTTCCTGCAAGGCGGCGACAGCGTCTTTGGCCGGCTCCTGAGCGAAGCTGGTGTTGACGTTGATGCATTGCGAGAGAAAATCAGCGCATTCTTTGAGGGAGCAAAGCAATTTGGCCGAGATGCTCTTGATTCACTGGGTCAGTTCTGGGAGGAGCACAAAGGCACGATTCTAGTTGTCTTGCAAGCCCTGTGGCAAGGACTGGTTGACCTGACCGCAGACATCATCACGCTGGGCGGGCACCTGTTTGATCTTCTGGCTGGCTTGATTACAGGCTTTCAGACCGGTGATTGGACGCAATTCCTGACCGGCTGCAAGGAACTGTGGCAGGATTTTCTTGACATCCTGAATGGCCTGGGACGGGCTGCTTTTGGCGAAACCTGGGAACCGCTGAAAGAAAGCGCACAGGCAATCTGGGATTGGCTGAAGGGATTCTTTGACTGGTTCGGCGATAAAATCACCTGGGCCAAGAACCTGTGGAACGGCGTGAAGAATTTCTTTACCGGCGGAAACGACGATGGCTCCGATGATTCTGATGGAGGGGACGGTTCTGACAAGAACCCGTCTGGCTTTAGCGGTATGGGAGGCGGGAAGCCCTCTGGCGGCAGCGGCCGCACAAGCAGTGGAAATTCGCCGACAGGGGTGCAGACTTCTTCTGGGAGTACTGCTGCAAGCAGAAACGCCGCCAGCGCGTTTATTTCGGGAGGAAGGCCGGTGTCTACAACAACGGCATCACAGCGGCCGATTGCTCAAACCACGAACACCAAAAACATCACTGTAAAACAGGAAAACCGACAAAGCTACACGTTCCAAGTGTCTGATCGCAATGCCGCATCCAAACTGCAGTCTACCGTGAGTTCGCAGTCCTCGCAATCTACGAAAGATTTGGCGCATGCGCTTAATTACGGGAGGTGATGCCTGATGGAAGCGACACAGCCCGCTCGACTTGGAGATTTTGAGTTTGACGCTATCATCAAACGCCCGGAAACATTGTCCAGCAAGATCCCGGGCTATGCAACGGAAGAAGGATATAGCGCCAGTGACCACATCTGTCTGGAAGCGGTGACGCTTGATGTCACAGCTGTGATTTCTAACGCGCCGATTACATGGGCGGACCGGCACCCGGCATCATCGAGCCGGGTGCAAAGCGCAGTAGAAGAACTGCGTCAGCTGTGGGAAAAAAGAATGCCAATGACCTTTACGGCCGGAGGCGATAGCTATGAGAACGTCTGCATCGAAAGTGTGACGTTCCCCAAAGAGGAAAGCAACAGCGAGCGTATTGAACTGAAGTTGAAGCAGGTGTCTATCAATTCGACAGAAACTGCCAATATCAGCATAAAGTATGCTCGAGGGGGAACGTCTAAAAAGAATACTGGCGCGAGCCAGAAGAGCACCTCCACAGCAAAATCTTCCGATAGCGGAAAATCTTCTTCCCGCAGCAGCATTCTTTGTTCTGGGGCAAAAGCCATTGGATTGTTTAAGTGAGGTATAGATGATGGATTTGGAATACTATGAGATCTCTGTACCAGACCGAAACGATTCCATTATGCGCGTGAACCTTGACGAAGTATATTACAATCTTCGGCTGACATGGAACGCATACGGCGGTTTTTGGATGCTTAGCATCTACGATGCAGAAATGAATATTATCCTCGGCATGGCGAGGCTCGTGCCGGGGACAATTTGGAATTTCTACTATCAAACCCAAGGAGGCCCGCCGGGCGTCCTTGGCGTTGAAACGGAGCAGGAAACAATTGGCCGCAACGATTTTGTGGACGGAAAGGCGAAACTGCTATACCTTCCTGCAAGACAGCTTGGAGTGTGACAGATGGATATCTGGGATAGACAGTACCGAGTAAGAATTGGAAAAAATAATTCCGTCGGTCGTGAAATCGGAAAACCCAACGAAAAAACGAAGAGGGCTATCCGATGTTCCTTTTCCTGTGAAATTGGTGATAGTTCAAGTTCTAATACGGGGAAAATCACACTTTGGAATCTGGCAGATGAAACCTTGCGCCTTTTGGAGCAGGAAGATTGCCTGATTGAGCTGCGCGCTGGATATGGTGATGACCTGCCCGTTATTATGGGCGGTTCTTTGACGTGCTTTGAAACGGAAACAAACGGAGCGGACCGGCAGACCACAATTGAGTTTGTGGACAGCTTTACATCCGCACGAGATACAACGGTGAGCCTGAGTTATTCGGGCGTTGTGAACGGAGAAAAAATCGTCAGGGATGTTGCCCAGGAAATGGGATGTGAAGTCAAACTTTCCCCCAAGGCCAAAATGATCGACTTTAAGAATTTTGCTTTTGTTGGCACAGGAAAGACGCTTATCGGGCGGCTGTGCGACAGAAGCAAACTTCGCTGGAGTGTTCAGAATGGTATTATTCAGATATGCGCACTGGATGAACCGCTAACGATGGCGGCTTATGTCCTTTCGGCCGATTCCGGCATGATCGGTTCACCGAAGCCTTTCTTTGAATCTGCATCGACCAGCAGCAAATCTTCAACGAGTAAGAACGCGAGTTCCAATACGACCAAAAGAAAGGCCAAGAAAGGCATTGAGGTTACGTATTGCCTGAATGGCCATATTCAGATTGACGATTATGTGAAAGTAGAATCCCGAGAGGATAAGGGAAACTACCGGGCGTCAAAAATCAGGTTCATTGGCGATACGGAGGGCGACGATTGGCAATGCGTTGGGCAATTTGTGGAGGTGAAATAGCGTGGATCAGGACTTCCGCGATGCAGTCGTGAGCATCATCGACCAGTACATGAGGGATAATATCCACACCTCGGCACCTGCTAAGGTTGGTAACGTGTCCGAAAATTTCACAGCTGAACTAACGCCGGATTTGAAAGTAACGACCGATGATGATAGGGAAGTACCCTACCCTAAAATTTCGGGCACGGCTATCCTGATGCCTACCGGAGCAGGCGGCACAATCGGGTTTGCCTTTCCTGTGCATTCCGGGGATGGATGTGTGGCTATTTTTGGAGAGGGCGGCTCTGGAACGGACTTGAAGTGGGACTTATCCAACGCAACCTTGCTGCCGGGCTTGCCTGCATCGTCTAGCGAGCAGGTTAAGCGTGCCGGAAGTGAGGACGCAGCAGTTGTTTTTGCGCCGACTGCGACCATCACGGTCAAGAAAGACTGCATCGAACTGAAAAAGCAAGACACAACCATAACCTTGAAAGACAGTTCCGTCTTTGTTCAAAGAGGCGGTTCTAACATCGAGGTGACGGATGGCAGTACCAAAATTACCACTCCGTTGCTTGATGTTACCGGCAATACGGAAATCAAAGGCAACATTCAGGTGCAAGGAAACGTGAACATTTCTGGCACGCTGGTACTTGGTGGCATCGTAATGAATACGCATACCCATGCTGGCGTACACGGAAAGACAGGAGGTCCGCAGTAATGGCATTGAAAGACCTTGCGCTTGCTGCTGATGGTGATTTATACATCAACGAAACCGGCGATTTTGAAATCATCGATGCCGTTCGGCAGGGTGTGCAAATTCGTCTGCGCTGGATCAAAGGAGAATGGGTGTTCAATACCGCTATGGGCACGCCTTACTTTGAAACAATCCTTGTGAAGGTTCCGAATCGAGCCTTGATCGAGAAGGCCCTGCGAGACCAAATCCTTGCCGTTGATGGCGTAACAGGGGTGGGCACCATCAACCTTATAAAGGATGCAAAGACCAGAACGCTCCGAGCGTCTTTTACCGCGACCACCACCGAAGGAGAAATAGAAAGCGAGGTGGAATTGTCCCATGTCGGACTACGGAGTGACGGATAAGGGCTTTCAAATGCGCCGACTGGATGAAATTTACACCGACATCTGCAAAAGGTTTAAAGACGAGGTCGGAGTTGACCCATCGGAGAACCCGCAAAGCGTGATGAACGTCTTGTTTACAATTTTTGCGGATGCCCCGGCAGAACTCTGGGAGGCTTATGCTGCTGCATATCAGCAGCTTTTCCCCAATACGGCCTGCGGCGTTGCGTTAGATAACGTGATGCAGGTGGGCGGGGTGAGCCGCATTGGACAGGCCAAAACTAAGTATTTTATCTCTTGTACTGGCCAAGAGGGAACGGTCATTCCGGTTGGCGCTTTGATTCAGTCGAGCAGCAGACCGCAACGTACTTTTCAGGCGGTCAGTGCATCCATAATCTCCAGCGCAAACTGGAGAAAGCTGGCGATTCGTCCGATTGAAAGCATTGCAGGAACCTTTACGTTTGATTTTGGCGTTTCTCGCAATGCGACAAGCGGAGAAGTTGGAACCTATGCAGAAAGTTCCAGCGTCACAAAGAAAATGACCGTGTCCTCGTATGACGATGCGTACTCGCAGATGCTTGCGGCTGTCCAGTCCTTTGATGCCTTGGTAAAGTTCGGCATTGCTGTTTCGGACGAAACTGACGATCAAGGAGAACATTCAATCGTTTTGACTGCATCGGGCGCCGCTGACAGCTTTTCGGCAACGTTGTGCAAGTACATTACGGTTACGGAAGTGACCAGCAATATCCAGTTTGAAAGCGCGGAATATGGCAGCTATGTGTTGGCTGATGGTGTTATTACGCAGATTGTCACTACTGTGGATGGCTGGACAGCCTGCACCAATGATATCGCGCCGATAAAGGGCCGACTAACCCAGACGGATGCCGAGGCCAGAACGAGTTACACAAACCGTGTTGCAAGCCGCGGCACCGGCACGGTCGCAAGCATCGTTTCCTTGCTGTACAGCGATGTGGATGGTGTGACCTTTGCGGCTGGATACGAGAACTACAACGATACGACCGATGCGGCGGGCAGACCTCCGCATAGCATTGAAATTGTTGTCCAGGGCGGCAGCGATGAAGATGTGGCCAACATCATCTGGAAAAACAAAGCAGGCGGCATTCGTGCATACGGGAAGCATTATGCTTACGCTACCGACATTAACGGCAATCGGCAGTATCTGGAATTTACTCGAGTGAATGACGTTTATCTGCTGCTCTCTGTTACGGTTACGAGTTCTGGCGGGCTGGACGATGATTATGCGGCGAGAATCAAGTCCCTGCTGATGGAAGAAATTCTTTCAGCAGGCACAACAATTCGCCTGCAAACGTTCATCCGCCCCATCATGGAAAGCGTGTCCGGCGTTGATTATGTCGAAATCCGAGGCTTATTGAGCGAAAAACCGGACATTGAAGGAGTTGCCGATAATTCTATGCTGACAGGCATTGTCCCGGTTGAAATCAACCAACAGCCGGTTCTTAGCATGAGCGGCATCCGGGTGGTGAAAGCATGATTGACGCTTATAAGGAAATGTATGGCAAACTGCCGATGCAGTTTCAACTGGAGTCTTACGAAGAGAGCAAACTGGGGGACTATATTTGCGATACCGTAGATGATCTGAAGGATTTACCAGAAGATTGCGAAATGGGAAGCATTGCCAGAATTATAACCCCGCCTGCAATCTATCGAAAGAACTCAGCCGGGAAATGGATTTTGCAGTTTTCCAGCAAAGGGGTATCCTAATGGGCTACGAAGTTCTGAAAGAAACACCTCTCAGCGTTGAAAAAATGTCAAACCTTGATGGCATCATCTGGGCCGTTGCGCCGGAATATGAAAACGCCTCTCTGTTTCTGGGCGGTCTGGAAAATCTGAACAATTTTGATAGCTGCACAGGTGTTTGGCTTGACCGGCTTGGACAGCTGGTCTGCTTGACCCGCCAGCAGGCTGGAGCAATGATTGGAAGCCGAGAACTTGCGGATAATGACGATATTTATCGCGTCTGCCTGAAGTATAAGGCTTTTGTCAATTCCTGCCGCTGTACGCCGGATGAAATCATTGAAGCAACCAAAATCATCTTCGGAGCAACGCAGGTGGTTTATAGTGAACGCCGAGATGTTCCGGCGACAATCTTCCTTTCGATTTCGGCACCGTTTTCTGATATGGTCATGTCTATTTTGGGAACGCATGACCTTATTGTACGCCCGGCCGGAGTAAAAGTTCGCGTGGATTGCTCGACCGAGGACGCAGAAACCTTTGGATTTGTGGATCTCAATCCGCGAGTTGCAGGTTTCGGCGAGGGAATGTTTGCACAGTCCATCAATTAACTGGGGGTGATTTATTATGGCAGAAGGTCGTGCAGGAGCGCTTGAAGATTATGCAACTGCGGCGTTTTCTGTGTCTGGCGTGAAGCAAGACATTTCGTTGGAGGATTGGAAAGGCGGCTGGGCTTCTATTGTCGGCGGTTTGAACGGAAAGCCGACAAGCCAGCAGTTCAACATGGTTACATATATTTTGAGTGCCCTGCTGAATCAGGCCATTTCCGACCTGTCTACCGTTAAGGGAACGGCAAACAGCGCGTTGCCTAAGAGCGATTTTACGGCGAAACAGATTGTGGCCCTGCTGGCTGCATACGGGCTGATGGAAGGCTGTGATGCCGATACGGTTGATGGTAAACACGCGAATGCTTTTGCACCGTCTACGCATGAACATTCTGCAAGCCAGATTACAAGCGGAAACCTTCCGATTGAACGCGGTGGTACAGGTTCTGGCACCTCCGCTGATGCCTGCAAAAACCTTGGCGCAATGCGCAATGTGGGCGGCACGTTCACCGGAACGGTGTATTTTGCAAACGGCACGGTACATTATGTGACATCCGCAGGTGATGCACACTTTAAGTCTTTGTCGGTGTCAGGTGATATTTCCGCGCAGCGTGTCTACGATGCGGTCTACAACGACTATGCGGAGCTCATGCCGCGTGGCGAGCAGACCGAACCCGGTGATATTATCGCTCTGGATACTGGGAGCCAGATGGAACGGTATATCAAGGCCACGAACCTATCTAGCCGTATCGCAGGCATCCACACGGATGAGTACGCTATGCTCATTGGTGGAAATAAAGTGGTTGAAGGGCAGGATTTCCTTGAGGAAAACCTGCCCGATTTTATTCCGGTGTCCTTAGCAGGACGTGTTCACACGAAAGTGGTTGGACCTGTCCATACGGGCGATTACATCGTTCTGTCCAGCGCGCCCGGCGTTGGGCGCGCGGTCGGCTCGTGCGAATCGTACCCGGCGAACAAAATTGTGGGATACGCCTGTGAGGGTGATAACCGCACGGATCTGCGGCTTGTGAAGGTGAGAGTAGGTGGTGTGTGATGGCTCAAAGAAGCACAAAGGTTTACTCGGCCGACTACACAGAACTTAAAAAACAGCTGGACGCTGAACTTAATCGTCGCGGAAAAAGCGAAGGGACAGGACAGGGCCAGAGCGTTGGAAGCATGGCGGCTTATATCAGTTCTTTTTCTGTCGCCCCTGCGGCCGGTAGGCAAATTACCAATGAGCACATCCAGAAAATTACACAGCCTATCTCGGCGATTACCGGAAGCGCTATCACACCGGAAAACGGCTCCAAGGTTGCTGCAGATGTGCTCACCCGGGCGGCTGCACTGCTTAGCCAATTGAGCGCGATTTCTGAAACTGCAACATCCAGCGGCTGCGGCGGGGCTTGCTCGGGGCTCTGCACTACGGGTTGCTATTCAGCCTGTTCCAGCTGTACCGGCTCATGTACGGGAGGCTGTACCGGCTCGTGCACAAAAAGCTGTGCCAATGATTGCACCGGCTCATGCACCGGCTCTTGTGTGAGCACTTGCACAGGGACTTGCACGGGTTCCTGCACTAAGTCGTGCGCCAACGACTGTACCAGCACCTGTACAGGCACCTGTACTGGCAGCTGTACCGGCACCTGCACAGGAACCTGTACGAAGACATGTGCCAATGACTGCGGGGGAAGTTGTGCTGGCGGTTGCACAGGTACATGCGCTGGAACGTGCGTAGGCACTTGTACTGGTAGTTGCACAGGAAGCTGTACAAAGACGTGTGCGGATAACTGCACTAACAATTGCAAGACATCCTGCAAGGGAGGATGTTCTGGTAGTTGTGATGGATGTTCAAGTACTTGTGAGGGAAGCTGTAGCGCAAATTGCGCAGACGACTGTGCAAGTAACTGTACCACGAACTGCAAAAGCTATTGCGCTAGTGACTGTCAGGAAACCTGCACGGGTTCAGGTTGCCTTTTGAACTGTGAATCGGGCTGTTCTAATAGTTGCAAGGGTTCATGCAATTCGCACTGCGGCGAGCGCTGTACGAGCAGTTGCGATACCAGTTGCGACGGTTGCTCTGGCTCCTGCAGTGGTAGCTGTAGTGGTAGCTGCAGCGGGAGTTGTGGAGGAAATTGTTCTGGAGGACTTTTGTGGTAATAGGAGAATGATATGGAAATGACTGTTCGTTATGCAAAAAATGCTGATGCTGATGTTGATGCATCATACCTCCGCAATCTGCCGCTTATCAAACTACTTCAGCAGGAACCGGTAAATACAGAGGACTGGGATGTGCTTCTTTCTGCAACACCCAATGGAGAAGACAAGCTGCTTTGGTGTCTTAGTTATGTTGGAGCCCTTTGCGCTCTTGATGCAACGGATTTTGATAACTGGTTTATCTACTGTTTGACTGTAATCGATTCGGCGCTGGAGGCTTGCAAAATTGAGAGCGCGTCCGAAGAGCGCAAAAATCTTCTGGCCCTTGGTTTGGCAGCACGGACGTTCAATTTTTCCGCAAATCCTGTCACTAAGCAGCTGAAATGTGGAGATACACTGCGGAGTGCCGGGGAATATGCCTGCTCTGAGGATGCAGATATCTTTGCGATGTGGTACGTTCTTCGTACTTTAACCGATTACCTTCGGCTGAACTTCAATGAAAATCTTCGGGCACTTACTTCTGCAATGGGAGCCATGAACAAAATTCGGGCCCGGTATACTCAGATCGTGGGGCGACTTCCCAAGATTGATGCCTGCTGAGAAAGGATGCCAACATGAAGATTATTGAACTGTCCCAAGTCGAAAGCGAGACTGTGGAACGGGCATTTTATGAGGTTGATTCATACGAAAAAATTATGGCAGTACTCAACCGCCAACTGAACGCCAAAGCAAACTCCGATACAAAGGAAATTATCATGCACTATGCGGAACTGTGCCGTATGGCCCACATGAAACTGCAGATGGCGCAGAACGCGGTACTGAAAAACCACATCGATTTGAGCAGTGAACCTTTCAACGGATACCAATTTGACTTTGGACGGAAGGAGGTGCAGTTGTTTGAAAAGCAAACGGTTTGAGGATTACGGAAACTCTGTCCAGAGACTGTACTGCCGTGATTTACCTGAAACGCGAAGTGCTTGTCGCAATGTTACATTTCAGGTGACCAGCGGGTGCAATCTCAGGTGTTCGTATTGCTACGAGCATCACAAAGGAGCGGAGAGTATGACTCCCGAAACCGGCAAAAGAATCGTTGATTATCTGCTGGATCTGTATAAGCAGAACACCTCTGACTTCGTCAACCAAGACACAAAAGCCGTTGTTCTTGACTTTATCGGGGGAGAGCCTTTGCTGGAAGCCCCCTTGATTGAATGCATCTGCGATTACTGGTTTGAGCAATGCTGGAAACGCAGTATCCCTCTTGCGCCGTTTACCAGAATTTCGTTTGCCACAAACGGTCAGCTGTGGTTCAGTCCTGAAGCGCAGCACCTTTTTGAGAAATATCATGAAATGATGTCCGTTACCGTCAGCATTGACGGCGTGCAGGAGCTTCATGATATGTACCGACTTGATGAACATGGAAACGGAAGCTTCGCAAAGGCGTGGAAAGCGTTTCAGGACAGTAAAAAGTACGGCTGGAACGGTTCAACGAAAATGACTTTTGTTCCCGGTTCGTTCAAGTATATCGCAGATAGCATCATAATGATGCTGAATGAGGGATGCGACAGCATTGCCTGTAACTATGCTTATGAGCCTCTTTATAATCCGTCAGATGGCTATGTTTTGTACAGCCAATTGAAAATTGTGGCTAACTACATTGTGAACAATAGGCTGGATGTGCTGGTCACAATTTTTGACAGCCTCTTAGGGGGGAGAGTTAAAGACAATCACAACTTTTGTGGTGGCACGGGCTCTATGCTATCGTTTGCTCCTGATGGATCTGCGTACCCCTGCATTCGATACGCACCCATTAGTATTGGCGAGGAAAAGTCGAAGAAAGTTCGCTTCGGCAGCGTCTATGATGGTCTGTATACCACTGATTCCCAACGCAAGGCTAAAGCAGAACTCGATGCGATTACCCTCACCTCACAGTCTGAGCAGAAGTGTATTGACTGCCCTGTATCTGCCGGCTGTGGCTGGTGTTCCGGTTTGAACTATGAGATGTACGGCACAGCCAATAAACGCTTTACGGGCATCTGCTGGGCTCATAAAGCCCGCGTTCTTGCAAGCGCATACTATCACAACCGGCGGTACATCGAAATAGGAGATTGCCTTCCCATCAAGGCTGAACTGCCAAAAGATGATGCTCTCGAGATACTTCCCGCTGCCGACTATGAAGAGTTTCTTAAAATCGAAAGAGCAGCCCTTCTGAAATTCGCTGATGAAAATAGAATCGGCTGAAAGGAGAATGTATGGCGATTCTGATTGCGAGTACCCTGCTGGAAACCGAAACCGAGGCATGGTACTCATTCTATGTGGACACGATGGAAGATGTCAAAGGTCTGCCTACGAGCAAAAGCACGGGTTCATCGTACAAGGTCAAAAAATTTGCAAAGCCGGCCAGTCAGGCATACTGCATCGAAATGGCGGCGCAATACGTCCTGGACGGTAATGATGAATGGCGGTTGCTCTATGCAATCCGCGATGATGTGGCAGATGCAATTCTGAAAAATGTGGAAGAAATCAAGCAGCTGGTGGCCAACACCAGCACTTCGGAGCAGGCTGCGGCCCAGAGTGCATCTGCGGCAAATGCCAGTGCGATTGCGGCCAGCAAGTCCGAAAGGATCTCCACGGAAAATGCATCTTCTGCAGCGGCCAGCGAACGTGCATCAAGGGACAGTGCGGAAGATGCAAGAGTGTCCGAAGGAAATGCGCTGAACTACATGAATCGGACAGCGGACATTGCCAATCAGGTGGCAGGGTCGGCGGCACCTATCAATTTTGCATTCGGGCCGGATGCCGATGGCCGGTTTGCCTTTTTTGTCCGCAGGAGCAGTTAAAATCACGGAATCCGTGATTTTCTAACAAAAATCAGATTTACAGATGTTGCATGGCTATAATCTGGAAAGGAGTTTCTATGTTCAAAGTTATGCAGCAGTATGGCACCGCAGCCCAGCCGGCCACGGTGTACTACTGCGACGATGAAGCAGACCTGCAGAATATCAAATCTGCACCGATGGGGGCGCAAGCACTGGTTATTCATACAGGAAATATCTACATCGCCGATTCTACCGGGAAGTTTTACCCGATGTAAGGATGGTGGCGTATGATTGATATTTTGACCTACGCAATCGCCCGCAGGAAATCAGCAGCAAAATTGGATGAACTGTATAGTCAGACAAAAGCTGTTGCGGATGCGGCGAAAGATAGCGCAGAGACCAGCAAGGCCGCTGCTGAGACATCGAAGGATCTGCTGAACAAGACGACAGCTGCGGCCCAGCAGGCTGCGGCAAGCGCTGCTTCTGCAAGCTATGCACTTGGCCCGGACGAGAGCGGTCGGCTGTCGTTTTTCATCAAGAAAAGCACCTAAAAGGGGGTATAAGAAATGGGTGACACATGGGAACTTATCAATCATCCTATGAGCGATGAAACCGGTCTGGAACTGGCCGCTCAGATGAAACGCCAAAATGACATTTTGGCAGGCATTGCTGCCGGTACTGCCGGCGCAGAATTCGTGGATGCAACATTCCGCGGTCTGCTGGATGGCAAAAATACCACAGAAATCTTCTGGAGCTGGTGGCCGCTGTCTGCCGGTGATGGCGTGACGAAGTATCAGCGTCTGGAACGCTTTGCGAAAATGCTCGCAGAGAGCGCTCGCAGCAAAACCTACACCGTTCGCTTCTACAGTGATGATGTGAGTGGTGATTACACCGGCACCCCGCTGGATGATCTGGCAGACGGGCGTGAAGCGGCTCCGCTTCTGACTGACACCAGCCCGGAAACCGCAGACTGGTCGGAAGAGGATCCTTTCACATGGTACATTCGCGCCAATGCGCTGTCCTTGGAAGATGGCACGATGAACGTGCTGGCAGTTGAGGGTGAAACCGGGTTTGATCTTTCCGGCGAAACCGCACCCGTTTACTGCTTCGCTCTGTCCTTGATGCTGAAGGAGTGGGAGGATGGCGCATACCTGTATAACTCTTTCCGCACCTTCGAGGGCGGCGGCTATGATCCTATGGCTGGCGATGTGGCCCCTGATAAGAGTCGCCGCTGGCTGACATGGCACCCGGCTTTCCTTGGCGGCAAAAATTCCAAGGGTGGAATGACCAGCGGTGCTGGACTGCCCCCGATGCCGTGGACAAGCGCCAACGCAGCTATCCCTATGGCTCGTAAGATTACCGCTTATGATGCCCTGTGGACTGACTGCGACCAGCAGTATGTTCTGGCCCAATGGCGGTTGCGCCATTGGACGCTGAGCAACAGCGGCAAGCTGGAGGGCTGCACTGTCTATAATTACCAGTACAGCCCTGCTGTGGCGGAAACTGGAGTAAAGCGAGTGCTCGTGACGAAAGCGCAGGGGGCAAATTTCCTCGTGGGCTCTGCTGTTTGCATGGGTGAGCGTGGCGAGAATACGGGAACGGACCGCAACACGGACTATAATCACAATATTTTCAACTGGGCCAAGATTTCCAGCATTACCAATGTGACCGTGAGCGAGACCGAGTATGTGGCTCTGAACCTTGAGTTGGATTCTCCTATCGACACTACGACCACGATGCTGGTATCTACTATGCCGTGGGAGTCCGGCACAACAGAGGGCGTGCAGGGGCATAGCGATGGATGTCGGGGTAATCTGACGAACGGAAAATATCCGTACCGTGTGGCCGGCATCGAGATGCAGATCGGCGCTTATACGGAACAGCTTGACCCTCTGTGGAAAGCCAGCATCGTGGACGATGACCACTGGCACTATGACGTGTTCTCCTGCAAGAGCGGTGAGAAGCAGGTTGGTTCTATCTCCTCGGACTATGCCCAGACCGGCTCCTTCGACCTGAACGACAAGGCGACTTGGTCGTGGCACTATATCCGTAAGCTGGGCAAGTTGGGTACGGAAGCCATGATGTATGAAAAGTTCAATGGCAGCGGTTCCACCTATGTACGGGCTGCGTTTATTTCGCCCGGTTCGGCGGG